AAGTTTAAAATGTACGCTGAACTTATAGGAAACTATAAGAAGTATAGGATAAAAAGCCTATAGGATAACAATTTGTGGAAAAACTACAATTTTAAGCACTCTGGAAAATAATCTAATTTTAGATACTGAATCAGGAAGTGATTATATTGATGCTTTAAAGGTTAAAGTATCTAGTGTAAAGGATATTAAGGAAGTTTGTAAAGCTATTATTGAGGCCAAAAGACCTTATAAGTACATTACTATTGATACTGTTACTGCATTGGAAGAAATTGTTAAACCATTAGCCCTTAATTTATATAAAAACTCTCCTGTATTTGGAGAGAGGTTTGCTGATATAACTGATGTTACTGCTCTTCCTAATGGTCAGGGATATATGTGAAGTCGACAAGCTCTTGAAATGGTTATTGACATGGTATCTAAATGTGCTCCAAATATTATTTTATGTGGCCATGTTAAAGATGTGTCACTAAATGAGGGTCTTGATGGCAGTATTAAGGATCTTGATCTGACAGGTAAAGTTAAACGTATTCTTTCTGCTAGAAGTGATGCTATTGGTTTTTGTCATCGCGATACTAATGGTAACCTTTGTATTAATTTTGGTGGGGATGGTGAGATCCTTACTGGTTCAAGATGTCAACACCTAGCAGGTAAAGATATTATTGTAGCAGAGCGTCAGGAAGATGGTTCATTTGTTTCACATTGGAATAGAATTTTTCCTTCATTAAGCAGTAAATAATTATGTTAAAAATCTCTTTTGATTTTGATGAAACAACTAATTCAGTTACTAATGTTAAGGTTGTAAAAACCGCATCAAAATTTGAGAATTTAGACCTACCTATAGTAGAATTGGGAGATAGTAAGTTAATTATGTCTCCTAAAGCAATTGAGTTGTTATCTGCCCAAATTGGGGATAGAATATCAGTAAATTATATTCAAAAAAATAATGAACTCACTTTTCCTGTGATAGGCAAATCTGAAGTATTTACAGATAAAGAAGCAGGAAATAAATTAAGTAAGACAAACACAGTTTCATTTAGAGGATCACAAAAAACCTGTTTATCTCAATATGGCAACTTATTTAAATTAGAAGCCTTAAGGCCAGGAGTTTTTAAAATGGTTAAAATTGAAGAGTCAGAATTGTCTGAAGCTGATCCCGAATTTAAAGAAGAAACTGAAATTTTAAACACAATTTAACTAAATTATAGAATTTATGAGTATGTTCAATCTTGGTGGTGTAAAAGACGCCCGTGTAGTAAGTACTAATTATCTTAAACCTGGTATTCATCAAGTTGTATTCAAAGGAATCCAAAAGGCAGAAATGTCTGATGCAACTATAAATGCTATTGAACTTCAATTTGAAGCAGTAGATGGTAGTGGGATTCATAACGAACGTTTATTTGAACCTCGTTCAACAGAACGTGTTCCTAATCGATTTAATCCTTCTAATGAAGATCCGTCACAAGCTGAACAATTTATGGTAAAAATTAAGCAAGTGATTGAAGCCTTAGATCCAGAATTAGGAAAACAAATAAACGAAAATGGGGAGAAATTTTCAGCTCCTGATTTTAATGGATTTTTGAAACTTCTAAAGAAATATTTGGATCCAAAGGTAGGAACTAAGACCTATATTAAATTAGTTCCTAATGGACGTTATGCAGGATTTCCTGGATTCCCTGCCCGTTGTTCAAAAGATGGAGGATTAATTATTACAACTACATTTATAGGAGAAAATTTGGTTCTCTCTTCTTACGAAAAGACACAAATTGATAATGCCCTAACGGCTAAACCCACTCCTATGGGTACTAAAAATGAACTTGATGATTTAAAAGAAGCATTTCCTAGTGTAGACTCAGGTGATGATTCTGATGATTTGCCTTTCTAAAAAAATAGTTTAGGTGGAATATACGTTAGAACCGATTATTATAACTAAAGACCTAATTCTAAATAAAGTAAGTGAGGAGACCTTAATGGAGCACTATTTAGGAATAACACCTAAAAAGGGTCTATTTAGGTCTCCTTTACGTAAAGATATTAATGCTACTTGCTCGTTTTACAGAAATAGGAAAGGAGATTTAATTTTTAAAGATTGATCTGGTAGTTTTTATGGTAACTTTATTTCGGTTGTAATGTATAAATTTCAATGTTCATATGGTAAGGCATTACAGATAATTGCAAATGACTTTGGAATTATTTCGAAGAAAAATTTAGCTATTAATAAACCCCTTACTGAATATTCTCATAATACCTTTAAAGAAACTACAGATGCCAGTATACAAATAGAATTAAAGGAGTTTGAGCAATATGAATTAGATTGATGAGCTAAATATGGTATTACTAAAGACACTTTAAAAAAATTTAGAGTGGCTTCATGTAAGAATGTATTTTTAAATGGAAATTTATTTCACTTATATAAACCAAAACAACTAGTATTTGGTTATTATGGAGGAATTAGAGAGAATATTGAACGCTGAAGAATCTACTTTCCTGGAAAAAAGAAGTATAAATTTATTTCTAACTGAAAACATTTAAGGCTACAAGGTGACCATATACTACCTAAAAGTGGAGATATACTTGTTATTACAAAATCAATGAAAGATTGTATGACATTATATAGCTTAGGAGTCCCTGCAATAGCACCAATATCAGAAAATTGTTTTTTGTCAGAAGCTCAATATAAAAGACTAAAAGAGAGGTTTAAACACATTGTTATATTCTATGATAATGATCGGCCAGGTCTTAGTGCTATGATAAAGGTTAGAAAGAATTTTTCAGATGTAATACCAATATGGATTCCATGAAAGTATCATACTAAAGATATTTCAGACTTCTACGCTAAGTATAAACGTGAAAAAACTATCGACCTAATTGAAAAAGCAAAAGAATATATCCAAGGGAAAAGCGATTCAGAAAGTTAGAAATTTAAAAAACAATCGTAAACGTGGTAATAGTTATGAAGTTAAGATTGCTAAGGAACTTAGAGAGTTAGGATTTCCTGGAGTTAAAACTTCTCGTTCTGAAAGCAAGTCAATGGACGATAAGAAGGTTGATTTAGTTGATACTGAAGGAAAGCTCTTTTTCTATCCACAGCTAAAAAAATTAGGTAGAATGCCTAATTATTTTACTATTGAGAAGGAGTGTCCTTTAAAGGATAAACCTTTTGTAGTATTTTGAGATTACCAAGTACCAACTGCTCAAACTTTTCGGTCAGCAGGAGAGGTAGTAATTATACCAAAGTCATTTTTTTACGAATTGATTAAACACTATAATGATAAAAGAACATTGTAAAGTTACATTCGAAAATTCAGATGGTCAGAAAATTATCATGAATTTCGATCATGACAAACAAGACAACTTAGATTACGGAATAACATTCGATCCAAAAGTAGATGGACGTACTAGACTATCTTTGGCAGGTCTGTTATGTAATGTTTTCTGTGAAGCACTTCAGAAAAAATATGGAACAAAAGATTAGATATGACTTAACTCCACAATATGGGATTGAAGAAGTCAGTAAGGTATTTACTAATAAGTTAAATAAATACAATCAAAATGAATGGAAGTACGGAATGCAATGGACTGAAGTACTTTCTTCATTGAAAAAACATTTAAGTCGGTTTGAACGAGGCAAAGATTACACTAAAAGTGGCATGCTTGAAATGGCTGAGGTTGCAGCTAATGCATTAATTCTATGTGAGTTTTATCATATATTTCCTCAAGGAGATGATAGAATTATGGCTCCTATTTGTAAACCTATTGTAGGACTGGATCTTGATAATGTTGTGTTCGACTTTAATACTGCATATTGTAAAAGGTTTGGTACTGACATGAGTCCTTATTGGTCAGCTAATTATCAAATGCCAGAGCATCTTAAGGAGCTTGAATCTGATAAAGAATTTTGGATTAATCTACCTGTTCTACATAGACCTCAGTTTGAAGTAAACTATTATATAACTGCTAGAAATATTCCTGAAGACTGGATCAGAGAAAGTTTGCAGAAGAATGGACTACCATGTGCACCAGTACATACTGTTCCTTGGGATCAAAGCAAATTAAAATTAATTCAAGATTTAGGCATAAATGTAATGATAGATGACCGTTATGAAAACTATAAAGAACTTACTAATGCTGGAATCTTTTGTTACTTAATGGATGCTCCACATAATCAATACTATGATGTTGGTCATCGGCGAATTTATAATCTTAATATTCCTATTAAATAATGGAGATTAACTTAGCTGATATAAAATTAACCCCTGATTTAGAAAGTGTTTGTCGTAAGAAAATTAGTGACAGTATCTATTTCTCATCAGAATTTGCGGATTATATTTCTAATTCTCGATTAAAGCTAATTAATCCAAATCAAAATGGAAGTCCTAGTACTTATAAGGCAGGGTTTACTGGAGAAATTACAACATCATTAAGTATTGGTAGTGCTATACATGAACTATTATTACAACCAGATGAATTTACATTAGGTCCTGATCTCGAAAAACCTTCTGCCAAGCTAGGTTTAGTAATTGATGCTATTAAAGAGCATAGAATGCAGGGGATGTCGGTTAATGACAGTATTATTGCCGCTTGTAAAAAAGTGCATTATTATGAAAATAATATAAATGTTTCAAGAATTAAATCGATTATCAAAGCAGGACTTAGGTACTATATAAATTGTAGGGATATTTTAGATGATAGTATTATCATATTATCTTCTAAAGATAGAACTACAGTAGAAAACTGTATACATAACCTTAAAACTAGTAGTTTAGTTAATAGATTACTGGCTCCAGTAGATTTATTTGGAGATCCTATACTTACGTATAATGAAGATGCTTTTTTCATTAATATAAATGCCTCTTATCAAGATAAAACTTGTGTTCTTAAGCTTAAAATGAAAGCTGATAATTGAACAATTGATGTAGAGAATAAGGTAATAACTTTAAATGATCTTAAGACTACTGGTCATTTAGTTCAACAGTTTATGCAACCAGGCGGATCTATGGAAAAGTTTCATTATAACCGTCAATTCGGTATGTATATGTGGATTCTATTACAATATTGTAAACAGGAGTATGGATATAATTCTGATGAATGGACCGTTAAGTGTAATGTTATAGTAGTTGAAACTTGCTGTAGTAATAGAGTGGAGGTATTTCCAATTAGTAAAGATCGTTTATCCCAAGGGAAAAAAGAGTTTTGTAGGCTTCTAAAGATGGTTGCATATTGTGAGATGTTTGGTTATTCTGATGATTTTGTTTTTCAATAATGAAAAAATTAGAAATTTCAGCATATAGTAGTGAAGAAGCAAAGCTTCAAGCTTATAAAGATGGTATAACTGTCATATATGATGCTACTGTTGCTTGAAAACGTGCAGGTTCCCCAATTCTAACTAAAAACTTAAGTATTTTTGTAGCAAACTTAATGGAAAATAAAAGTATGTTTGATTTTGAAGGTGCAGGTATAATAATTACTTTAAGTCCTGGTGTTCCAGACACTAGAAAAAAACCTTACAAACTCAAAAATATTCTTCGAAAAGGTAGATGTCAATTAAGTAAAGCTATAGAAATTAGAAGTAAGGACACAAATGAAATAGTTGGTAAGGCTTTTAATAAAGGGGAAGCCTTATTACTAGCTAAAAAGCTGGTTAAGACTTTTAAAAAAGATTTATATGGTAAGACAGTATATACATCTGAGGACTTAGATTTTGAAATCAAATATATTCCTTCTACAACAGCAAGTTTAGGAAGTTATATAGTATTCGGAGTTGAGGATGCGGATGTTAGACTATCTAAAAGAAAAAGTAGAGGATTAGAATAATCTTCTACTTTTTATTTCTATATACAAATTATATGTTTATAATAAAACGTAATGGTATTAAACAGGAATTTGACCCTACAAAAATAGATAAAGCTATTCTTGCAGCAATAAATTCAACTTCTTGTACCATACCCAATACCACTCCTTCTCAATATATTTCTGTTAACGATGGAGATAGTGTTGAAACTATTCAAGATAGAATTGAGACTTGATTAATGGAAGTTTGTCCTAAAGCAGCTAAAGCTTTTATTTTGTATCGAGAAAGGCATAAAAATATTAGAGATGCTAAAGAACGAGCTGAATATATTGAACACTATATAACCGAGAATGATAATGCAGCAACAGGTTCAGAAGTAGATGATAATGCAAATATTCAAAACAAAAATGTTGCTACTTTAGAGGCAGAAATTCATAAATCTAGAAATATTGAGATTTCAAGATATAGAGTTACTAAAAAACTTCAAGAACTTTACAGAGAAAATGCTCCTAATTATATTAAGGATCTTGAAAGTCATATTATATATAAACACGATGAAAGTTCCGCACCTGCTATTAAACCATACTGCGTTGCAGTATCATTATATCCATTTTTACTAAAGGGAACTTCTACTTTGGATAAATTATATTCGTCCGCACCAACAAATCTACAGGCATTTTGTGGACAGTTTAATAATTTAGTTTTTCTATTATCATCTCAATTTCAGGGTGCTGTTGCTTTCGGAGAATTTTTTAATGTTTTTTACTATTATTGTGTTAAGGATTTTGGTGAAGAATTTTGAAAAAAGGATCAAGATTTAGTTTACAAAACACAAAATAAGCAAAAAACAATATCTGATATGATTGAACAAGCCTTTCAGAATATTGTGTATTCAATTAATCAGCCTGCAGGTAATAGATCATATCAATCTCCATTTTCGAATATTTCTTATTATGATAGTAATTATTGACATGCACTATTTGATGAGTTTATATTTCCAGATGGAACAAAACCAAATTGAGAAGGTATAGATTACCTACAACGCAAGTTTATGCGTTGATTTAATAAAGAAAGAGGTAAAACACTGTTAACATTTCCAGTAGAAACAATGGCTCTTCTTACTGATGGAAGAGATGTATTAGATCAATCGTATAAAGATTTTACCGCCGAAATGTATGCAGAGGGACATTCTTTCTTTACATATTTATCAGATAATCCTAATGGTTTAGCATCATGCTGCCGATTAAGAAATGGAATTGAAAAAAATGAATTCAGTTTCACGTCTGGATTAACAGGAGTAGCAACAGGTAGTAAGTCAGTTATTACAATAAATATTAATCGATTAGTACAAGATTGTGATAAATGTTATGGTATAAAACAACATGGTGGATGAAAGGAAAACACTTCATTTTTAAGAAGTCATTTAACTAATACTCTTGATAGAATATACAAATACCATACGGCATATAACGAATTACTTAAGGATTTATATGAACACAATATGCTTCCTGTATACTCAGAAGGTTATATTAATTTAAGTCAACAATTTTTGACAATTGGCATTAATGGTATTAATGAAGCTGCTTTATTTTTAGGAATGTCATGTTCTTATAACGAAAATTATAAACAGTTTTGTAGGTTTATTACAGAAATTATTAGCGAAGAAAATAAGAAACACCGCACTAAAGAGCTTAAATTTAATTGTGAATTCGTGCCTGCAGAAGGGCTTGGTATTAAAAACTACAATTGAGATAAAAAGGATGGCTATATAGTTCCAGAAGGAAGAAATTGTTATACTTCATACTTCTATATGCCTGATGATGCGTCTATAAGTGTTCTTGACAAATTTAGAATGCAAGGTAAAGAATTTACAGAGTTGTTAGATGGTGGTGTTGCTAATCACGTTAATCTTGAAGAACATTTAACTAAATCTCAGTATAAAAAACTTATAGATTTTGCGATTAGTGAGGGGTGTAGTTATTTTACTTTTAACATTCCAAACAGTCAATGTGATAATTGTGGATTTATATCAAAGCACAAGATTATAGAGTGTCCTAAATGTAAAAGTACTAAAATTACCTGGTGGACACGAATAATTGGATATTTACGCCCAATAAAAGCTTTTAGTAAGGGCCGTCGAATTGAGGCTAATAAACGAGTGTATAATGGTTAAATATACTGATAGCCAGGTTACATTTAGAGAAATTCCTGATGAAATAACTTTATGTATAAATATATCAGGATGTCCTAACCATTGTGAGGGATGTCATAGCTCGTATTTGGCAGAAGATATAGGCACTAAACTTACCTTTAATGAATTGTTAAAGTTAATAACATTAAACAATGGTATCTCGTGTGTTTCTTTTATGGGAGGAGATCAGGACCCTAAATACATTAATTCATGTGCAGGAGTGATTAGAGAAAGTGAATTACCACTAAATATTGCATGGTATTCTGGCAAGTCAGAACTTTCAGATAAAATAAATTTACAAAACTTTGATTATATAAAATTAGGGCCATACATAGCCGAATCAGGTCCTCTTGATTGTCCTAATACTAATCAAAAACTTTATAAAATTACTGATCAGAAAATGATTGATATAACCCATTTGTTATGAAACAATTAATTGAACCAAAACGAATAAATAATTTAGCGTTTAAGCAGTGTACTTATTTAGGTAATATACCTGAGCACCCTCATTATGAAATAGTTAAGTATCAAAACAATCCTTATTATCAAAAGGAAAGCGACTTTATTAAGGATGGTGATTTTTACAGACCAAATAATGAAACGTACCATTATGTAAGCATTCATAAAGACTGTTTTAAAAGTCCTGAAAGTTGTTATACAATTGCAACATTTAGAGAAGACGATGGTGGATATTATATCCATTGTTATACCAATATAGCTGAATTTGATAATACTGAAATGTTAGATTTTAGGGATTTAGTTTGTTATGGATTAGCATATTTAAAAGAGTTAGATTCTGAGGAAGAATAATGTTTTAGGTCAATATTAATAAAAAAGATACTATAGATGAGTCAAAGAATTTGAAAGCCAGTATTAGGTTATCCTGGATATGTTGTTTCTAATTTAGGTGAAATTGCAAATGCTAAAACTAAACGTAGTTTAGAAGGGTCTTGGATTAATGGATATCGTAGAGTTACTATTCAATATAGAGGTAAACCTGTTAACATTAATCCTGCTCGTGCTGTATTAGAGGCTTTTTGTGGTCCTGCTCCTTTAGGAAAGGAAGTTGACCATAAGAATACTAATAGGTGGGATAACTGCCTGGAAAACCTTTGGTGGAGAACTCACCAGGAGAATATGAATAATTCTATTACTCGAGAAAAAATGCGAAAACCACATAAAATAGGAAAATACTATGATGACATACCAGAAGGAATTTGAAAATGAGATGATTAAAGTTGAGGTAGTTAATACTTCAAAGAATCAACTTCCTAGTTATGAACATGACTGGGATGCGGGATGTGATGTTAGAGCAGATTTTAGTGAAATAACTCCAGAAAATCCCATAAAGGCTAAAGGAGACTGTCAGTTTTTATTTGAGAATCCTGTAAACAAAATTAAATCTGTAATTCTAAATCCACAAGCACGAGCTATTATTCCCACAGGATTAATAGTTTCAGTACCAAAGGGTTATGAACTGCAAGTACGTCCACGTTCTGGACTGTCGTTTAAAACAGGTTTAACTCTTGCTAACTCAATTGGAACTATTGATACCCTTTATAGGGATCCAATTGGTATTATTGTTATTAATAATGGATTTGAGCCTGTGGTAATTGAAGATGGCGAACGTATTGCACAACTTGTCCTAAATAAGGTTAATCCTATTCAGTGGGTTCAAAAAACATCTAAATCTGAATTCTCAGATCAGAATGATAGAGGAGGAGGGTTTGGCAGTACTGGTATTAAATAATGAAATACAATATAGAGGACTTAGAAAAAAAATTATTGTCTTATAAACTTGATAAAAATCAAAAAGAAGTATTAAAAAAAATAACTGATTTTATTGAGTATCCATTAAGTTTTGATTGTTGTCTTACTGGTAAAGCAGGAACAGGAAAAACACAATTAATGAAGGTTTTAGTAAAAATACTAAAGGACAATAAAATTCCCTATTTGGTTATAAGTCCAACAAATAAATCAAAAAACGTAATAGCCTCAATAACTGAATCTGAGGCTATTACTGTTCATACCTTGTTGTCACTATATCCAAAGCTAAATATATTAGACTTAGACTTTAAGGATTTAAAATTTGAGTCTAGAAATTCTATTGTTTTAGATAGAAATGCTGTTTGGATTATAGATGAGTGTAGTATGATAAATGATACCTTATACAATCTAATTGTAAAAAAAGCTTCAGAGTATAACTGTAAGTTGTTATGGCTAGGTGATGTAAGCCAGTTGGCGCCTGTTAAACAATCAACTAAATCAAAAACTTTCGACTCTTCTCTAATATTAGAATTAACAACAGTTTACCGACAACAATATAGTCAAAATGGAGAACTAACCAAACTTGCGAAACTTCTAGAACAATTAAGAATAAGCCCTGTAACTAAATTCACAGAAATTATCGACCCAGCAGGTGCTTCATTATATACCTATTCAGATGTTCTGGAGTTTATTAAAAATAATAAATGTTTATTTCAAGATTCAGTCAATTTAGAGGATCCAACTATTGTTAAGTTAATTTCATATACTAATAAACGAATTAGTATTTTTAATAAAGTTATTAGAGATCTTATTTTTGACTATCCAAAGTCTAAATTTTGTGTAGGGGATATTATTACTGGATATGATACATGTGAGATTAATGGAAGAGATTACACTTATCAAATAGACAATTCTATTGATTATATTGTAACAAAGGTCGAACAGGGTACGAAAACTATTTGTAAATTGTTAATAAGTGGGTGGAAAATAACATTATATGATACATTATCAGAGGTTTACCTTGATGATATCTTTATTTTAGACCCAGAACTAAACCCACCATTGCAAATTTCCTTACTGATTAGTAGTTTAGAAAAGTTAAGATTAACTGCCGTAAAATATAAATCAAATATTAAATGGGCATTTTATTTTACAGAAATGAAAAAATTTCTCACTCCCATTGATTTATCTATTCAAGGTAGAACTATCAAAAAGAAAAGTTTGGATTATGGCTACTGTATAACAGTACATAAAAGTCAAGCAAGTCAATATGATACTATATTAGTTGATATGGAAAATATTCTACTTTGTCCTAGACAAAAAGAATTACGACAGTTACAATACGTTGCATTATCTCGAACTCAAGGAGATATTCATTTATATCAAAAATAATTATGACTAGAAACTTTTTTAAACGAGATAACAAGGGTAAAATTAGAATTGTTACTTTACAACTTAATTTTATTAATCCAACTTATACAATAACAGGAGAAACTGGATTGTTAACTGGAAAAAAAATTTCAAGACCAATAATTACTGTTGATAAAGGTAAGGTTAAACGTTCTATTTTAGAACAAGCTACTTTACAATATAATAGTATATGTTCTGGGTATCTTGATAAGGGTTATAAAGAAGATACTGAATTAGGCATTACTGATTTAACTAATCTAAGTGATATTGAAACAAAAGTCCCAATTAGTTTAACTGATCAGCAAGGCAATTTAAAACCTATGCTTGCAAAAAGCTCGGATGGACTTAATACCGAAATTTTTAACAAAATCTGGTATGCAAGTGCAAAACTAGATGGAGTAAGAGCATTAATGTATTGGAATTCAGAAACTTTTCAGGCTTACACTTCCTCAAGAGGAGGTATGAACTATAATATACCTTCAACATATATTAGAGAAAGTCAGCCTTTAATGGAGTTCTTCCAATTACATCCTAAGGTTGTGTTAGATGGGGAGTTATATATTCATGGAATGCCTCTAGCTTATATTAGTGGAATTGTACGATTAAAGGATTTGTGTGATAAACACCAGGCATTACAGTATCATGTATATGATATTGTAGAGGAATCTTTAACCTTCTTAGAAAGGTTAAAGATTCTAGAAGAACTAAAACAGTTTTTAGAAACATATCCTAATTATGATAAAGTAATAGTTCTTAGTCATGTTCAAGTTTCAGGATATAATAATATCATTCAGTTACATAATAAATTTGTACATGACGGCTATGAAGGTTTAGTAATTAGGGACCCTAATCAATTTTATAAATGTGGTGCTCGGGATAACCGTATGTTAAAAGTTAAAAAATTCCAAGACGCTGAGTTTGAAATTCTCGGATTAGTTGAAGGATTAAGAGATGAAGACCTTTGTTTCTTACTTAAAACTGCAGATGGAAACCAATTTAAAGCTAAGCCAATAGGTGACAGAAATTTAAAACAATGGTACCATGAACATATAGATGATCTTATTGGTAAAATGGGTACTGTTAAATTCTTTGGATACACTACTACTGAAAATCCCGTTCCATTTTTACCTGTATTTAAAAGTGTAAGAACTAAAGAAGACTTATAATGACAAGTGACGTATTAAATAAAATAAAAAATCTTAGAAACAGTTCTAAAGATTTACCTAATTTTGACCAATTGTTATTATTACTTTTGGTTGAACTTTGTGGATTATCAGCTGGAGTTTATATACTTAATTATATAACAGGTAAAGAAAGTGATATTAGTTCTGACTCAGAAGCATTAGATATCATTAATGACCCACTAGTTCATTATATAAATGACACTCCAGTACCGATTGAGAAGTTGAAAGAAGTATTTAAAAATAATTCAACAGTTACTGGACTGGTAGAATATTTAGAGCAAAATAAAGGTTTATGAACATACTAAATGAAGACGAATTAAGGACAGCTAAAGAATACTATGTGAATAAGTTAGTCTCATCATGGATTAAACACCATAGGTTAATTATTTATGTTGATTATGATCAGACTATTTTAGGCTATGAACCTTTTGAGTATAAATTGTGTGAAAGTGTAATTTACACGATTAAAGAAGCACAACACTTAGGAGCAATAGTTGTTCTATATACTTGCCGAGATTCGGAACGACTTGATAAAGCTTTAGAATATTGCAAAAATATTGGATTATCATTTGATAACGTGAATCCCTCGAAACCATTTAAGGAAGGCTTTTCCTCAAAACCTTACTATAATGTACTACTAGATGATAAGGCGGGATTACCTTATTCATTAGAAATTCTACAGGAAGCTATAGAAAAATATAGACGGTATTTAGGAATTGACCCAACGTATGGTGTATTAACATAATATATTATGAAATTAACAATAAGTAAAGAAGCTAATATAAATTACTTAGCTAAAATTGTTTCTATTAAAAAAGGTGACTTTAGCTCTCATCCAAACGCTAATAAACTTAAGTTGGTAAATGTACAAGGGAACATTATTTCTACCAGCATTGATGCCCAACCTGGAACATATATTTACTTTCCTACAGAAAGTGTTATTGCATCTGAGTTCTTAAAATTTAATAACCTTTATAGAAACACTAATGCAAACTCAAATCCTGAACAAAGAGGATTTTTTGAGGAGTCAGGTAGAGTAAAGTGCATAAAATTGAGAGGTTTAGCCTCAGAGGGTTTTATTATTCCTATTCAAAGTTTAATTGATTTTTACCAGAACACTTATTCAAAAAATGTTGACTCGGAAGTATTCCAAAAACTAGTTGGAACCCAATTTGATATGGTTGATAACTTTAAACTAGTTTGGAAATATATTATTAAGACAAATAGTTCTAAATCTAATGCTGATAGTAAATTAAAGAGTAAGTCTATTATTAGTGAAAAACTTGTTGATGATCAATTTAGATATCATATTGATATGTAATAGTGTCCATTTATATAGTAATATATAAATTGTATTGCAGTAAAACGGTGAATCCTAAAATATTCTAATAAATTTTATGTTTTCTTTTTCGTTAAATTTTGGTATATTTGTAGTGTAATTTAAAACTATAAATATATGGTAAAAAAGCTAACTCAAAAATTAACTAATGTTAAAGAGTCAGATATTTATGATTACTACATAGGAAAAATAAATTATTATGATTTATCTTTACGATATGGAGTATCAAAAGATACAATGCGTAAGTATTTTAAAGCTCATGGGTTGTTAACTCATACTGAATATCAACATTCTTTAACAGACCACAAATTTTTCGAAGTCTATACCTCAGATGTCGCTTATATTTTAGGCTTATATACTGCTGATGGATGAATAGAATCCAATAGATTTACTATTGGACTAAATTCTGTAGACGAAGAGATTTTATATAGGATTGGATACAAAATGTCAAAGTCATATAGTATTTATCATAAGAAATCAAGGATAAATAATGCTGGTATTAAAACAGGCGAAATAACTGTTTTAGGTATATGATCTAAACCTATATGTATTACTTTAGAACGTATTAATTGTGGTAAGGGTAAAACTAAGTTAGAAAAGTATTTCTTCAAGAATATACCAAATAAATTTAAATGAGATTTTATCAGAGGCTATTTTGATGGAGATGGTTCAATAGTTAATTCTAAAGGAAAAAGAAATAATGGATATAAATATAATAACTATTGTTTTTCAATTACTAGTAAAACGTTTCAAATTCTGTCAGACATTAAAGATTTTTTATATATGGAAAATATAAAGTCATCTATTATAGATGACGGTCGACATAATTATAGATTACAAGTTACTAGTAAAAAGAATATTAAAGTGATCTTTAATAAACTGTATCCAGCAGAATTATATCTTAAAAGAAAATATATAAAATTCCAGAATATTATGGAAATACCGTGCTAACCTTATAGATTGCGAAAGGCTATAAGGTAGTGTAGAGCATAGAAGGTGAATAAATATAATCCTTCCACGAGACTGCAACATCCCAACTGAAATAAGTGGATGAAAATGTATGCCGAACTATAAGGAAACTTATAGAACTATAGGATAAAAAGCCTGTAGGGTAACAAAATTGACTCCTAAGTTAGTTGACAACTTAACTGAAGTTAATCCTGATGATATTATACAAATATCTTGGAAAGAGCATGGTACATCTGCAATTTTTTGTAATTTGTTGACTAAACGTAAATTATCTTGGATTGAAAGATTTTTAGTAGCAGTTGGCGTTAATATTAAAACCGAAGAGTATACTAAATTTTGTTCATCGAGAAAAGTAATAAAAGATCCAATAATTAATCCTAATCTATCTGAAGGCTATTATGACTATGATATTTGGACTCTTGCACTTGAAACTATCAAAGACTATTTAGATGAAGGTATGTCTGTATATGCTGAAATTGTAGGATATTTACCTACAGGATCGATGATTCAGAAAGACTATGATTATGGTTGTGTATATGATCCAAAATTGTATGATTATAAAACTATGTCTGCAAAAGAAATGCTTGAAGCTAAGTTGTTTAAAATAGTAGTATATAGAATTACTTCTACAAATGTAAGTGGTAAAGTATTTGAATGGTCTACACAACAAATTAAAAATTGGTGTAATAAGCGCCAGATTGGAACAGTTACTGAATTATACTATGGTACAGCTAAGAAACTATTTCCAAGACTTACTGTTAAAACACATTGGCATGAAAACTTTCTTAAACATTTAAGAGAACAGTATCTAGAAAATGATTCTGTTTTATGTTTAAATAAAGTTCCTGAAGAGGGTATTGTCTTAAGAAGAGAAGTTAACAATATAAGTGTCTTTAAATTAAAAGCAAATGCTTTCTTACAAAAAGAAACTGCAAGTTTAGACAAGGGTATTGTTGATATCGAATCAGCACAAGAAATATAATATGGATAAAGAATCTTTAAAAATATTAAAGGATAACCCTGATATTAAATATATATATAAAATACCAAGCTATTGATATACTGAAAAGTGTTTATATATAGTTATTTCAAAAGAAATGCCTCAAATTCTGGGAGATAATGTGTTCTACTTTTCTACAGCTCAATGATTTGAAATGATGACAAATGGATCACCATTAGTTTTTGCTTGTGGAAGACTAAAAAAGCGCTTTAAGATTAAAGAGTATTTATCTATATATCAAAAACCTGATAATCTTTTAATAAGAAAATATCTCTCAACAAGAGTTAAAGATACTATTGGACTATTAGAAGCAGATTATGGTTTCCAATTAATTAAGTATGGACAAATATTTAATTTTGAAGGTCCTGGAAAATATACTCTATCAAATATAGAGCAGGCTTATACAGATCTATTAAAAGACATTTATATAATTACTGATTCAGCTTATAAAGATAGTTTAATAAAAAGCAATAATGAATAATACTAATAAGGGCTCTGTAAATAAGAAGCTGCAACTTCTTGTGTTACAGGGCCCCCCATAACTAGCTAGTGGTAAAAGTACCTGGGCAAAAGAATTTGTTAAAGGTAAAGTGAATTGGATTAGAATTAATAGAGATGAGCTTCGGTTGATGTGTGGGGATTATTGGGTCTTGACACGAGAATCATTAATTAATATTTATGAAGAAACATTAGTAAAGGAAGCTCTAAATAAGGGATATAATGTAATTATAGATGCCACTAATCTAAATCCTAAAACTGTTACTAAATGGACAAAAATAGCCTCAGATTTTGACTGTGATTTAAGATTTAAGGAATTCATCATTCCATATATGGAGGCCATTAAACGTGATAAAAATAGACATTTAGTAGTAGGTGAGGATGCTATTAGAGGTTTTTATCTTAGATATTATCCTGATTATTTATAAATTATGAAGTATATAATTAAAGAATGACCTGAAACTCAATCTTTGATGGAGATTGAGGGTTTTAATGAACATGCCTGTTTAATTAACGATGAGTCCTGACTTGATCAATATGGATATCAGTCTTATTTTGTAGAGGAAGATTGATTACAAAATATTAAAAATAATGAAAGCTATTTATAATTTAGGTTTATCTCTGAATAATATAGCCTTACAAGATAATTTAATGTATTTGGTTTTAATAATTTTAGATTATGTCGACAAGATGTAGGATTGGGATAAAAAATACTGATAACTCTGTAAGTTCCATATATTGTCATCATGATGGATATGTTGAAGGTGTCGGTAAAACCTTAGATAAATACTGGAATAATAAAGATGAAATTATTGAATTAATAGCCAGTGGTGATATTTCATATCTAGAAGAAGACTTAGATAAAACTGGTTTTTATAATGATGGTTCTAGCCCAAAATTGTCAGATACTATCATGGAGTATCTTGAATTAGATCCTGTATGGATAGAATATTATTACTTGTATGAAGACAATAAATGGTTCATATCTGAAGGATCCAGTTTTCCTTTTATTTCAATAACCGATTATTTATCTCGTCATGTCTAAATACAAAGCAAAGGATTTTACAGTAGAGGCTAGTAAATGTACTTTACACGAATATAATGAAAGATATTCTTCTTCAAAAATTCAGCATACAGAAAATAAGTTTGTAAATGGATTTGATGTGTGTTGATGTGGATATCACTTTTTTGTATCTGAAGAAAAATTTTACGAATTATATGAGGAAATAGATGATTTATCTAGTAACAAAAGATCCTAAAAAGGTTTCTTGTGAGGAATATAAAATAATAGACATTATCCACTCTTTAGAGTTATTAGAACCTTTGTCCATTGTGGGTTTAGATACTGAAACTACTGGTTTAAATTGTTGAAACGATCAGTTAAAGTCTATTCAGCTAGGTTGTTTTGAGTTTCAAATAGTTATTGATTGTCTTACGATATCTCCTTCTCATTACAAATCATATTTGGAGTCAAATAGACTTTTTATAGGTCATAACATTAAGTTTGATTTATGTTTTCTTTACAGGAACAATATATATCCAGAAAATGTATATGATACTTTCACTGGAGAAAAATTACTTTGACTTGGATACCCTCCCATTTTAAAACCTGATGTTTGAGATAGAATTCAGTGTAAGCGATATACACCAATCCTTGGCAAAGATGGATCTATAACCAAGTATCAACTTGAGCTTAATTTAAAAAAATTAGGAAAATTATATTTAAATATTGAATTAGATAAATCTGTGCGAGGCAGGATTATTTATGAAGGTTTAACAACCGAAGTTATAATTTATTCTGCTAATGATGTTAAATATCTAGAGCCTCTAATGGAGGCGCAAAAAAAAGCATTGAGTGAAAAAGGTCTTTTAACTGCCATCAAATATGAAAATGCCTTTATTCCAGCATTGGCTTATATGGAGTATTGTGGGGTTAAACTTAATGTTGAAAAATGGAAAAATAAAATGTTAAAGGACCAGCAAAGGCTGGAAAAAGCCCTTCAAGGAATGAATCAGTGACTAATTCAAAATATGCCTAATTCTAAGTATATTATTTATAATACCCAAGGTGATCTTTTCACAGGCTTTTCTTCTAGTCCAAAAATTACATTAAATTGAAACAGTAATGCCCAACTTATTCCAATATTCAAACAATATGGTGTAGATGTCACAGTTGTAAAAAAAGGAGAACAAAAAGAAAGTATTGATGCTAAAGTTTTAGAAGCCCAAAAAGACAAATGCTCTCTAATCCCTCTTTATATTGACTATAAGGAATCTATGAAGCTTATTTCAACATATGGTCAAAATTTTATAGATCAAATAAATAAGACTAGTGGAAGGCTTCATACTAAATTTATGGGGATAGGTACAGACACATCAAGAATTTCTTCTGGAGGAAAAGAAAGTAATGGAAATCAGCTCCTTAATTTTCTAAATATTCCTGCGGACGCCGAAACTAGAGCTTGTTTTGAAGCGGAAGAAGGTAATCAATGAATATCGATTGATTATGCTGGACAAGAAACCTATCTGATGGCTTCTATAGCTGATGATAAGGCTATTATTGAGGAGTTAACGAATGGTAGTGGTGACATCCATTCACTAACAGCTTATATGTCCTTTAAAGACATTCCTAGAGAAACTAATGTGAAGGACATTAAAAAGCTTTATCATGATAAGAGGCAATCAGCTAAAGGAATTGAATTTGCTATTAATTATGGTGGAGATGCTAACACAATTCATCAAAATTCTCATTTGCCTTTAAAACAATGTGTTGAAATTTATAACAATTATATGTCTGGTTTTTCTGGCTTAGCTAAATATCAAAAATTTAGAAGAAAAGATTGGTGGGATAAGGGATATATTCTCTTAAACCCGAAGACTGGACATAAAGCTTTCATTTATGATTATAATGCTTTAAAAAAAGAATATGATTCTTTTCAAGAGAAGGGATTTTGAGAATATTATAATGATTTAAAGAAATCTAATCCATCTAGTTATACAGTACAAAAAGTTAAAAATTTCTTTAAACGGAAGTCCGCTTCTGAAAAACAAAGTATTAATTATCCTATACAATTTGCAGGAGCAGCTTGTTATAAAGTAAGTATGATTAATTTCTTTAAATATATAAAAGAAAACAATTTACTTAATGTTGTGAAGATTTGTGTTACTCCTTATGATGAAATTAACTGCGAAGCCCCAAAGGAAATTGCTGAAGAAGTAGCTTCTAAGCTGTACCAATGTATGGTACAGGCAGGTTCGTATTTTTGCACAAGATGTAAACTCGATGCTGATATTTCCAGATTACCTAATGGTAATCTGCCAACATACTGAATTCATTAAATTTGTCAATATATGATTGATTTTACAGGAAAAAATTTAGAAATTAACCAAGAAGTAGTGACTATAGACTCATTAGGTACTAACTCTACACAACTACGTATGGGTAAAGTTGTTGGATTTACAAATACCTTTGTATTATTAGAACTTTACGAAATAGACCATTCTGGGCAGAAACATACTTGAATATGTAAAAGAAGTCCTAAAAAAGTAGCAATAATTTAAATTATAATATATGATTCTAAAGAAATTTTGAGCTGATTGGTGTCATCCATGTCAAATGTTAAAACCAGTTGTTGAAGATCTTAAATCTCAATATACTGTTGAAGAAGTAAATATAGAAGATACTTCTGAGGAGATTTTAACTAAGTATAAGGTAAGAAACATTCCATTATTGGTATTGGAAGATAAAGAAGGAAATGAGCTTTGGAGACATGTAGGCTTTATTACAAAAGATGAGTTAACTAAAGAATTGGATAAATTTAAGGAATAATGAAAGTAAAAGAAGTTATTTCAGTAATTAATAATGCAGATTATTATTCACTTATTTCTGCTCAAAGAGCAGCAGGACTTTGTAAAGAAGACTTAATAGTTGAAAACTATAATTTTTCAAAACACAAAAACTTCGATATCGCTACAAATATTTATAAATGTGAGGATGGATTTGTAGGTATTAGTGGCCTTAAGAATGATCGTAGTAAAAGTGGATTTGATCAGTACAATATTACAACCTGGGTAGAGGAATATGTTGAAATTCCAACAGTTACGTATGCTCCTAAATATAGAAAGCGATAATGGTTACTATATCAAATGTTAAGGTTTATGATTTAAAAGAATCTGTTATAGCATGTCGTAATGCTATGAGGACAACTATTCCTGAGTATACTGAAGAGGAATTTAAAAAGTCTATAGAGAGAGCTATAAAACTAGCTAAAGCTCCTTCTAATTCAGGTCATCCAAATTTTCTAACTGGAATTCGAGTTAGTTTTGATATTGTTTATCCTAACTATTTTACACCAGAGTTACAAAGATATCATTGAATTGATATTGTAACATCATCTTCTAAGATGCATAAATTAGGAGCAATTGTAGAGGCGAAATCCTTTAATAAATATGTAGATGACAGGTCAATTGCTATTATCCAGGAATATGCATCCAAGTTTATGGAGGATCCTTCCTATGAAAATAGGATGAGATTATTATCTAATACTGTATTAGGTTTAGAGCAATTTATGCGTATAAGTACCAATTATATGCAACTTCGTAATTTATATCACCAACGTAAAAGTCATAGACTAAAAGAAGATTGGGGGGCATTTTGTAGTATGATTGAATCATTACCATTTTTTGCAGAATTTATTAATCCATAATGAATAATAGAATTATTGAATATCAAAAGCAGTGAGGTCTAGGTAATATGCAAGTATTCTCATATGGGAACACTAAATTACCTAAACATACATTAATTGTTAATCTTACTTCAGCTACTAACTGCCCATCTGAGCAACTAGGATTTTGTAAATGTAATGACATCTGTTACGCAAAGAAGTGTGAACGTATATATAAGGCATATAAAAATAAAAACATTGTTGTAGAATCTCAAATGCAACAATGGGCAAAGGATGATATTAAAGGAATGCTAGACTGTTACATTACAAATGCTCCTCTTGCAATTAAGTACGTTCGACTGAATGAAGCAGGTGATTTTTTTGATCAACAGATAGTTAATCAATGATCTGACATTGCTAATTGGTTGTTTGAACAATTCAATATTAAGACCTATTGTTATACTTGTAGAGAAGATTTGAATTTTGATAATGTATCCTTTTCGGTTAATTCTTCTACGCCAAATATAAAAAGTGCAGATCGTTGATTTTTCTGTATAGACAAAAAACAGTTTGATCAATTACCAAAAAAATCTGTTACTTGTAAGGGTAATTGTCGTCTTTGTAAATTATGCTATGATTCAAATTATCATGGAATTATATATTGTAGACAACATTAAACATTATAGATAATGAGTATCTACAAAGAAACGTTTCGTATTAAAGGTACAGGACAGTATCTTTATGCTGAATGAAATACTAATACAAATACTTGTCTTATTATGAATCAAGATGGTAGAGTGTTAGTATCTGGAACAGACGATGAAATTATTGCTGTTCGAGAATATTTAAATAAAATTGAAAGAGAATATGACTCTAATATTGGAAGCAAATTTCAATAAAGAGTTTTTATAATATGTAAAAGATGATTTATCGGTTTGTTTTAAATAAACAAGAGGAACAAGATGCTAAAAAGTTCATTGAAGAACATAAAGCTTGCACTTGGGATCCTGACCACACGCCCGCTATTGGTGGGCGTTTTTCGTATACATTTACTCCATTAGGAATTGGAACTGAAGTAGAAATTAAATGTAATATCTGTCATAATCATAAAGATATTACAGATGTAAGTAATTGGTAATATGACTATAAGTAAAGCATGTAAAGAACTGATCATAGTTCAACCTTTCTATGGTTTTTTCTTATTAAATATAAACAAAGAGTATACTACTCGTGTTCCTACCTTAGCGGTATCACCTAATGGAGTAAATATTAAGCTTTTAATTAATGAAAAATTTTGGAATTCATTAAATGATGAAGCTCAACTTGCTGTACTAACTCATGAAATCAATCATGTATGCTTTTTCCATTTACAGATGCAAACTGACTTTGATGATAAAAACATCTTCAACTATGCAGCTGATGCAGAAGTAAATTGCTATATCAATAATTTACCTGAGGGTTGTGTTACTGTTTCTAGTCTTAATAAGGAATTAGGGCTACAGTTAGAAGAGAGACAAGGAACCAAAGAGTACTATAAAGTTTTAATTGACTTTAAGAATAAATGTCAAAAAAAAGCTGAAGAATTTCTAAAAAATCATCCACTAGATAATCATGAAACCTGGAAAGAGTTTGATCAATTGAGCAATCCTGTAAAGAAATTAATTGAGAACCAAATTAAAGCTAAGTTAAAGGAGGCCGAAGAAGCAACTATAAAAACAGGTGGAAGTATACCAGGAGAAATGTCTGAAATACTAAAAAATATTAAAGATAAGCCTCCTGTATTTAATTGGAAGAGATATTTTAGACGACTGATTGGAAATTCTATTAGCTCTGAAATACAATCAACTCGAATGCGTCCATCAAAAAGATTCCCAGATGCTAAAGGAATTAGACTTAAAAGAAAACCTAATATCTTAGTTGGTGTTGACACTTCAGGATCCGTTAGTATGGATGAATTAAATGATTTTTTTAGTGAAATTAATCATATCTACAGATCTGGAGTTGAGGTCACTGTAGTTGAGTGTGATACACAAATAAATAACATATTTAAATATACAGGGAAACACAATATTAAAATTGGTGGACGTGGTGGGACTATATTAAACCCTATTATCGAATATTATAATTCTCATAAAGAACACAATGTTTGCATAATATTCACTGATGGTGAGTTGTACAGTCTTGATCTTCCAAAGTGTAATCATTTAATATGGGTTATTACTAGTAATGGTAATAAAGTTGATAAGTTTCCTGGAAAAACAATATATATACCTTAAAAGAATAAATAAAAAGAGATGGAATTAACATTAGGAGAAGTAAAACCGATTATTAATTATATTATTGAAAATAATAAAGTTCTACAAAAGAATGGTCAGTTTCCAGTTACTATAAATATTGAAGGTCATGCAGGAATTGGTAAAACTGCAGTCCTAGAGGAAATTGCAAACGAGCTGGGAGCCAATTTTATTAAACTAAATTTAGCTCAACTTACTGAAAGTTCAGACCTTATTGGATGGCCTTTAAAGGAACATTATGTATGCAAACCTGACGGAGAATGTAAATGGATTAGCTCAGAACTAATCGAAGCATACGCTAAGGCAGGATGGGAGTTAACTGAACATACTAGAATGAGTTATGCTGTACCACAGTGGATTAAAGGAATTGACGAATCAAAACCGACGATATTACTCCTTGATGACGCCTCGAGAGCAACCCCTCAAATACTCCAAGCTGTAATGGAAATTACTGCTCGGCAAGAGTTTATATCTTGGAAGTTACCTCCTAATAGTCATATAGTACTTTCAACTAATCCTGATAATGGAGATTACGCAGTATCAAGTTATGACGAAGCACAAGCTACCAGGTTTGTTACTTTTAAGGTTAAGTTTGATAAAAGTGATTGGGCCAAATGGGCAGAAGCACAGGGTATTGATGGAAGAGCCATTAACTTTCTTTTGTCTTATGGATCCGAGCTAATGAATAGAGAGGGATCTAAAGAAGCAAAAGTAAACGCTAGAAATTACACTATGTTTGCGAACATTATTTCTGGATTAGATGATTGGAGTAAACCAGAACAACTAGCAACTATTCTTCAAATTGCTTCAGGTTGTTTTCTTGATGATGATAATATCGTAGGTAGTTTGTTTACTACATTTATTGCTAATAAGTTAGATAAGCTTATGGATCCTGAGTCAATGTTAACAAAAGATTGGTCTTACGTTAAAGGAGAGTTAACAAAACAAATTTATGATGGAGAGTTTTATAGAGCTGATATTGCGGCAACTTTAGCAACACGATTCTTAAACTTTTCTATTTTATATCTTTCTAAAAAAGGTAATAAAATGGATATTGTAGTTGACAGAATTCTAAAGTTTATAGATAACGAAAAAACTCTTTTAACGGAAGATTTAATCTTTACTTTAGTTAAAACGTTAAACAAGAAATATCCAACTCGTTGTAATAAGTTATTATTAAATCCCAAAATTGTAACAAAATTAATGTAATATGACACTTCTACACAAAGAAAAAGCTAATATTTATGATGTTCGATTTCTTAGATATAGTGGTAAAAATATTTCAAGTACAGTTGAAGCTGAAATTAAGGTTAAAAAATGTAGTCTAAATTCAGGTTTCAGCTATGGCGAATCTAAGGTGGGTAATGACTACAATGTTGGATTTTTTCTAGGATCTCCAGATGATATTGATGCACTATTAGACTTAAGACATAATACAAACCCAGTTAGCTCATTTAATAAAATATACTTTGATAAGGAATGTAAATATCCGAGATTTAAGCTATCTGAAAAAACATCCATCAAAAGATGTCTAAAACCATCTATTGCAGATTCTTGTATTATTAGTAAAATACAACTTTACAAGTACGAATGGTATGAAGATCAACGCGAATCTAAAGCATTGGTAGCTTATTCCTCAAAAGAAAACTCTTGGTATTTTCTCACAAATATGGCTCTAGGTGGCTATCCTCAATTAACAAGCTCTATAGAAAAACAACTAAACCATACATTTAGCCTCGAAAGAAAAAAGAGGATTTTGTCAATATTAGTTGATAAAGGTATTCTTCCTAGTGATATATCTATTTATTATGAGGGTCCAATTATTACTCTATCAAAGTCCCAATACGATTATGTTTATAACATACAAAATACATACATGAAAATTACATATGACACTGAACTAGATCAGTTTATTAATCAAAAATTGCAAGAACTAACTCCAACAGAAGCAACTGAAATTAATAAAATGTTGAAATCATCGGATGAAACCATTGTAGGTATGGGCATGAAATTATTATCAAACTACGATCTAAATCGCTCAAAGTGTACAATTGGATTACTTTTACTTGAAAATTGGCAAAAGATTACTGATATTAGTACATTCACTTCAGTAGGATTTAAACAAATTTTGCAGACATTAGGATTAGATGCCTGCACTCGATATCGTCCTCCGAGAGAATATATGGTAAATACTTGGTATGAAGAATCGACAAGTGAAACTGATAAATCGTTTGGCAGAGATTTTATTAATAGTAAGATAGAACAAGAACTACAACAAAGTATTAATAGTTATAAAGATACTTTCAAGACTCTTGATCTAGATATCTCAATAGTAATTCATTAGTGAGAAATATTATCTCTATTCAAGGACTTAGAAATAGTGGAAAGGACGAAACAACTAAATATATTAATTATTTATTAAATAATCCAAAATGTCTACACCATTATTGAATAGGTAAACTTTTAAAATTTAAAACATTATATAATAGGTGATCTGTTGATAAGTATGCAAGTAAATTAAAAAAAATGCTTGCCATACTTATCAATGTTGATGAAGAAAGATTTGAAGATAGAATATTTAAGGAACAATACTACTTTAATTTCACTAAATATGAGTTGTTACATGAATCAGATGTTCCAAAAAGAAAAAAATTAAGTGATAAATTATTTAATAAAGAGCTATCAAGACAAAACGATAGAGTAGCTATTGATTATATCTTATCTATCAGACAACTATTACAGTTCTTTGGAACGGAAGTTATGCGAAAGTACTTTGGAGACTCTTTGTGGACTCTTGCCACTTTAAAAAGTCATTCTGATTATTTAATTGTTGCAGACCAAAGATTTATAATAGAGAATTCTATTAGTAAGAAATTAGGAGCCTACACTATTCATATTGAAAGACCAAATTGTGAAGTAAGCTTACATTCTTCAGAAAAGCAGTTAATTGAGTTATTAAATAACCATAATTACGACGTTTTACTAAAAAATAATGGAACCCTAAAAGATTTATTTAACAACTGTAAAAAAATTATCTATGGCTACAGAAATAAAGTTTTGTAAAAACTGTTCAGACAAAAACATTATACATACTTTTCAGGACAAGTTATATGGAAAGTTTATCCGAGTATTTAATGTAGAACCAAAAACTTCACATTCTGCATGTACAGTATGTGGAGATGGTAAGAAAGGTAAAAAGTAATTAATATAAATTGTGTTTAAAAGGAAAAACCCTACTTGCTTCGGCGAGTAGGGTTATTTTTTTTATTGTGGAAGTTGATCACTTAGATACTTTAATGGGCTTAATACTCCAAAAGTATTTACTGCTCCATCTCAAAGGTTTTGGTCTCCAGTAACCACATTCATAGTTTGTTTATAAACATTTTTTATAATTGAGTATGCTGGAGGATTCAGATCTCCACCCATCGACATAATAATATTATTTATTGGACCATCCTGAAATGAAGTATACAAAGCCATAGCTCCAACTGTACCTAAAGCACCTAAATCTTCCTTAGAGTCTCCAGAAAGGAATACAGCTTGTATAAGGAGCATCATTAGCCCCATAAAGATCATATCAGTTAAAAATAAGTAAAAATTGGCTCGTTTTGTAGGGTTTGCCCAAATCTCTTTTAAGCCTTGGAAATCTAGTTTAGCTAATTTAGCCCCCATACTTCACATTGAGTACGCAATACCTTCCATATATCGACCCTGTCATTCATAATATGGTTCAGCATATTCTCCAGGTTTAATATTAGTTTCTAGATCAACTCTACTAGATGGGAGATTAGTCTCAGGATTATAAGTATATATAGTCATATATCTTATTCCGTTTTCATCAAATTTTTCAGCCATTCTACCTTGATCATAGGTACCTGGCGCTAATATCCACTGTTCCAACTTAGCAGAAATGAAGGTTCTAAAATGTAACATCATAGCTCCCATAAACATATGCTTAGCTAACATTTGTGTGTTTTTATCATAATGTCCAAAACACATTTCTGCAAATGACTTAATGCTAGTTGCTTCCTGTACTGTATAAGCTCTTGGTAGTGAGTCTCCTTCATTAATTGAGAATCCTTCTTTATTGAATTGAATTCTCATAGCTTCATATAATCCATGTTGAGCTTTATATTCTTTAGAATCCTTATTAGCTCCCACATCATTTAGTAATGAGAATCGTTTATCCTTCTTAAAGTCATATATAAGCTCATCATTTTCATTTAAACTATGAGCTTCATAACACCCATCATGTATCATTTTAGCTAATAATAAACCCATTCTATGATAAAAGTCAGGAGCTCTATTGCACACATACAACATATCACTATTAAAGTTTTTAACTCCCATTCTAGATTCACTGAGTTCCTTTTGAACCATATCTGCATCCATATTAGCCATACCATAGTCCGCGTTAAGAGCCTCTAATTTAGTAAGAGTTGATACTCTTTTTGGAGCATCTCTAAATATTAGTCCTCATGCCTTTCTTAAATCATTTCCAGTAAATTGATCTTTACCATAAGCCCCAGCCATTGTTCTACTAATATGTATTCACATGCCCTGCATCATTTCTCGTAATCCAGACCTAATATTAAAACCTAAAACACTAGCTGTTGTAAATGATTTAACTGCTGAAAGAACTTTGTAAACAGGTTGTAAGCCTTTATCCATGATAGGCTTATTAAAAATATTTACAGTGAGATATTTATCTAAAAACTGTAAAAGATTGTCAGCTTCCTGCCCATACATTGCTTGATTATATTGCAATGCAATTTTAATTCCTTGAATTTGAGGAATAATATTATTGTATTCAGTTTCCGCAACATAAGAATGAATATAGTTTCTCAATAAGTCTTCTAATTGAGTTTCAAGACCGTTTATTCCATGATTTTCAATTATCTTCTCTCTAATATCACTACTAATTTTATATTTATTATAAATTCTTTCTTGCTCACGAAAACGTTCAAAATCGCTCTCTTGCTCAGTAAACAATCTTAGTCAATTTAAAGACTCATGAAATTCAGCCTTTAATCCTTCTTTGAACCCTTTATTATGTAACTGAGATCTCATTGATCCAATTGCTAAAGGCACCTCATAATAAGACCCATCCTCTTTAGCTTGTTCAATTAAGTAGTCTGAACCATTATATTTTAGATTATTAACTATATCTAAAAATAATGTAATTAAATCAGATTCTTCCTTCGCTAAAGAAGAATCAGTTGGATGTTTTAGTATAAAAGATTTAGAAATATCTCCATTAGAGTCTCTAACAAATAAATTGTCAAAATATTTTACCTCACCACCGATTAACTTATTTCTATTATTATATTCATAAAAGGCTTTAAATGTTTTTCTAATTTTAGAATCGTAAGCCAATTCTGCTCTTCTAATTCTAGTTTCTGTAACTGCAACAATTCTGCCTACTTCTTGAGCAGTCAACGAAGGAGAGTTATTGATACTGGTAATATTAGTTCCAATATGAAACGACCCTGTAACATTAACCCATTTTGTGGGATCAGGCTCAATGTAAACTTCGTATCCTTGAAGTTTATTTAAAGCTTTCCCCAATAACATATAAGCAACCTGCAAAGGATCATCAAAATTCCACTTATTGGTTCTTATAGCCTTCCGTAACTCATCTGCTGTATCCAGTTTTCTAAGCTCTTCCATTCTATCAAGAATATATGGAACACCATCAACAACAGTATCTCCATCATAAGTAAGTTTTCAGTTGCCTATATTTTTAATTTTATCTTCACCACAAGTATCAGTAATACTATTAATAACTGATTCTAATGTTGTAGCAAAATTTCCTTTCTTAATATTAACAGGAACATTATGGATTCGACATAACTCTACAAAATTATCGTATAGTTTTTCCATATACTGTTCAGAGCCAGTTTGGTGTCAAATATTAGCGTTGATAATTTTGCTAATTTTATAATTAGAAAATCGTTCAGCTTCTCCATTTAAAAGACACATAACCTTAATTAGGTCAATATTACCATTAGTTGCAGCAAAAATATTATGCTCATTAACAGTTTCATTTTTCTTAGTTGCTCCTAATATTGAGGTTCCCTGTCCTAAATTTATCTTTTGATGAGTTGTACTAGCTGATAGAGAAACTACTTCAAGTAGTCCATTTTTTGTAAAGATGAAAATACCTGCTGAAATTAATGACGGACTACTCTCAAATTTCCATTTACCTTCAATATACTTCTTAAATACACGTTTAGTATAATCACCTTTATATCTATTTTTATCGCTAACAATTTGATCTAAAGTTAGAGAACCAGAAATCGCTAATTCAATATTATTTGCTAATGTCGCCATTTCGTTTCCTCTAATTTCATTTACTTTGTCGACATAAGTTTTTAATTTTTGTTGCAAGTCTTCTTCATTTTGAGCATATACCCATTTAGAAAGTGACGTTGAATATTCGTCAAAAAATTTATATCGACCATAGTTAGCTTCTTTATCAGAAGGTGGAATATCTCTAACAAAATTAGGTTTTTTTCTAAAAAATTCAACACTTGCTCCTCTTCGTTGAACCTTAGTAGACAGTTCATAATTCGGAACGAATTTACTCATCGGTTCCTGAATTAGTTTTACTATATCTAAATTATCAGTAATTGAGGTAATTGGCAAAATCTCTTTTACTCTTTCATAATATTTACCTGTAGTGTTATAGGGATTTACAACAATAGCATTAGATTCAATACTAACTTCTTGTATACCTTTAATATTAGATAAGTCAGGCTCTCCATTTTTAGAATTATATTCAATATCTAATTTTACTGGAATAATACCTACAGTTGCAACCCTGAGATCATTTTGTTCCAACATTGCTTTGTAAAAACCTAATTGATACGCTGCAGATAATTTTTTAGAGGAAACCCAGAAATTCTTTAATTCTCTATTACTAGTTTCTTCTCAAGGACCCACACTAGTTTTTGACACTTTAAAGTCACGGATATGGACATTTCCATTTTCATCAATGATTAACAAATCAATACGACCATTAATAGAATCTATTCCTGCTTTTTTGTAAGCTTCGTGAATATTAGAAGAAACAATTGGAACTTCTGTAAAAAACTGCGCATTATGTCCATATTGGTTTTTCAAATCCTCAATCAAGTTTTTAAATTGATTTTTAAGAAGTGCAACTTGATTATCAGATAAAGCTTTCTGTTTGAAAGTAACTTCTTGATTTAAAATAGATTCAAATAGTTGGTGCACCTCTGAACCATAATCTGTTAACTTAGTCCAACTTTTTTGTAAATCAGCTAGATAAGTATCTGCTTCAGATGCAGATAAGCCATTCTTTACTAAAATTTCTTTTTGATTTCTAAGGTAATCCGTAAGATTAAACTCAGGAACAAACGTCTTTCCTAAATTTGTAGGTTCTCCATAAGACGTAATAAATTTAGTAACACCAATAGAGTTATCTATTTTTAACGCAACTTCTTTTTCTCCATCTTCGTTTGTTAATTCAAACTTAGTAGCAACATTTTTATAAGCTTCAATAATTTTATTTACATTATCTATAGCTACTTGTTTAGGATCTACTTGAAGAGTCGCATTAGTTTTATCTACTACCATATCTTGATAGTAAGCATTCAGAAAGGAGTCCAGCTCCAAGTCGGAGCTGAACTTATATACCTTTCCGTCTACTGTTATTTCATATGTACAATTTGCCATTATTTACAGTCTTCTTTAAGAATATCGTCTTCTACTAATTGATTTTTAATTGTAGCCATTTTCTGACTTAACTTATAGTTTTCTGTTAAAAGATCAAAACTTTGACTAATATCTATGTTAATATCGTTTATTAAAGCTATAAACTCAGAAGGGAGTATTTCAAATAACTTATTTATAATATCATGATTTTCTGTCTGCTTAGTATTTACAAATTGCGAAATCATAGTTGCTAATACTTCCTCATCAAAATCAGAACCTCTTTTGTTAGCATAGTATTTATTAGCTCTCATATTTTTTCAAAGCTCTGTTTGAGGTAATTCTGAAAGAATCTCATAATATGCTTGAGAATTAGAACCATTTTTAGCCGCTGCTAAATAGAGATGTGCAAATTCATGAATTACAGTATCAACTGTAGCTTTATCAATATTAATATAAATCTGGCCATCTTTAATAAATCCTTTAGCGTTTCTAATTGCAGGTTCTTCCCCTACAAGATCATCATTAGTAACTCTTATAATATTTAAGTCTTTTAACTGATTATCAAGTAAATCAATTAATATAGCTTTTGTTGAAGGTTGAATATTATAATACTCTACGTCTTCTTGTGCAGGAGTGTTAGAGGCTTCAATAGATTGTGATGATTCATTATCACTCTGTCTATCATTATAATCCATATCTAAAGATGTATTCTCTTCAGATTTAAATCCAATTGTCTCAACATTTTCATTTGCAGGATTTATTAGAAGACTCTGAGTTGAATTATTTACGGTAGGCTCAATACCAAAGTATTGATCTGTCAGTATATAAGGATCTTGATTATCAACTCAGTTATTATAATCTACTACTAATAAACTATTATCACCACTAGCAACTAAATCCTCAAAAAATCTTGTCATAGAAGCTTGACCAAATCCGTCCTTATTAATAATTAAATTATATAAATAGAATAGGTTAACTGGATTTTGATTATCAATTTCAGCAATAGAAATTTTATTCAGATCATTAAAATCATGTAACATTTGTTCATAGATTGCTTTAGTTTTCTGCGTATTATCTATTTGCATCATATTGATAATAGGTTTAAAAAATCCTCTCTCTTTGCCTGTTGTTGGATCAGTTTTTAAACCAAAAGTTAATCCAGCAATAAAAGAGTTATTAGGTAATTTTTCTTTTAATGTAGGTATTACATAATCTTCCATATAATATCGGAAAGATTCTATGTTTAGTTTTGAATCCAAGTTAATAGTAAAATTGGGAGTATCGTTTAGTAGTGTAGCTCCTTCTGTTTCGTACTTTTGTCCTATAGGTACTTTAAATGCAATATTTTTAGATTTAATTCAGGAATTAATAAGAAAGTCATTAATCGTGTTCCTACTTTGTCTAAATTCCTGTGCATTAAGTTTAGATCCTTTTTCAGCTTGTAATTTAGGCAAGACTAGAGATTCTAATCTATTCCTAACAGATAATTCATTTAATACTGCATCATCAATATTTATAATATTAAACATTTCCTTAAAATGGGGAACTGTAGATATTACATCTAGAATATTAAATGAAGTTTTTACTGTTTCATATAGATTAATTCATTCGTCTCTATATGTATTGTCTCTAATAAACTTGAGAAGATTAAATGGTTTCTCTGTCCTCTGATTTATAAAAGCCTCAATGCCTTGTATATAGTTATATTTACTATATTTATCAGTAGGTATTCCTTGATTAATTTTTAATAATCTTCCTAAAATTCTGATCTCCTCAGCACCTTTAGCTCTTTGTAGTAATTGAGTAAAGAGTTGCTTGGTTTTAGATATTTCAGAACCTTCTGGTGTAAAATCACTAGGATTATCTATAGCACTCTCGATATACTTAAGTTTATTTTTTGGGAATGGATCTAATCACAGATTTGTACTGTATTTAGAAACTAATTCAGTAACCTGTGGAGATAACATTAATTTACCTATTGTTTCAAGATCATCACCAAGCATTAAACTATAGACATAAATATCTACTCAGTTTGCATCAGCATTTATCTTCTTAAGAATCAATTCTTTAGCATTCAATTTTGTTACGAACTTATCGTTTCCATAAGTTCTCTCATAGTTTCCTATGAGTTCAGACTATATCTTATCCTATACAGGATCTCCGCACTTCGAACTTACTTAAGTTCTACTCTACTCTGTCATTTCTGCATTTCGATAGTCGTTGAACTTTCTTCCTACTAGGAAGCTTAGTAACGGATTACCCAATATTTAAACTTATTACTATACCCAAGTAATTAGCTTGGCCACTATTATATTACTATAATAGTTTAGTATTTAAATCTCTAAGGGCTTTCCCGTTTTCACGGAGTTAACAGACTCTGCTATTTCAGAAAATTTTAATTTGTATTTCATAGAAGGAATAACGTATGGAGCTATCAGCTTATCAAAATCAATTCTAGAATAAGCTGTTATATACAGTGTATGTTGTTTTAAATTTTTTTGTATAGTAGTATTAATATCAAATTTATTTTTTAATCAAGTTGATAATAATTCCACTTCTTGTAAAGAAAAACAATGTGTAGCTATTTGTCCAGAATGAGTTCCGTCATCCATAAATCAATAAGCTAATGCTATTGGATGATTAATCATATCTAAATATTCTTGAGTAATTGTTTTAGTATTATTAATATATAGTTTATTATATATATTATTAAATACTTTATGAGATTTGCTATTTCCTCTAATTGTTGAATAGATATTATTAGTCCTATTATCTAAATAGCTGTACTCTTTATAATTTCCCATAAATTTTCCAAGTATCTCTGCTTTTTTCATAAACAACTCTTTTTGTTTAATTGAATGAACTAAAGCTAATCTACAAGTTGGATGATATTTTCTAGGCTTTCCTATGTTCATATCTCCCAATAAACTACCAAGAATCATTTGCTCTTGTAGATGAGATAATTGGTGATTTTCTTGTGAAAACTCTGGAGTAACCTTTAAAATATCATTTGATATTTTCTTTTTTCAGAAGCTAATTGCAGAAGGACGCACGCTAAAATATTCTGCACATTCTTTTGTTGTTTTTCCAGATTTAACTAATTCTGCAAGTTTATCAATATCTACTTTTTTTCTTGGAATAATATTATAATTACTCTTTAAATATTTAGATACTGTTTCAGTTTTATGACCTGTTAGTTTTCCAATTTCTTCACAGGTTTTTCCTTCTAAATACATTTTATGAAGCTTTTCAACTTCTTCATTTGTTAATTTCTTTGCCATATTAATTTGTTTTAAATTATTATCATCTATAGTGCAAAGATAATAATAAAAATTGATATGGGCAAATTATTTTAAATTTTTCTGATGTAAAAAATCTGTGGCACTATTCAGAAGTTCTCCAAGATCAAGAGATTTATCAGCTAGTGACTCTTGGAAATCAATTATTGATACTAAAATGTTTCTAATGTCTTCTGGTATATTTAATCAATCTGTATTATCAAACATTTCCATGTTAACATTAGCTAATGTAATAAATCTATCTTCAGTAGGATGCTTAAATATATAACGAGATAATAAAGAACGAACCGTTTCGTAATCTCCACTATTTAATGCATTAGCAATTTCTCTAAATCTAGTATTATATACATTAGATAATGCAAAGAAGCTTTTTAATCCTGTGGCTACATTACCAATCACAGTTTTACCAACCATGTTTTGAATCTGCATTAAATACTTACTAGAAGGATTAAATGGACTCATTTTTAACGATGCCTGGCCAAGAATTGATTTTTCAGCTAATTTACCAATATTTGAAGTAGTAATAGGCATTGTTAGGTTAATTTGATTTTTTGGATTTAAAATCACATCAAATATACCATCTACTACTCTATTTCTAAGAGCATCTTGCTTCAAATAAGGAGCTGCTTCTAGATTATAGTTAATTGAGCCGTTGTTTGAAACAGAATAACCTAAGATATACAGTTTATCAATATCGTAGTCCGATCCCTGTAATCATGTCTGGTTTGTTGGGACGTAGACCTCATTTATATCACTATCAGTAAATGCTACTACTTCAAGTGGCATAAATGATTGCATTGACTGACATGGGATTCGGGTTCCAACAAAATTCAAACTCTTAATAAATGCTTGATATTTACTTTCAGCAATTTTTTTAATTCTATTAGTAAATTTAATAGCTTGATTATCTTCAAGCATTTGTTGAAGAGTGGTTGTGTTGATTGTATTTATATTTACTATTGGTCTTGTCTTAACTTCTCCAAAGTCGTCGTAGTATGATAAGGTAATTGGAGCATTATTAGTTAACTCATTACTAAATTGGATATTTAATAACATATCCAAATTAGATTTAGTATAGTTGTATTTATAGTTATTATAAATACCTGAGTTTCTTAGTTCTAATAATCTATCAACATGATCAACGATAGCAAAATTATGTTTTTCTCCTGATGAATCGGTGTATGTATAGAATGCCTTTCCATTCTCAGAACCAACTTCATTACCATTATAATAAACTCTACCGTCAACAATAGTAAATTCTGAATTTGGAGTTAATGAGTTCTTATAAAACTCTGTAGTTTGAGGATTTCCTACTTTAACATAAAGCTTATCTCCAGTCCCATCAAATAATATTACATCATAAGACTCAGGATCAGAATTACCATCATTATAGTAACCTTGAATTCTATTCTCAAAAAACTTAGAACCTTCATCTTTAATCTGAGCCAATGAATCTCCAGGTAATAATCCTAATTGTTTAGCATATAACTTACCCATAATGATTTGAGCTGGAACAACTTTAACATTTTCTGGCTGAACCTCAACACCTTGTCAGATTATTGGCTTACTATCAGCTAAAGAATTAAGTAATTTTTGTTGCTCTCTGACAAGTCTATTTTTAAGAAATTTTCCATTAACTTTACCATTAGTTGAGATAAACGGATCTATAATTCTATGAATCATAGACATACGTTCTATATAGACATTATCAAGTATACTTTGTTGTACTTCACTGAGATCATTAGGTAATCCTAATTCTTTTCTAATATTAGATTTAATTTCATCCTCTAAAGAAACAATATCTGTACTTCCTGTTTTTTCCAAATAATGTAATGCTCTGCTAATATCACCTTCAAATACACTAAATCGTTGGCCATTTACTTCAAATGTAGTATCTGCACCTTTCAGGTTCTTAGGTTTAATTGTCCACTTTTGTATATAACGAGAATCATGATGTTTATATCAATCATATTTTTGATAGTTATCAACTTTTACAATTTCATATGCATTTGGAACAACTTCTCCTAAGTGGTTTACATAAACTGTATTACCATATTCATCAGTAGTTTGTTCATTATACACAACTAATGTATCTTCAAAGTCAATTGGATTATCAGGAGTTATATCTACAATAAATGGATTTAAGAAATCATCAATCATTATATCGTTTAATGCAGATTCAATAGTAAGTGATAATTGTCCTGATTCTGACCTTACTCGATTAATCAACTTCATTAACTCAGGATAGGTATATGTATTACCACTATATTGATAATACTGTATACTATCATAAGAAGGATTTAATACTGAAGCTACACCACTATAATGTCTCCTAATAGCTTCTCTTACCAGAGAAGATGTAACTGTAGAATTAAAAATACCGTTAATTGTTCCAGAACTAAAAGGAATTTTGTAATCAATTTTCTTTTCATTAAATCCTTTTTGAGCTAGTTTGATAAATGATTGTGCTAATCCTAGTGTATCCTTGTTATTAGTTTGGAATGCCTTTACTAAAGCTTTACCATATATTTCATATAAACCTTGAGTGTCTCCTCGATCTAAAATATCAGTAACTTCAGCTATTGCATCATAACATAACTTACCAATCTCTTGATAAACTTTAGAAGCTAGATCGTGAGTATATCCCATTTGCTCTAAGGCACTAATCATTTGAGTCATTTCTGTAACTTCCGCTTCATCAAGTTCATGATCAGCATCCATTTGAACTCCTCCAAATTTAGTAGATAAGTCAGTATATCATAAAGGCTCTGAGTTATTTCAACTGTCTACTTCATTAATATTTGAAGCACCAACTTTAATAGCAGATTTATTAACTAAATATCCTATAAAATGGTCTTTCAGATTTATATCATTAATAATATCATTTACTAAGTCTAGGCTATTTTCTGAGTATATAAGTGATTTAGTTAAATCACTATATTCCATTGACCACGCTCCACCGAAAAGTTGATCTAAACTGTATATATTATCAACAACAATATCAGATTCTATAACTGGATTGCCAACAATCACTCCGATTTCATTAACCTCAACCTTTTCAACTTCAGCAAGATTATTATTAATAGTCACTCTATTGATTTTCCAATAGGTACCATTAGATGGATCCTGATAAAATACATCATCAAAGTCATTATTATAATTGACACTGATAGTATCACCAAAACTTAGACTATGCATTTTCCTAAACATATTTTCCATCTTGGTAGCTGATCCTCAAGATAGACGTCTTACAGCGTTAGTAATTTCATATTCTGCTCATTTCAAAAGTTTAGGTAATCCATATTGTCCATTAATATCAGCAAAAATAGTTTTCTTATTTCTACCTACTTTAGCATCAATTAAAGAAACATTTTGCTGTCTAGAAAAATAAGGACTTGTAAATCCCGCACCATCCATTGAGTCTACAGAATCTTCTAACCCACTGATATTTTGAACAGAAGAACCAATATCGGCAATTACAGCCATCTTAACCTTCTCTGCAACACCATTCTTCAATCCTTGTGCAAATGGATGATGTGTAGCTCCGTAAATAACCATACGTTTTACTTGAGAAATCCACCTAGTAGCAAAACTATGATTAACATAGTCTTCAGCAGTTATTGCTTCCTTATTCTTATTTGGATGTGCATAAACACCTCCAACCATCATTTTATTGTATTCATTGCTTAAAAATGAATCCATAATAAAATAAGAAGAAAGTAAAGGATTTAATTTTCTTCCTTTTCTGTTTATAGTAAATGGTAGAAGTCTTGAATATTCCTCCTTAGTCTCATAACCTTCGCTATCTTTAATAGTTCGAGCTTCCTTTGAAATTCAAGAATCTCAACCTTGGTCAATAAATGCTTTAATAGCTGTTTGATCTGTTGATATACTCTCTCACGCACCCGCAGAATCTTCAATAAATCTATTAAGTTGTTTATTCAAGAATTGATTAAATTGATCCCTATTATTGAAAGTATTATATAAAAACTCTAAAGTTTCATTAAAAACGAATGTCTTAGCGGGACTTTTGGAAATATGAACTTCATCAATAAATTCCAAACCAGCCTGTCTAAATAAGGTCCTTATTCGTTTTACAGGAGTCTTCTTTATATAATCCTTTAAATCAGATAGTGTTTGTATGTCCTTTTTTGATGCTGTTCTATAATCAGATAAAATCCTATTAACTAAGTTATTATACTGACGTTTATTAGTTTCAAATCAAATGTTTTTAATTGGTTCTAAATCATCAAAATTCTGTGACTTAAAAAATTTGTTTAAAGTTTCTTTAAAATTTAGATTTCCCAAATCACCAAAATTTCAGTCTTGATTTAAATCAAATTGCATTACAAAATGTTTATTCTTATCTGAATAAACAGTAGTCTGTAATCCAATAATACCAGTGGTACTTCCTTCTCCTTCAGATGAAGATTTATTTTTTATTAATCCTTCTAGAAAATCATATACAATAGCTAAGTGTTGAACTTCATTTTCAGTTAAATCTTTAGACTGTTTTGTAAAATTTCCTATTGTAACTTCAGCTCTAATTTTTGGACTTTTAACATGTTGAATATTTTGATAAACTCCATTATCAATCATCACATTATCTGCTCCTCAACCTAATTGATTTTCTAAATACTGCTTAATACCTTTATGAGAATATGCTAAACAAACCATTTGATATAATGGTAAATTGTTACCTTCTGCATTTTTGATAACATTAATGGTATCCGATCCATTAATAACACTTAATACCTTCGATAAATCCTTACTTTGTCCAAAAAAACCCTTTTTATTAGTATCTAGAGTAGTTTTTCTACTAGCTCCTAATAAAACAGTTCCTAATATAGGAGAAAATAAACTAACTTTATTTTTAGTTAAATCCCTAGGAAATACCTGATTAACAACTTGATTAAAATCATCTGGAATTATCATAGACGTAAAGTCTATTAATACTTTTTCCAAAGACACCTCATCTAAATTTCCAGATGTAGTAAATTTTCCAGACTCATTATCATACTTTAAGATTAGATTATTTAATCCAGAATTAATGTTGATAGTAGATCCTGATATAGTGATTCTATGTTTATCTAATAACTCATTAAATTTTAATTTATTATTAGTTCAATAATTACTAGCTGCTTTGACTACATCAACAATTCCAAATCGCTCAATTGATACAGGACGATCTGTTAAATTTTTACTAGTTAAATTATTACTAATAGGATCTGTACTATAACTAATGTAACTAGAAAGTACAGTTTTAGACATCAAATTAGTGAACATTTGCTTAATCTGAGGAGCCATGTTATCAGAATAAATAAACTTTTGAATACCTCTTAGTTTATTTTGTAAATATGTGATATGTTCTGGAGGAAGTGCTTTACTGTTTAAAACTTGCAAATATTTATTAATTACTATATTCATATTTGCATTAGCTCCTTTTTTTAATTCATTAGTAACATCAGGATCAAGTGTTTCCTCTGTAAACAGTTTTACTTTACTTAAAGTTGAATTAAAGCCTGATAAAGAAATTGAGGTATTGTTAATAACTTCTCCTTCACTGTTGACTTCTGGAAAGTATGATAATAATATTTTAGCTAAATCACTTACAGCTTCCTCAGAACCCATAAATTCATTATTACTAAAACCAGTATAATGAGTAACATTAGGACCGTTATAAATATATCTATCAATACTATAACTGGAGCTTTTCTTAAACTCTGGTTTTACCTCTATAAAAGGAGTATATAGTTTTAAAATATCATCAAATGATGTTAATGTTACATAAGAGTTAAATGCATTAAAAAAGGCTTGATCTTGTGTTAGCTCAGAATTTCTAATATAAGCAGCATATTCCTCAATAGTGTTTTCAAAAATCTTAATAGTTTGAGTAGGATCTGAGGTAACATAAAGTTCTGGAATAGATTTACCCATAAAAGAACTTAAGTTAGATAATAATTCTAACTTATATTTAAATATCCCATTATTTAAATTAGAGTAACTACCAACTATAGCATTAGCATCTATAAAAGAATCTGTATTAATATCAAATACTGATAAAGCTATTAACCGCTTTGCAGCATTATCAATCATCCTATTATATTGTCTTGCATTACCAATATAATATTGTTGTGGAGATGTAACTTCTTGTGGAAATTCCACTCCTATTCTACTACTAACAGCTTGTATATTAAATACAGGAGTTGGAGTGGAGTTTGTATTTACTCCACTCACAAACGTCCTATATACTTCATCTGGATTTATAAAGTGATTATTAATAAAATCTTTAAATCCATTAGGATCTGTTAGTAATTGATTCCTCAATAAAGGATAATAAATTGAAGAATAATTACATTTAACACTCATTATTTTCTAGTTTAGTTAATAAATATTTTGAAACTCTATTATTTAGTTCACTTAAGTTTTCATTAGAAAATACAGCATTAAAATATCCTTCTGCAATTTTATCAGTTACTTCAGTATTCATCATAATTGCTTTTAAGTAAGTCATAATTTCAGGATTTTCTTTATATAAATTAATATTCTGATTCAAGTAGTCTTTTAAATCATTATACTCTGAATATAAATTAAATTCTCTAATGCTGTATATATTATTCTTTTGTTCTAATACAAACTCGTTACTTTCAGAGTTCAAAGATACTAAAAATGGGACAAAATTCAAATTAGAAGTTGTTGAAATTTGTACCTGGTTTGGGGTTAAATTTGTATTATATGAAGACTTAAACATATTAATAATCATCGGAATAGGATCCTTTGTGATTTTATTCATAATTAAAGGATTTCTAGAATCTCCAGTATATTGAATTAACGAATAATCTGGAGTACTAATTGTTTCTAGAATTTGATTGTTAAGTCTAGTAACTACCTCATTAATACCATTTAACTCAGAAATATATTCATTAAATCCTCATCTCTTTAATAGATTATTAATTTGCTGTAATTCTTCTTGTTCAAGATTAACTTGAGTACTTTGTACTATAGGTTGTATTCTATCATAGTTAATTATAAAATCATTACCAATAATATTAGAGACATTAGTTATATAATTTTTACCTTGAAAATCTGTTTCATAAAAGTACTGAGATCCAGCTACAGGTTTTGTTGTTTTGTCGAATACATAAATTCCTAGTTTGAATTGAGTACTATTATCAAGTATATCCTGAATCTTACTAACGACTAAGTCATTAAACTGACTAGCTTCTCCAAACACAGTGTTAATCATATCGACTCCAGAATTGTATCTATATTCTTTATTATTGTTTATATATCCTAATAAAATATAATAATCCTCTGGATTTTGAGTATTAATAATATTATCAATTGCACTTGATATACTATCATAAGAGACTCCATTAACAATAAAAGTTCCATTGTCATAAGTGATAACAGCAGATTCTTTAGAATTCTTATTAATAATATTTATTGCTTTTGACTTTTTATTTAAATATGTATTTAGTTGCTGAGTAACTAAAGATTTAAATTCTGAGTTATACGTTAATGAAATAATGCTTCCTGCTCTATATGGGCTTAAATAAGTAATAAATTTCCTATTAGCTTTAGGTGTGTTATAATATTCTCTCATCATTATTGAAGACTGAGATATAATATTACTAAAGGATTCAGCAGCATTAACACCTAAGAGCTGCATAGAAGCATTTTGCTGAGTTAAATATGTAACAGTACCATTAGAATCAATAGAAGCCTTTAAATTAGCTTCAAATTGTTTTGTACTAGCTAAGGAATCTGCAGAAACTAGAATAAATGAGTTTCCATTTTTTCTAGATGATGCTTGTCCAGAAGTCCCTCAAATATATTCAAAAGTTCTTTGATCCCATTTTGTTCCTGTTTGCTCATTATTGTCAACCTGAAGTGCAAATACTCTAGGTAAAGCTGTAAATAAATTATCTGAATTTATTGCACTGTTTTTAAAGTTAGATATATTAACAATATGAGGAATTTCGTCCGTTTCATAATGAATTGCTCCAACAAAAATCTCTCCATTATAAATCCCAGGTTTTGGTGCTGTAATTAATAATGGAATCTCAATATCACCTCATTCAGCTACCATTAATCCTTTATTTCATCCATTTGGAACAACAATTTTAAATACTATATTATTATTGTTAAATAATGGTTGAATTAATGGGATGATCGTTTTTAAATCACTGTCACTAAGAAGTATAGACTGTAATTGTTTCTGTGTTTCTTTTGGATCAATTCTATAATGCCCATATGTAAAATAATCACCTAACAGTTTTACTAATCTTTTATAAGATTTAGAAGGTATTTGAGTTCCTAAACTCAGCTTATTAAATAATGACTTTTCTGAATTACTGTCATAATTAATTAGTTCATTACTAGTAATAAAAGTTAAGTTATCAACTGCTCTGCTAATATTAGAATCAGTAGTTGTAATAGATTTTGTAGGCGATTTTGACTCTTTAGATGTTACATTAGGTGTAACAACTTTATCAATATTGGGACTATGAACAGGATTTATATCCATTACTGGAGCCTGGTTGCCTTCATTAGAATTAATTGTTTGTTCACTTTCTTTTGAATCAAGTGATTCAGGAGTCTGTTGAGTATTAGTTGATTGAGTTGATTGTTGATCAGAATTTGTTTCTAAGGTCTCTTCCATCTGTTCCTGAGGAACTGTTTCTTGTGAATCAACATTTATATCAATATTCTCTTGAGGTAAATTACTTAGTAGATCAAGTCGCCAGTCTTTAAAATCTTTAATTTGATTTTCAGAAACTTCAATATTACCAGCACTTGTTAAATCTGACTCTGTACTTAAATTTAACGCATCACTAATACCATTACCAGTAAATACTGTTCCTCTAGTAGATCGTTGAGTTAAGGTATATAAATCTTTTAACCTTTTATAATTATCAGCTACCTCACCAGATGGAGTTACAGTTCAATCTTTATCAATAATAACATATTCAAATTCATCTCCTTGTACACTATCAATTCCAACAACCTTTACATTTTTAACAGTAGAATATTTAGAAGGATCATCAGTTATAATAACAACATCTGTAGACAACTTAGACAGTTTATCTGCTCAAGTAATAACATCAGATTGAGATATTATTTTTTCCCCACCAAATATATTTTTACCCTCAAAATATTTTAATCTAGTTTTGTTTTTAGATAAGAGTTTATCTACATAGGCTGATACTTTCGCCAAATCCATAGAAGGATCCTTATAGAACTCCGTTCAAACTTGATCTAAAATACTATTTAAAGTATTATAATTATCATATTTAGCAATATTATTAGGTCTGAGTGGAGCACTTAAGTCTGGAGTTTTAACAAAGAATGTGTCTTCAATGCCGAAGTCATATCTCTTATTTTTATACATTATATAAGCGGAGTTCTGTTTATAATCTCCTAATGCAATTATAGAGATATTGTTTTTGTTTGCTCAACTACTAATTAACTCAAGTTCAGTTTTAGAGAATTGGCCAACTTCATCAATAAAGATTACTTTTTGTTCATTAGTGGCAAACATACTAGCAGGATTCATTTTAAGCCGTTTGAGCTTTAAATTATCAACATCCTCTTTATCACTGTAAATATAATCATTATCGCTAAGCTGACGCCCCAGAATTTTTTCTATAAGCTCATTCTTAGTATAAGCTAATCCATCATGCTGTACTGCATCTGCTAATCTTTCTGTTTGTTTTTGAGTAGGAGCAACTACAGCTACAGCTGCTTCTGGCATCATTTTTTTAATTACATAAGCAATACCTCTAGTTTTACCTGTTCCCGCACCACCAAATGTACAAATAAAGTTTTGTAAAGAAATCTTATTTCTTATATAGATATCTTCAGATGATTGAGCAAGAGTATTTAAAGAATTAGCAAATATATTAAAGAGATTTCTTCTTTTATTACTTGCATATGCCACTCTAATCGCATACTCTTGGCTAAAAATAGGAGCCTTATCAAAATCATCACTTGATATAACCTGTTTTAATTCATTATAAAAATTTTGAGCAGGATATGCTAAGGTTGTTAATAAGTATACAGCCTGATCATAATCAGATATAACGGTTGTGTCTTTTAATAATTTAGTAGGTTGTAACAGTAATAATTTATCAGAAGCAAATAACGAATTAATTCTAGAAACAATCTCCTCATCACTTAACCCTAAATCATTAACTGATTTTCAAATAAAAGTTTCCAATTTAATAGAAGCTTCTTCGTATTCTTTATAATTTTCCTCAGTAATTTCTCCAGTAGGAAATTCAGAATCAGCAATCATTTGATCTAGATCAATTGCGAAAATAGAAGCAAACTTATCCTTGATTGTTGAGTGCTCATTATCTAAGAATAAACTTGTAAATCGCTGCCGCATGTTAATAGCAATATCTTTTTGCTCTCTAAGTTTTTGAGCCTGATTATTTTCAGCAACGGTAACTAGTGTATTAACCCTAATCTGAACAGCTTGTAAATCATTAAGCATATTAATAGCTGTCTCAGTGTCAATTTCAGCTAATGGATTTTTAGCTAATTTATTTCTAAAAACATTTACCTGAGAATTATACCCACCATCAATTGATGCACTAATTAATGATTCTAAAACGTCAATTAATCTACTAGTTTCCTTTAATCTAAGTAAAGAATCCTTATCATTTATAATATAATCTTCTAGAGTCTTACTATTTAAGAACTCATTGTATTCTCTAGTAAGAATTTCAATTAGATTTCGACTATTGCCATTAGTAGAAATTGCAAACTTTTGAAGTAGTTCATAAGCTGGAGATGTTTTAATCTCTGATTTTAAATCAGAAACTTGATTAATAAAATCAATAAACGACATGTTTCCAATTGTGGGAAGAAGATTATCTAATATTTCTTTAGTTGTCTCCCCATTAGACATTTCTAACTCATTGATATAATCAATAATATTATTAAGCTCATCTCCCTGAACTAAATTTTTATAAAGAGTTTTAATATCTAATAAATTTCCTTTAGATATTGCATCAGCAAGTTCAGTTAACCTTTTAGCCAGATCTACAACATTACTATCATTTGGTGAATACCCTCATCCTTTGTTCTCAGAATATTCAATAAACTTATCAACTCACTTTTTATTTGGTGTAATATGAATTCCATTTACAGCAATCCAACTCTGTAATACTGCAATTAAATCAGTATCTGTTAAGTCTGTATAAAGATTATTGTTTTTTAAATACTGGAGGTAATTAATATAAGAGTTAGCATAATTATTAAGAACAAGTTCAGTTAATTCTTCTTGTGAACTAGGTCTTTGTAAAGGACTATTTTCAGATATTTCTGAAGCTAATGCAAACAATTGAGATTTAGAAACAAAATCCTTATAATCTTCAAGTATTTTTAATTCCCCCTGTAACTTAACAACATCTTGGTTTTCTGTAACTTCAGCTCCTTCAGGTAATGTAGAAATAGCATCATCTATTTCCTTTTGTTTATTATTTATTAATTCATCAATTCTTTGAATTCTAGAAGTTTGAACTGTTTGTCCTGGAACATAGACATTTTTAAGATTAGTTGTTTTATTAGCTATTTCAAGTAAATCCTTTGAAATACTTTCATCTAACGAATTAAATAATTCGAAGGCGGCGTACACTTTATTTTTTTCTTCTTGTTTGGTATACTCACTATACTTTTCATCAATTACAGCTTTTTCATCAGCTGTTAATTGATCATAATCCTTCTGATATCTAACCTTAGTATAATTATGAATCCCTAAATCATCAACAAATGCATTTACTAAAGCAGGAGTTGCAGCAAAACGGGCTTGACCAAAATAATAATCATTCATCTGACCAGAAACAATCCTTTCACGATCATTACGGAGATTATCAAGTTTAGCCTTTAGTCTTTTATAATCAGCATCGTTTTGAGCTGCAGCAATTTTATTATCAAGATCTTTAGGTGTTTTAGCTTCAGTTTCTCCAGGTGTTAATTTTGCTTCTAACTCAACTTTAGTCTTTAAGATTTCTTCTGTAAGATTATTCCAATCTGAAAAGATTTTACTATAAACTCCTGAGGATATTAATTCCTCAGCACGAGCAGAACGATTAATAGCTTGAGCTATTTCTGGTGTAATATTAACACCTAAATGTTTTGTAAGTTCTTGAAGCTGATCATCACTAAGATCTAGTCCCTCTTCACTAAGAATAGCATCAATTCTATCAATATAACTATTTAACTGATTGTAAACTACATCATTTTGAGACTCGCCCTCGACCGCTTGATGGTATTGTAGTTTTAATCCTTCAGGCTCTTTAACAATCTCGAAGACTTTACCAGATAAATTAGTACTTCCTAGTTTACCATTATTATATAATTTATCAAGTTCTTTTTTAATGTCTTCTTTCTTATTATTTCTTAATAAATAAATTATTTCTTGTAAAGAATCATCAGATTGTTGAATAGCGTCGTTATTAATAGCATTCATTCTACCATCTCACTTATTGTGTAAGTGAAATACGGCACCACCAATTGTACCTCCCGCAAACGCCGTAGTATAACGTGATAAAATGTCTTCAGCTGACATTCCAAAATCATACTTCTTTGTTGGGTCAGTAATACCTAATGCATTTAAACCAGAATAAAAAGACTTGACAATATCTGAAGAAACTTCTTCCATAGTTTCTTCAATACCCTCATTAAGACTGTCATGTAATAAAGTGCCAGGTTTAATTGATGCTAATCTGGCTTGAATATTATTCTTAGTTTTAATTACTCAATTCGCTGCTGTTTTAGGTGAAATAACACCTTTATTTATATTTTCAGTTACTACTTTATCTGCAGCTTCCTTAACAACATTTCTAATTTGAGATTTATCCAGATATGTATCTTTAAATCAAAAGTCTTTAAAATAATCGTTATTCATGAGCCCAAACATAGCTCCCATAACAGATAACATACCAAGCCCAGCGGTTCGATCCGAAGCACCTGCTTGTTTAAAGGACTCATAAGCTTCAGTAGAAGATGTACCTGCCATGTATGCTAAGGACATTGCTCTACCTCAACGAACAGCATTCTCACTTATATTATCCTTTCCAACAATTCATTTTGGAATTTGTCCAATAACTCTCTGTTGGAACAGCTGTTTAGAACTATCCTCAACTAGTTTACCTAAACTTTCTAAAGATCAAAACTTATTTCTAGCATAGTCTGATAAACTTCCATCAAATCTAGAAAATCACGCTTGTAAATCTGTAGCAGTTTGTGCTGATTTAGATGTTGATAAATCTCCTGTAGCAATGCCTTCAATGCTCTTAAAGAGCACTGGAAATAATTTTCCCAGTTCAATTCCTGCAGTTAAAGCTCCATAAACAGGACCAACATACGGAATTAACATTGGGGCAACTTTAAGAACTGTTTTTGCAACAGTTCCTGACACACTTTTATCTAATCCGTCAGAGTCAAAAAAATCATATTTGTTCCAAGCACTACCGTCAATAGTTAAGGTATCTGCAATATGTAGAATATCCTTTCCAGTTAGGTCTCTATTTCCTAATGTTTCATAATAAGGATCACCATAATCATTAAACTTAAGATCTCCTTTTTTATGAGTTACAGTTCTATTACCTACAACATGTTCTCCATCATCATCTCACTGTGCAAGAACCAAAGTGGGTCTAGTAATGGCTGATAAACCACCTCAGTCATTTGGGGTTCAAGATTCAAATTTACCAGTATCTGTATTAAATACTTTATTAGTTTGTGCAACCTCACGAATAGACATAGATGGACCAGAAGTTTCATATAGATTAACAATTCCTCGATTTCTTCTTTCTGGATTAGCAAATCGAACAAGTCTAGGAGAAACTTCTCTAACATCACCTCCTAATGGAGCAAAATAGTCCATAGGATCATATGTAAACGTATTCATTGCTGTACTAGACAGCTTCTCTTTATCCACCTTATTGTATAAATCTAAGGAACTTTGATAAAAAGAATCAAATTTTTGATTATCAAATTCTCCACGATCATTTTTAAAAGCTTCCTGAATTTCAGGGATATTTTTATAATATTCTCTATCTTGGAGACTTGAATTATCAGGAGTTATTCCCAAATTAACTATATCTTGTACACTTTTGTCTGGTTGAAAAAATAAGGTTGCTAACCAGTCATTTTTCTTCTGATCAATCATATGTTAAAAGTTAGTTTTTATACTTTGACGTTGTCTTTTTAATTTAGCTTGATTAAGAATATCTCTATAATCACTACTGTTTGCTAATTCATGATTTGTAGCAACCGTAGCTAATTTAGAGTCATGCATTGGCATGAAAATCATACCTTTATACAAAGAACTTTTATCTCCAATACCAAATCAGCCGCCTTTAAACTTATCGGTTCGTTTGTCTGATTTTTTTGCTACCTCTCCTCCATAATTTACATAAGTTGAATATATGTCAAACAACCGCCCATTATCTGGTCCATCAACATGTTGTAATCACTGAGAGTCATTATTAATGTCTACGGCTTTATCGCTTACATAACCAGATAATCCAAAGAAAACCATAGTATCCTCAGGTTTAAAAATTCAAGTATTAGTTGTTTCGTCATAAACTAGGTCTAAGTCAAGTTCCTGTTGTTTTGCTTGAATACTTTGTGCAGTAACTCCATAGTTAGATTCTACTCAATCATTAAACTTTTCATAACGACTCCAAGCGTCTAGATCAGGCTTATATATGCCTTGACTCTCTGCTACTTTATCTTTAGGTAATCACATTCGACTCAAACTGCTTGTACCATCCCATACAATTCTGTTTAAATCAATATCTGAAATTCTTTGATCACCAATAAATATTGAATTACGATCAACTAAGTTACCAACTTCAGCTTCATTTAGAACTGTTTTTAATGTATTTTGAGCTACTTTCTTACCTGTTTTATCTAACATTGGATAATCTTGAGTTATTACTTCAATACCTCCTTTTTGTTGAGATGACGAAATAGTAGCAAATCTTGGATCAGATACAGCACCAGTTGCCACCATTTCTAAATAAGTTTTTTCAACGGGTTTATCTGATCCTGTTCCTGAACCACTAGCTGCCTTTGAAGCAGTAGCATCATAGTTAAGACTAATATCAGAGGCTATAGAATGATCTGTATGTTTGACAATTGCTGTAGTTAACAAGTGCTGTACATCCTCAGCTTTATTAGGATTTAATCCTTCAGCAGCTGCTTGTGCTTTCAAAACATTTCTCATGTTTTGAGGTAATGTTTTATATAAATAATTTACTGCTAATTGTAAGCTTTCTTGGTCATTGTAACCTTGATTAGATATCTTTTCATCTGTAGAGACTTTATAATAACCATCAGGACCAATACCTAATAATTGTTCAAAACCTTGCTCAATTTTGTTTTTATACTTAGTTGTGTATCTGTCAAATTTATTCTGAGACTGTTCTGTACCAAATGCACCGATAGTATTTTTAACATAATTGATAATTGATTCCATACCTACAGCATTAGTTAAATCTGTTAAAATAGATCCATTATATGCTAGTTCAGGTTGTTCTTCTCTTAAATGAATTAACTGAGAATTAGTTAAAACTTGATATTTTTCAGGATTATTATAATAGGTGGAAGCAGCAACCGTTTTCAAACCCTCATCAGTAACTACATACATCTGCCCATCATTTGACAAAGCAATCTCAGATCCAGCCTTTTCATTTTTAACCTGAGTTACTGCATTTGTATGTAATTCATTATTATGTCTAATTCGATTAGCTAATGATTGAATTCTAATTAAATCAGACATATCATATGATGATGGTTGCCCTGTACTAAATAAATTACCAAAATTTTTAGCTTTATTTAAAAATGAATTTGCCATAGATAGGAAATAATCTACATCATTTGGCAAACCATTTTCTTTCAGCACATTAACTATCTCCTTTTGTATTAATTGATCCTCCTTATTAGTTGAAGAGGTGGGTTGAGAAACAACAGCAGGAGAAGATGATTCTCCTGCCGAGTCTCTAAAATAAGGAGTATAATAGATTCCTCCTGATTGATATTTTTTTATTTTCATTAGGACATCATTTTAATAAATAACCTAATAATATTATTATTTAAATCACGAATTGCCTTATTAATATCCTTATTCTGATCTAAGTAATGTTGATCGTTAATTGGTCTAACGTTACGACCACTAACTTTACCACCAGACTTAAATCTATATGTAGTATAATCTACTCCAGGAGCCTTAGGCGGTGTTCTAAATTGAGGCATAGAGGTATCTAAGTCTGCTCAATTTCTTCCATGAAATCAAAATTTAGGATCTAAATTTGGCAAATTACCTATATAATCTGCATAGTGTTGATTTTGCAAACTAATATATTCTTTAGGTTTATTATTTTGTAATCAAGATTCAAATGTTGTTTGTCTTAATACATCATCTTTATCTAAAGAATTAATATAATTATTATATTCAGGTCTATATTTCTCTAAAGCTGTTTGAAATTCTGCGTTTGCTCGCATCTGTCTTAATTGACCCTCTGCAGCAGCTTTTGCAGATTGATCTTTACCAAGATCAGTTCTCAATTGGTAAATTAAGCTTTTAAGGTTTTGAGCATTTTGCATTGTTTTTCTTGCATCAACCATAGACTCTTGACGTAAACCTTCTGCTAATCTAATTCGATTCTCATTTTCTATCTGATTTCTAATATTAGCATAAGTTTGTTTTTGTCCTAAAAGCTTATCATTATACTCTCCAATTAATTGAGAAAATTTAGTATCCCTTTCTCCAATTAGTTGATCGGCTTGTTGATCTCTCATAAGTCTTTCAGCCATTACTTGATTAGGATCATTAGTTACAGTTTTATATTGCCGAATATTTTTTATTCTATCATCATAACTTCTGAATAACCCATTGTCATTAAAGGTCGAATAAAACTCTGTAGGCTTTTGCTGTTGTGATAATTGAGTAGCCTTACGAATTGCGTCTTTTTCAATATTAGCAGTTTTATTAATTGCTCTTGCTGAAGCAAAAAAATCGGCAGCTCCTAACAACATATCAGGATTAACATTTATAGGCTTATTTACACTATTACCATAAGCACTACGAGATGTTGATTTAGATGATTGAGTATTTTTACTTGCAAGTTGAGTAGATGGAGTATAACCTGTATTAAGATTATTAACAGCATTGTTTAATATTTCTCCCATTCTTACTGAATAATTATTGATCAGCGACTTTGGAGTAGTTACTGATTTAGCTGTTACTTCTACAGGATTCATTGTAATTACATCGCCTAATTGTGCTTTAACAATCTTCCCACCTCTTTTATAAAATCTATAATTATAATGACTTGCTAATACAGGCAAATTTAAAGACCTATTACCTTCAGTAGATGTTGGTCTCCGTTTGAAAATAAAAGGATTATAATAAGCTTCTTCTCCAGGGTTTAAATTTCCCATCCGTCTTCAAATTGGAGTTACTGCTCTTTGATTCATAGTTAAAGGATTATACTCTTGGAGGAAGTGATTTCTATTATTAAGTCTATGAGCAACATTACCAAATTCCCTAAACTGAGCTCTATGAAGTAGTCTTTCGCCAAAAGCATTCTGCAAGAACCAAGGTAATTCCTCTTTAGTTCTAAACCTCAATTCTTTTGATTCTCCTGTTAGTCAATTAGATGACTTATTTTTTGCATTTTGATATTTTGATTGAAATTTAGATAGACTTTCATTATAGAACTTATTTTTTGGCAATGCTGATTTAATTTCATCATCTGCTAATGCTTTTGTATAATCAGCAATCTTCCCATTCTTTACTCAGTCTTTTCCTTTGAATCTATCAGGATTATCTTTAACTAGTTTGTCTGCAGTTTGTTTTTGTAAATCTTGAAGCTTCTTAGGAGATACTTTTTCATTTGAGTTAACAGGTAAACCTGTCTTTTTATATCCAATAGCTCTATCTAACGCTCTTTTACTCCCTAGTAAACCCTGAACTCCAAATAAAATATTTCTATAGTCGTCTAAAGTTCACTCCGAATTTTTATTAAGAGAGTCATAAGCAGCACTTAAACCTAGAGCAGAGAATCCTGCTGAAAGCATAGGTTTCATTTTTCTAATAATTTTAGCTGTTTTCGCAGCTTTTCCTGCAATTCCTACGCCTGGTATAAAAGTTACCGCATCTAGTCCCAAACCTAGTAACGCATTTCCTATATCTCCTGCATCAAGACCATCTCGTTTAACATCTGCAGTAAATTGTGCAACTGTAGATCCAACACCTAAACCTGCTGCAACTGGATTACCACCAGTAGGAATAGATGCAACTAAAGCTCCTAAATCTCCAGCTAATGCTCCTAGTTGCCATTTATCAGCATCTGTTAAATCACCAGCTTTAATTTGAGAAGTAGTTGCAGCTTTTTTAGTGTCTCTTACCTTAATTGCTTTTGAGTCTTTATATTGATCCTCAGATTTCCAATTAATCAAACCTCCTGTTTGCTTCATTGGGATATTTAACTTAGCTCTATTAAAGCTTACTGGAGTAAATCTCTTACCTTGTATTTGATCATTAAAATCAAATCATGGGTTTCTTGATAATTGTGAACGATCAATAATGTCTCTTAAGGCACGCTGTATATTTGCGTCCCAGTTAGAAATTTGAGAAAGTCTTACTTGATTTCCAGATTTTCCATTTTCTCATCAAGTTATATAAGATCCAGCATTATTTTTAGAAGGGTCTATAATTCTCTGTTTCTCATCATCATAATATGCCTCTTGACCAGTCCTTGGATTGTATAAAATACTCCATCCAGAGTAGTTTTGTATAGGTTGGCCATTTTCATCAAGTTGATCACTAGTATTCAAGATGTCTTCCCAGATCCATCCTTTATAAGCGCCAGCTTCATTACCTAATAACCTTTGAAATGCATTTCCTGTAGATTCGTTATTAGTTGTGGCACTTCTAATATATGAAGAAATGTCTATAGGATTGCCTTTCTCATCTAGAGCAAGAGGTGTGCCCCCCGAAATAGGAACACCAAATTCATTTCTTTGCGTATTAGAATCAATTACGTCTAATACATTAACACCACTTGGCAGTCCTTGATAGGCTGAAGTTACATAAGAATATACAACATTGTTATCATCAGCATACTTCTTGTCAAAATATGGATTATACTGTGTATTTCGGTTATATCGTGTATATGGATCATTTGTTCATAAAACTTGCCAGCCTCCATTTTGTGATGGATCAAAGAGATTATTTCTCATTCGTTCAAAAATATTGACATTTGGAGAACTTAATTCTTTATGAATCTGAGAATTAGGATCAGCTCATTCATTTTTACTATATAACCTTCCATTATACAGTATATAATCCTTAAATTGTTTTAGACCAGGATATTGTTGTACAAAATTATCTCCAAAATAAGCATTTCTTCAAGTATCTCCATATCCTTGTAATCCAAATCCTTCAGTATAAAGTTCTCCGTTATTTCCATAGACAATACCAAAACGATCCCTTACTTCTGGAGTTATATTATATTTCTTGTCATAACTACTTGCTTTAGCAGCACGTTGTTCTTCTTCAGTTTTAGGAGCTATTGCTTCTTTAGATTTTGAGTTACCGTTTAGATAAATTCCTATGTCGTCCAATGCTTCTGCATCTTCATCAGTTCAAGTACCTTGTTCAATTCTAGAAATCAGATCATTAACTCCTTGATCACCTAATCTGTTATATAAATCAATATATACTTGTCGATCTAAATTATTAAATCCAATAAATTTATCTTCTTTATTATAATTAGCAATATCTTTTAGACTATTTAAACGCTTAGAAATTCTTAAATTATTAGCCCCATTAATATAAACTTTCTTGCCATCAATTAATTCATAGTCACCTGTTTCTTTATTACGTTTATATTCGCCATATAGAGTATCATTCCATTTATACTCATTTCGTTGTACTGGTTCAGATGCTGGAGCAACATATTCAAACCCTTTTAAAGCATTAATTGCATGCCTAGATGCAGACTCCTTACCACCTCAAAGGTTTCCTAAAAATCTGCCTGCTCTAGTTCTACGTTGCTCAAGTCTACTTTGTTGGTTATTTTTGACGTCAAATGACACTGGTCCGTCTAATCTATTAGCATTAGAATCATAAGATAAGTCAGCTCCAGAACGAAGTGCGTCTGTAATCTTACTAAATTGATACGCAGTGTCTTCATCATCAAGAGTTTTACCATATGAAGTTAGTTGATTTAAAAAATTATCGTCAACTTCATATTTATTACCATCAATAGTAAATGTCCCATATTTTTTTGTTGGAGCTGTACCTCCACTTTGAAATTTTTTAATTACTTGTGCCATTTTACTACATTATAATTTATACTAAAAAAGAGAGATTAGATCATCCCAATCTCTCTTTTTCTCTAAATGATCATCATTTACTATTTCTTAACCATTGAACCACCACAAGCTTTCTTAGCACATTTTTTACGGCCAATCATTTTACCGCCCTTTTTAAATACAGGCTGACCTTCAGGTGCTTCACCAATTGGACCTTGAGGAGCATTCATTGCCTGCTGAACTAAAGCAACAAATCCTTCACATACTTGCATTGCCATTTGACAATCTTGAGCTTGTAAAGCTTGCATACTCATTTCAGCTAACATTTGAATAGGATCCTGTGCGTTAGCCTCAGGTGCAGGTGCAGGAGCGCCCATTGGGGCTTGACCCCCTGCCTGATACTTCTTAATTTTCATATTTTTAAATTAATTTAATTATATTACTTTTAATATCTGTCTTTATTTATCATTATCTAACATATACATAATCAATGTTCAAAGATACTATATAAAATAATAAAATCCAAACAAATTATTAATAATTTTCTGAGAGACAAAGTTTTCTGTAGAATATTTGTAAAAGTCCTATTATATACTTACTTTTGTATCATAGCCCAAGAATAATAATAGAATCTATTTCATACTCTCTGGAGATGCTAGATTAAACATAAGTATATAGGGTTGAAAAAGATAGTTAGTATCTTTTTAAGTCAGAGAAATATAATTCTCTGACTTTTTTATTTTGGGGCCTCTACATACTGAGTTTCATTCGAATCTTGCTTGGCTAAATAAGAAAATACTTTCTTTCCTAATGTTTTATAATCTGTGTCTGATTTAGACTTGTATGCTTTTTTTGCCAAATTTACTAACGTTTTGGTGTTTGGACGACTAAAAATGCGCTCACCTCCTGATAAAACTGCTTGTTCCTTACCATTAGAACCAATAATGTACATTTCGTTTATTTCAATATCTTCATCTAAATCATCAAACTCCAAAATATCCCCAACCTGTATTCCTGAGTTTTGGGATACTTCTAAGACATAAAGAACATTGTCTTCGATAAGCAAATCCTCTGACAGAGGAACTCCTTTTTGAACAGAAATTACCCCAAAATCGTCATTAATAAAAATAATATCTAATGGTATTGTTGTATCCTGCATTCAGAATACTACTTGTTGAGGTTCATTATAAACAAATAACATACCTTCGTCGTCATCTAATTCTTCAACATCTTGGAGACCTTTAGTTTTCTCTTCTTCTGTTTCAGCTACTAGAACCTCATATTCTTTATTTCCTATTTTGATATCTATTTTATTCATTATAGTAATTCCTTAGTTTTATCCTTAGTATTCTTTATTAATTCTTTTGCTAATAACTTACCTGCTTCTATCATAGCTTCATCAGAGCCGTCTTTATAAAGAACTTCTAATTTGTTAGTAAGATCTATATTTAGAACTAATTCACCTGTTTCAATCTCAGCTTGTTGCGTAATTTCCCCACCCTCAGACTTAGAAATAACAGGAATCCCTTTTTTAGTGATATTACCTTCTAACTCGGGATTTTTTGATTCAAGATCATGTTTTCTAGCATGTAGTGCTCCCTCAACAATCACATTTTGAATCTTTCCGCCCTCCTTAAATCTCTGCAGATCAGATTCTTTTTTATTTGTCCAAGATTGTAATAACTGTTTAGCTTCTTCTAATTTCGGAAACTTTATACCAGATTTAGCTAAAAGTAATTGAGGTGTAGCTCCAGAATATCTATTTTGATTTTGAGAAACATAATTTTCAGCCATTGTATTAGATTTAACTAATTTATTTTCCAATCCAATGTCTGTTAATAGTTTATTTACTCTATTTTGTTCATTAATAAACCTATTAGCTTTACCCTTCCCAAACAGCATTCTTTTACCTCCCATTCCTTGGGCAGCTTCTATATCTGCTGTTGAACTGCCGTAAGCATTTGTTAAATTATCAATCTCAGCAGATTTATTTGATTGAATAGTTTTTCCTGCAAATGCTCCTAATACAGTTCCTACTCCAGGCAAAGCACCTAGAAGTTCATTAGCTTTATTAGCTCCAGATAATCCAGCACGAGCAGCATCATTAGCATCTAAAGTGTCAATTTTAGCTCCTAAAGCCCCACCTATAGCATCAAATGTGCCTAATGCGGCAGAAGCAAGTGGTCCCACACCTGGTATCATTGATATTGCACTATTAATTCCACTATTAATAGCACTTTGAGTTTCATTAAAACCTTTAGTAGCAGAAGCTATCTGCGATCCTGCAGCTCCAATTGCATTCAACGCTTGTGCATTTTCTTGTGAAAATTTTGAAGCTCCGCTTTGCCCATTTCTTCTATTTTGTTTATTTGCCACTCTTTGTGCCTTTTTTCCCAAACTGAAGGAATTATTAAGTTGAGGTAAAGCGATTTCATAATCTTTAAGTTTAGGACCCAATAGTGAATAACCAGAAGCAATTCCTCCAGTTTGAAATTTTTGGAGGAATTGCTTGGGTATTATTATTTTATTATGCATAACTAATTGTCATTAAAGTTTGTATAGCATTAATAACTACTAATTTATCTCCAGTATATTTTATTTTTATTTTAACCCATTTATCTCTAATTCTTGTAGAATTAATTGTTGATTCATTAATTATTGGAGTTTCTTGATCTGAGTTAACTACATACCGATTTTTAAAATATATTGGAGAAATTGTATAGTTCCATTTATCTTCTTTATACTCAATATTTCCTAATCTTCTACCAACATCCTTAATGTTTAGACAGTTATCTGAAATACAAAGTTTATATTGAGATAATATAGGATCATAATCCACACTTACCTCATACTTCTGAATAATGTCTTTATTAGCTAAATTGATTGTACGATTGAAATCTGGAAATTTTGTTGATTTTTTTGAGCTGCCAAATTCTGCTGTATATAAGTTTCTATTATATAAATCTATATTAGGCTCGCCATTATCTCCATATGTCATTTTAACCTGACTTTTCTTAAAAATTCCTTCTTTATTAAAGTCATAAACATCTCCAATTAAGCTAATTTCTAAAGAATCTGGTTCCACATTATTAGAAATAATAACAAGATTATTAAATATTTTTTGTATACCTTGTGGTGTGTTGACAACAAATTCAAATTCAAATGGTTCTTGTTGATCATATCATTTTGTTGGAGTGATTTGATTTGTTGTTTTTTGATCAAAATAATTTATCTCATCAAAAATGCCAGCTCTTCCATGAACATAAAAACCGTTTCTTAAAAGGTTATCGTAACTTACCTTATTTGCAGTTGGAGGAATTGGAGTGTTTTCTTTATCTAGATTAAAATCATTAATATCTCTTACTAAAGCAAGAGTATCACTCATCGCTTGCCCAACTACTGTATTATTTCAATTAGATTCTACCTCATATTCTTTAACTATCATCTGAGGAATAAACTCAACGTCAATTGTTATATAGTAATAATCATTTCAACTAAATGATTCCGTGTTAAACAAAGATAGTTTACTTTTATTAGTTTTCTTTCCTGTACTGTCTAATAGAGGCTCAATTCGCATAATTTCGACAGGATTCTCAGAATCTGAACTAAATAAAGAAGATGTATAAGAACTGCCCTCACCTACATCATCATGTACTGAATCTCATTTATAGTGTATCTTATTCCCAGACTCATCTAATAGTATAGTAGAAACTGATAGAATTCTACAGAAGAAATAATCATATAGATTAAATCCTTCATAAGTAAGTATTCTTTCAAAAGTTGGAGTATAATCTCATAAATTACCGCAAGGTAAAAATTCCAGATTATTAATATTAGTTATGTCATTAGGCCAATATGCAGGTTTTTCTCTGTCTTGTATATGTATACCATACACACTATTTTGATTTTCATAAACAATCCCCATAATCGCCGCTCTATCTCTATCCATTGTGTAAAAAATATTATTAATATTTTCAGAATACAATGGAGTTCATGAATACTTAGTTATTCATTTTTGTAAACGTTCATTATAACAAAGATTTCATATTTTATCCTTATTATAGAATGTAAACATAACATCTCCTTTATAATTATTATAATGAGTTTTTACATTTCGGTAGGCGATTGTTGGATATTTATCCAGTTCAGACAAAGATATATTATCATTTAGAAACCTTTGAACTGCAAAATCAGAAATTAATACAAAACCCTCACGTTGATTATATTTCCAAATTTTCTTAGCATATGTGTCAACTCCATAAATAGCATTAGGTGTTCTAACAATAGATTCTTGTCAAATACTACCATAATCAGGTGATATAGCGGTTACTTGATTTTGTAATACTCCAGCACCATACATATGGATAGCTTGACCTGTTGTGGTTGATAAAAGTGCTTTTTCGTTTATAGGAATAATTGCTACACCATGTTCAAATACACAGAATAAGTTAGTGCCTAATGGTAATAACTTAACAATAGCTCCATATTGACGTTCAATATCTTTATAGTCCAATCCCTGGAAGATTCTATATGCATTTTTGAAACTGTCATCTTGTTGCACATCACTAAACATAATACGAGTATCAAATAGTTCCTTAGTATAAGGAACATCTGGAGCAGTAAAGTATTTTTTAAATGGTAGTGTTACGTTATACCCATCATTAAGAATCCAACTTTCTTCAACCTTATTTGACGGAGCAGTACTAATACCTTGTAAAGGATAAAAACTCCTTGGATTACCCATTTGCGCCATTTCTTCTACATTTTGTCTATTTTCAGATCTAAAATCCAAGTGATAATTAGACAAACATTTATAAGTAAGTCAATAACCCATTGGCACAGAATTTACATCAGCTCTGTTAATGTCTTTCCATTCTTGAGCACTAGTTTTATCGTATCCTTTATAGCCATCCTTTCAAGTTGTAGGCTGTACAATTATTTCGTTAACAGGAACTTCTGGGTCAATAAAATTAGTATTAATTCTAATTGTAACTGTGTTTGTGAAACAATCACCCCGATAAACTGTAGGGATAATCATTTCTTCACTATATTTTCCATTGACCTCTTTTCTTACAGACTCAAACTCTCGATCATATATTTCATATCGCTGACTAATTGCCATAAACGGAGAGTAGTCATCACCTCTAATCTCAAAATACTTATTTAGATAAGCTTCATTATATCCAGAAATCTTAATATCGTAAACACTATTATTATCTAGTATCGTATTAGTTCCAACAAATGGGCAATATACTCCTCTAAGTAATTTGTTATTATCTTCCAAGAAGTCTTTTTCAGCAAAGAATTTAAAGTCTTTTACATCTTCAGGTGTTCCCGCTCTTGTACAATAACCATTTCCTTCAGTATATTTTAAAGGAGTGTCAGGTGGAATATAAACCAATTTACTAATAATAGTACCCGTGGAAGATATATGATTAAGACCATTAACGGAGTAATGTCTATTAACTCTTTTAAGTGTATCGGCTTTATATGTTTTTTCTAATACAAATTCTGAATTATCTAAAATACTTTGTAACTGTTTATTAACTGATGCATCCAAGCATAGTAACCCAGAACTTTGTTTTGAACCAGTAGTTAAAATCCTAGTATTAGCTCCTGTTGTAAGTATTCCAGAGCTACTAATAAAAGATTCTGCAACATATCCCAATTTATCAGAATCATATATCATTGGAATATAACTACTAATATCTACTCCAATTGAAAATCCTTGAGCTAATATTGTTGGGATTCTTTTCTGTCGTACAAAGAAGAATCCTTTAATTTTATGTTCATTCTTCAGTACAGATAGAATTTCATTATTTATTGTAAACTTTAAACCAATTGGTTTAATAGTACTTTTAGATTCTACATCGTTAATAATTTTAGCGTTAGGTAATTGGAAAACACCCTTTACATTTGCTAATAATTCTTCTGTAGCTAAAAAAACTTCTTCTTTTGGTATATAATTTAGTTCCTTCTTATCTTTAGAAGAATATAGTGTGTAATAAGATCCAGATCTTTCACCTAGTTTTTTATTCCCTTCTGCATCTACATAATGGGTATCATCAATTCACCTGTTATCAGGTATATATTCAAAGTTACTTTTCTCAAGGCTCTCAAAACTACAACCTCTTAGATTATATACAGGACTTAAAGAATCATCATTGAAAATATATACTACTCCAAAACGATAAATTTCGTTAGGTCAATATCCTAAATAGTAATATATATTTAATGGATTGTAATATTCATTTAATAATACACTATTAGTATTACGAAGTCTATAGTCTTCTGGATCAATATATCCTAGATCTCTGTCTTGTACACATTGTACCTGTATAAAATACGACAGATTTTGTAGTTCTTTATTATTTACTAATGTTTGTTGTACATTACCAAAAAATAACATATTCTGTACTTGAGCTTGAGTCTTTACTCCAGTACATATATTATATTGAATGTTTAATTCCTCTTCATTAATCTCCTCAACTAACTCATACCCATCAATATTAATTGATAAAAGTGATGATTTGATTTTATAAGGTTTAACTATTTTATATGTTTTACTAGTATGAACTCCATTAACATCAGAAGTATCTCTTCTATAGTACACAAATACATTAGCAAAAGAAGTGTCAAGATTAGATAATTCTAAATATATTGACTTTTCTGTACGTTCATCAACTAACCCTCCAGATATAGTCTTAGAGTTTGTAATTGTTCCCTTAGTTATAGAAATAATTCCTGATTCTGCTACAATATCGGTCTGATTATAATCGTTGTCAGCTAATTTAAAATAAAATGTATAATTTCCAACACTTAATTGACCATGAGAAATAATATTAAGCAGATTAACTTTAGGAATAGATTTAATGTTTCTAAATAATCTAGTGGTTAGGTCTAAATCTTCTTCTTTATATAAATTTGTTTGTATTAGTTGATTTCTAACAATCCGCTTATATCTGTTATCTTCAATAACAGAATAAGTTGAGTTAATAATTCTAGGTGGATTTAGATCATCGTTAATTATCAAGTTAACAGTACCATCGTATGATGGTTGACATTCAATACTTAGAGGCTTATTTAAATTAAAATCTAATTTATCAGTCTCAAAATATTGTAACTGTCCGTCAACAATTTTATTTCTAAAAGGTTGATATTCATGTGCTAAATCACCTTCTTCAAAATATTTTTTTACATAAAGAGTTGTTTTACTCATAACTATTTAAGACTATTAATAAGTGATTCAGACACTTTCATTAATTCATTTTTATCCTCATAACTAAAATCTAAGGCTGTTCAATCCGCAATATAAGTTGCATTAGTATTTGTATTTGATACACATCCACTATCACCTGAATTTAATACTTTAATTGTACTATTTGTTGTATCTAATCATTTAATGACATTATTTGATGAATCATAGATTAGTTTATCAAGTATTCCTTTAAATTTATTAGTATATACTTCTGCATTTGCAAGTCCTAATTCCTTAAAATCAGAATAAATTTGACCATCAATTAAACTATCTTGTTCTGTTAAAGAGTCATTATAATTTTTAGCCTTAAATTCAAAATCATTCCTTAAGGTACTATAATCTTTATCTATTAACTCAGATTTAAGTTGTGTAAATGATAAAGGAGATTCTTTAGTTCCTTTAATAAGAACATTTGACACAGATTGATACTTAGTAATATTATCAGAATCATACTTAATTTCAACATCATTGTTTGGCAATTCTACCTTAATTTTGGCATTCATTCAGTTTTTATTAAGATACTCCCACTTATTAATATCGAGAGTAGCTTGTTGAGTGACAGTTCCATTAGTTGACGTACTAATTGAGTTGTTAGAAGTAATGGGTTGGTATCAAGCTGTTGAAATAGGCTCAGGCGCTAAACTGGCTACATATAAATGTAATCCCATAATTTGTAAAATATACAATGCATAGCGAACATTATCCTTATTAATATCAGAGTTACTGTCACTAGCAGAGTTTCCAATACCTGTTAATAAAAACTTAGATCCTATTAAATCTGTGGTGCCATCACAAGAGATATTTACTCCATATTTTGTATTAACACCTACGCTTCATTCAGGATCAATTCCTACAGTAAAATTTCCCTTAGAGTTATTAAAGGCAATAATTGCTAATGAATTTTTAGAATCATTTGTACAAAGAATTCCTAAAGTAGGAGATGTAGAAACTCATATTAAATTCCCACCTCAAAGGGATGAACCACGTTGTGCTTTAAAACTAGCTCCTTCAAATAAATAACCACCCTTACTTTGTTTTTGACTAGTTGGCCATTGTACTTGAAAAACAACTGGAGTAATTGAAAGTTTATTACTTAATAAAGTATCTGCAAAATATGATTGCAGTCTAGACCAATCTGCAGCATCAGTATCTTCATTGTTAGCATATATAGTAAAAGCTCAATCGTTATCTTTTGGCTCAAGATATGTAATACTACCCATATCTTTTGACGCTGAATCATTTACACCTATGGTGCCCAGGTTCCTAACTTTAGGTCTAAGACGAAACTTTTTACTGTCTCCAGGAAAATGGTTAAGAACTATAACAGGTAATTTAGAAATTGCTGGATCATTTCCATTTAAAGATTTAGTATCGAACTTATTAAATACTTTTTTCAGTTTCTCGTTTATTTCATCTCAACCTGAATTTTCAGTTAATTTTGGATAAAAAGTACGATTATAAGGTACTGGAATAAAATTATATAAATAAGTTCTATTAAATCCTTTTATAGTCTTAGGTTGAGCATTTGCATAGGTATATAATCCTGTTGTACTATAATAATTAAACGAATTAACAGACTCAGAACGCTCTTGAGGTTTAGTTATATTATTTTCTGTTACATAATATTTAAATAAATTATTATAACTAAAATCCAACGATTTTCAAGTAGACCACATACTATTATCTTGAATGATTTCAGAGAAAAATAAGATACTGGGAGTATTAGCTTCGATCTTTAGTTTTTGATATTCTCTAATACCAATATATTTTGATTTTGCAGGTGTTATCTTCTTAGAAACAAAATCCGAAATACTCTTTTCATGATTATTACTGCTAGTTAGATCTTCGGAGTCAACATTATTATTATATAGATTACTTAATATTTCAGTTGTAAATACGTCTTCTTTTGGATCTTCAGCTTTTTCTACAGTAAAATGATTAAGTGATATAGTTAATTGGTCTATCGCCTCTTTAATTCATTTGTCTCTTGCTATAAATTGAAATTGACTTTCAGTAGAATAAAAAGCATTCATAGCTTTAGAAGCTATAATTGGAGCTCCTACGGCTCGAATACAAGTTCCTCCCTTAGGCTTTCCTGTTTCATCATCAACTTCTGCGTTTTCTCATAATTCAATTACAAATAAATATATACCACTTTCGGCTTTTATGTCCTCTAATTCTATAATTGACTGTCCTAATAAATCAATGTTATCATCTTGTATATAAAATGGTTCCTTATTTTCTTCTGTAATAGGTATTCAAATTAGAGATTGTTTAGTTGTGTCAGGGTTGTTATCTAGTTTATATAAACGACGTCAAGCAGTATATTGCTCTGTTCTAATTGGAGCTTGTACAGTGAAGTTTAAATTGATACTATTATCATCAACAGTATACTTAAATACATCAAAAAACCTAATGTTATCTACATTGAATAAGTCATCCAATGTAAACTCTAATTCTGTTTTATGATTATCATACACAACAATAGTTTTATCTCCAAATTTAACAAAAGGAATTGCTCTAATTTTAATAACCTGTGAAGAAGTTACACTTATATTTTCAGCTGTTCAGTTAAAATAATAATTATTTACATTATTATATGTAGCAATCTGTGACGTTTTTAGTTCAACGTCTTCTCCAAAAGCAGGACGTCAATTTGGCTCCTCACCAATTTTATATTGGAATCTAACATATAAACCTTCATAATTTTTAGGAATACTTCCATTATTAGCCTCTGCTCCATATTGTTCTTGATTTCAAATTTCATCAGAAACAGCAATTTGTGCTTGTACAGTTAAATCTATATTAACTGTATTTTTATTTGATTCTCCAGAGTCAGACTTAGATACAAAATATCTTGGTACATTTACATCATCTAAATATAAATTAAAAGAATCAATTGGGGCAATTCTTGATTTATAAGATATTCAACCTGGAATCTCTCATTTGACATAATCATAACTATCTGTTTCTGATGCCTCAATGTCTACAGTATGTGTAGTAATTAATGACTGATCAATTTCATATAATTCCTTTTCCTCACTTAAAACATAAAAATTAATACTCTGTAAGTATCCTGAAGCATTTTTTTCCACGTAGATATAGTATCTATCTCCAGTAACTAGTTTAAATTTCTCAGTAGTAGAGTACAATTTTACGGTTTCCTTTTTAGATAAGTCTGTATAAAATACAGATAAATTAGGAGTTTTTTCACTTATAGTTTCCAAATCTTCATATTCTCAACTACCTACCTTAGGAGTAATTACTATACCGTCATAATCATTTAATGAATTATGATCACCTTCATTATTAAAAATAGTCTGAGGAGAAGGATAAGATCCAATTTGACACTTTTTATCAACTGGATTATATGAAACTATATATATTATATTACCATATTCCTTTATTCCAACAGGTATATAGTTGGAATCAAGTTGAGCAGTTGCTAACTTATAATTTCCCATATCATTCTGTAGAATGTATTCATTACCATTATAAGTTAATATGGTGCCGTTTATACAGTCTGTTAGTATATTATTTGGAGTTGTTAATGGATGTAGATCCATGTTTAAACCACCAGTAAAGCTATTAATTGTTTGTTGTCTAGCATCCATATAAGTTTATATTAAAACAATTTTTCCTTTAGTATCACGATATCCGATATACCTAAAGTTTCTTGTTGATATTTCATTTTTAGTAAATTTCCATCCTACATCAATAGGATAATAAACTTCAAAGAAGTGAGTTTTAGATTTATCAATAAAACTCTCTTCCCTAATTTTATATAAAAGGAGATCTTGAAATTTAAGTTTAGATCTCCTTTTATTTTTTATTTGCATTTGATAAAATTCTCATTCCGCATCAGTAAGTCCAAAAAAATATGATCCAGAATAAGTTTCTTGGTTAAATCTATAAAGAAGACGTAATTTAATTCTCTTCTTTAAGTTATAATAATAAAGTCTTTTAAAGCTATCTAAAAACATCTTGCCACAATATGCCGCAAATGACCTGTTATAAATCACTACATCTGCGCCTCTTTTATTTAAAGTATAAAAAGTATTAAATCCATACTCTAATAATCGTTTGATCTCATGTCTTGGAACTTTTGGATACTTTTGACAAATATCGTCTAAGTAATCATCTAAATCCTTAATTATCATATTAATAATATTGCTTACCTTCGTATGTATTTTTAGTTATCAGAGATTTTAAACTTGAATCAACATAAATTAACTTTTCACTAGCATCATATCCAGGTTTAGTATATCTAAAAGCAAGTTGATTCCCAGTAAACTGAGTTAATACATAATCTAAATCATTGAATTTTCCTTTTTTATAAACCTCTTTAAATTTTTCCTCAGAAAAAGATTTCATAGAAATCTCTCCATAATTACCAAATTTAAGAGGTAATACAAAGGTAACATTATTATTAATAATATCCAATAAGATCATATGAAAACAATCTTCAAATATTTTGGCAGCTAATACTTTACGATCTTTAAACCGTTTTTTAACTCAGATTCCTCTAAGAAGTTTTTGTGGTAGTGCTGCAAATAAATCTTTTGCTGTAAAAGAATGTGAAATAGTGTGTATAAGACCCATTAAGCAGTTGGCTTAAAACTTTTATTATATAATTTTCGATCTCAACGTGTACGTACATCTAAAATAGCATCCATTTCATTCTGAGATAAGTTATCAGGAATTCTTGCAGATCTACATAACTTCAACCAGTCTAATTTTACTACAGAAGCTAGCTGCATCATATTACCATCTTTTCTAACCAAACTTTGTTTATATAGGTCTATATACGCAGCATAGGTTGCAAGAGCCTTAACTTCTTTATCATTTAATAAAGGCAGTCCTGTATCGTCTACAATAATTCCATGATAAACAATCACCACATTATCATAATTTCTATCAAACAATAAAGTATCTCCCTCCACTTTATAATTTAGTAATTTACCTTTATGATAAAGAGGATCAGTATCTCATTTTCACGCTTCAGAATATTGTTCATAATATTCATTAGCTACATTTGGAAAAATATTAATATTAGATGTCATTTGAGCATCCTCTCATGGAATATGGACAGATTCAATTATATCAATATTACAAGGCAATTCAATCCTTCTATCAACAGTATTTGTCTTATAACGATATAATCGAGTATGTTTATTACCTATTAACTCCCAACCATTAAGAACAATATCTTCAAAATTATTAGGATTAAGAGTTGTTCCATACAATGTATTAGCTAATGAATAAACTGAATTAAAATTTTGTAATTTCATATTGTTCTTCTTGTTCAAATAAAATATCTATAACAGTTTCATTTTTTTCTTTTGTTGATAGTATTCCAGAATGATAAGTTTGAATTAGATCATTAGTTATTTTTAAGTTTGATGGTAATAATATATCATAATATTTTCATCCTTCTCGATCTATATCAGTATATACTTTTCTGGTTCTATAATATACAGTTTTCACTCTGTTATGATGATATTTGAGTATTCGGTAATGCTGGAGCTAATAATTGTCTATACAACCGAACCTTCTTTTCAGTTAATCTCTTTTGAATCTCATCAGATAATATACCACAGTCTAAATAAGATTCTAAATTATTAGCACAACAATCTCACTCTAAAAGCCTTCTAGGATCTAAAAATAATGCAATAATTGAGATATATTTTACAAAAGGAGCATTAAAAATATATCCATCCATATTGCCATTTCCATTTATAGCTGTATCAATATATACATATGGTTCCTGAGCACCCCGTTTTTTGTATTGATGAAATCGATAAGCCTCATCAGTATATACATTATATCTTATTTTTCTATCAATACTTCCAATAAATTTAATTGTATCAATACCATTTAAATATACAATAGGAGGAATTTCAAAATGTAAAGCTGTTTCACCAATTTGTACTCCATCAAAAATACAGTTACATTTTGACATAGACTCACATTTTACTTCAATACAGTTAATAGCTAAGAATAATTCATTAAGATTAATAATTCCCTTTAACAAATATTCCCGCATAATTATATTACGTTCAGCTACAACTTCATCTTTTAGTTGTTCAATGGACATAGTTGGATTAGAAGTAATTCCTCTCAATCCACTCATCACATCATTATAAATTGCACTTGCTATAGCGTCTATTGTCATAATAGTTTATTAAAAAGAAAAGGGTAAAGTGAGCGATAACTCGCCCGCTCTACCCTTTTGAAATATATTATATGATTAACTAGTCAGCAGATGCTGTACTGGTTTTTCCATCAATAGTAACAGTTACTGCAGCTTTGGCTTCTAGTCCTAAATCAGCTAGAGCAAAAGTAACTGTTGCCACATCTGGCAATGTAAGAGATAATGTAGATTTATCTACATAAGCTACTTTGCCTGGATCTGTAACATTATCTTTAACTAGTGTTACATTCGAACCAAACGTCATCAATTTTGTAACCTTATTTTGAGTACTTGATAGTGCAGTAACTACTTTTAAATCATTACTTTCCCAAGTAGCAGTTACAGACTGTACATAACCTACTGTGCTGGTTACATAGAACTGTTTTCTAGTAAATGAACCTTTATAAGTAACTTCAACAGCAAACGAATCTCCTTCATCAGGAGTACCTCCACTTACAGTAATCTTACCACTGCCGTCAGATTGACGTTCAATTTGGTATTTTGAAGGAGCATTAATCAGTTTCCAGTTAAAAGATGTAGCATCTGTAGTTAACACTTCATCATCAACAGTAGCTTGAAGAATTGCATTACCATTAGTAATTGCAGTCGGATTTAAGTTCTGATCACTTAAAATATTAAGCGTATATTTAGGAGTGTTAACAGGAGTGATAACGTCACCAAAAGCTGTATTAATGGCAGTTTCAAAATCAGTGGCTAGTTCCTGTAATACATAGAATGTATGAGTAGTAACAGAAACTAACTTTTGGCCAACAGTACCCTGCCCGTGGAGACCCCGACGGGGAACACAATATTGGAACGAATACTGATTGTATAATGCTGAAGCAATAGGATATTCTTCAGAATTAAGAGCCTTGTAGCGAAGATTAGCATAAGATGGGAAACGTAAATTTTCCTGTAACCAGGTGCCAGTACCTGTCTGCATTTCATTCTTAACCAAAGTACCATCATCTTTATTAGGCTGCGTACCATAGTCTTCATAGTTATCACACAAGTCTGCTGGGCATGCTGCTTCTGGAGCACTTTGAAGCTTAGCTTCTACAATCATCTGATAAGTGTCTACACAAGTTACAGTAACCTGACTACCAGATACAGAAATCTTTAAAAATTCATAATTTTCAGGAATAGCAAGTTTAATAGCCTTAGCCATAATTTTAGCAGCTTCACTTAAGTTTGAGTCAGTTAGTGTAAACTCAGCTAAAACAGGTTTTGCAAAGCGATACCAAGGCATAGCATAGTCAGATAGATACTTTTCATCAAGACTAAGACCAATAATAACTCTGTAAATACCCTTTTGATTTGGAGCATTAAATATTGCTTTAGCAACTGAACCTCTTTGACCAGTAGTTTTCCAAACTACTCCATTTACTAGACCGTCCTTTACATAATCCATACAACGTAAAACACGGAAAATAGGAGTTTTAGGAACAAGTGAATTAGCTAATGTACCATCAGCATTCTGAACCTGACCTGTTAATGCAAGGAAACGAGGTGTTACACCATCTTCCAGTACATTAGAATTAATTATAACTTCTTTTTGAAAATCAAACATAATTGTCGAAATTTAATTTATTAATATTAATTATTTCCAGGAATTGCTATAGTTTGATTAACAGGAATGTTTGTCTGCAGTCTAGGATCACTTGCATTTTCCAAAAGCAATTTAACATAAGTGTTAATAATTTCATAACAAATATAATCTGGAAATTCTAAGACCTGTGTATTATCATCTATTTCTAACAGATCTTCTTGAGTCATAGTTACATACATTGGAGACTTTAAATAAGTAACTTGAACTTTAGTTGTAGTTCAATTAGAATCTCCAATATGTATTTCTAATTTTACAGTAGATTGATTTGATATTCGTTTATATTTTTCCTTTTCTGAAGAACCTTGTTTATTCTCAATTTCACTATCCATTTCAGGATTAGTTACATCATCTTTTGGATTGTTATTGTTAATTATATAATAATAAGGTTTTTTATGTGATGGTTTCATATAGTAATTATTAATTATTCCACCTTGAATGTCAGCCGTCATTCTCTGACAATTTGAAATAATTGTTATTTTGTTCATTCCACCACATCTATCAAAATTGGAATTATTACCTTCAAATTCAGCAACACAATTTAGTAAATGTAAATAATCTTTAGGTAATTCGACAACTCAAATGTTATCATTTAACATAGAGTCCTCTTTACGCTTAGGTATTATTGTGGCTGTAGTTTGCAAAACTCTTAAATCATCAGAACTCTGTTGATTGATATCATATCTATTGTAAATCTCATTTATTTTTTGTTGGATTGCTTTATTAAACAAGTATATGTAATCCTCCAACAAAAGTGCTGGGGCTTTTAATTTATTACACTCAATTAAAGCAAATTCATAACACTGTCTTAAAGTCATACTTGTTTAATATTATATATCGTGTATAAATATTGTCTATTTTAAGAATAATTATTCTTTGGTAGCTTTTGATTTAGCTGTAGTGGTCTTAACAATAGGTTTATCTTTTAAAGCAACTCCAGCCATGTCTGGATAAGTTTCATTTCGAATTGACTCATAGATATTTAAATTCTGAGGATTCTTTAAATAAAGAATTACAGATTCATCTGTAACTCCAAGGCTAGTGTCAGCATACATCCATACACCACTTTCATGAATAATTACTTTTTTATCTTTTGCATCGATTAGCAACAATTTTAGAGCTGTATCTGATCCAGTATACAAATCAATAATAAGTTCTGGATTTTTATCAGCTCTTTGGTATAAATAATCTTGTATATCACTAGAAGGCGCATTTCTCATTGACTTACCAAGTAATTTAACTTTTGTTAATCTTCCTTGATCAGTATCACCTTCAATATACATATAAGCTTTTGTAACCTGTTTAATACGTGAAATTCGTTTAGCAGATTCTACTCCTGGGCGTTCTACATAAAATTCTGCAAGTCCGTAACGTTTAGGACCTCCATCAATAAGTAAATTTCCTTTTGAGTCTCTAGAATTTCTTTCAGGAGCGATTAAAAATGAATCTTTAATACATTCCCATATATTTCGATCTCTAGGGTTATCTAAATCAAAAGATACACCATCGTGCAGTTCAATTTTTTCATCTTCAGGAATAAAATATTGACTTTCTACTTTATTTAAATCTGCTTCACTTAAAATCATTTCAGTCGAACCATCTGCATTTGTTCTTACTTTTTTAACAAAAGGATAGTTCATACCATTTTTCTGTTTCAACGGATTAATATAGCAAGGAGCTTTTTCCTTACCATATACATTTCTTAAGGTTACTATATTTGACATATTATTTCTTATTTACTTTTTCTAAAATTTCTAAATCTATATTCAGAAATACTATCTAAAAAATTTTAATATATCTCCTCTCACAATTAAGAGGAGATATATTAAAAACTATTTAATCGATTATTAATTAATCTTCACTCATTAAAATGTAGCTACGATATGGGTTGAAGACTCCAACACCTGCATAGCCCCAGTTAATTAATTTAGTTCCAGCAACAGGCGAAGCTACAGGTCCACTTTCTAAACCAGTGCGACCACCAACACCCTGTAGCCAGTTATGCATAAATTCACCACCTTTAAACGTAAACAATGCCATAGCAGGAGTACCACTAGTGCTATCTGCTGTCAGATCAAGGAATACACCATATTTCTGAGTTGGATATTCAACATCTAGTGCTCTATCTACTTTAAATGTTACAGTATTACCTGCAAATTCATAACTATTAAAAGTGGTACCTACCTTTACATAATCGTTTTCAGCCTGTGAGAACATGAATGTTCCAACAGTTTTCCACGACAAGATCCACTGTGACAGTGTATCCTGAATTTCCGTCCAAAGACGAGTATTACATATGAACGTAAACTTGTTTCCTGTAGGTTTTTCTGCTTTAGCAATCATTGCATAAATAGCAGTATTTAGAACTTTTGCTGTTAATTTAGAGAATACATATTTACCAGCAAAACGTTCTACTTGTGGTATTATACCATCCCCACTAATAATCGGAATCCCTGTTTCGGGATCAAAAATCTTTGGTTTACCATTAGCATCCATGTTCGATTTACCCCACAATAGAGCATTACCACGAGCTAACATATAAGAATCCAAACAATCTTTTTCTGCAGGATTCATTTTGTAAACTGGATCACTTTCCTTGCCCTCACCAATAGTAATGAAGACATCTTCCATTGCTTTATACTTAGCACTAAAGTCTACATCAGCACGATGTGTTGAAATAAATGTACGATGTGTCTCGGTGTTACTCTGATATTTTACGTACTTTGTTGTTAATCACCATATTACTATAGTGTTCAGACTATATCTTAATCTAAATATTTAAATACATATCCTTTACACTTTTCTCTTTTACCTAATGCAACTAACTTAGCATTACGGTATCCAGCTTTTACACAGTCTGTCATTGTAGGATAGGTTTCTAACAAATTTCCGTTTTCATCAAAACGTCCTACAGATTTACCTACATAAGGTTTTTCTACTACTGTAATGTTTCTGTGTTTTAATTTTTTCATATATGGTAATTTTTCATAAGAAAATTGATGTCCTAGATATTGATGACCTAATTTAATAGCTCTAGGTAAGTGTCCTGGCTGATCTCTTTTAGGATCAAGGTATCTTACAGCATCATGTAAACTTTTGAATTCTCTTTCAAAATTACCTTCAAGATCATACATATAAACTTTAACCTTACTATTTCCTAAAGAGGTGTCTCGACCTCCAAGAGCTAAGTTATATGTGTCTTCTCTACGTACAAACTCTTCTGTTACTATTTCAGCCTCAAAGCTATAAGCTTCTTCCTCAGAAGTAAAAATTTTTAATGTAGTACGTTTGAAAGACTTAACACCATATTTAGCTACAGCATACTTAAATGGAGTATTTGCATTTTTATAAGAGGCTGGTCTATTTATATAGACCCCACATCCTATATATCCATCAAATTCTTTAGTTAAAGTTTTATGTACACCTATATAAATTTTATTATTAACTGTACAAAGTGTTTGATAAACTATATATATATAATTCATATGTATTAATTTTAGATTTATTCCATTTCGGAGTTACTTTTCTCCTACGTCTATTCAGACTAGTCGTTGAACGTTCTAGAGTGTTTCTCCTTGAGCTTACATTCTCTCTAGCTTCGCTGCTGATTGTCCATCTCTGGAGTTTCCAGCAATTAAGAATATTTTTTTAATTTAACACTGTATTACAATAGTGTAAATCAGCGGAAGAGAGCTACGTAAATTCAACCCTCTTCGTGTAACTCAGGTTGATAGTTCGTTAAGAAACGAGTTTTCATACCAGGTTGACAAGCGTCTAGATCAAGAACTGCATCATAATTTGAATCTTGTAATTTACCTACAATTTCCCAGTCTCTGTCTGATCTACAAATAGGACGAGATAAGAAAATTACCTGCTGACGAGAGCGCTCGATAATCATCACGTCATTACGTTGGTAGTAATTTTCAGGGAAATGGAAGATAATATCTGTACCTTGTGCACCATCTCCTTCAGGAGCAGTTAAGAAAGGAATTCTTTTAATGAATCCAACATTGATATTCCATTCAACTACAAACGATGGCTGACTCTGGAAACGATTTTTCTTCTCTTTGTCAAGAGCGAAAATATTACCAAGGGATTCAGTAAGGTACGTAGCAGTGTATTCTTCATATAATGAAGATACAATGCCTAAACGAGCGGGTTTTTCACCCAAGAACTTGTAAAAGTCCTCATAAGTACGAGTAGACGACATCTGAGGACGTACTGTACTAAAACCAGAAATTCTCATATTTTTTATTTATATTGTATTTATTAAAGTAAACTCTTATAATAAGAGCTAATTGTTTTATCTTGATTAGGTTTATTATCTGGAGTTTTAGGTATTACAGTAGTAACAGACTGGTCTGATTTAGTAGTCTCTTTTTCCTTAGACTTAGACCGTTCCTTTAATTGTTCTTTCCAGTACTGTGTAACACCAGAAATTGCATCTTTTCCAAATAAACGATGCCAAGCTAGTTCAACCAGGACATCTGGATTATTTAAATCTTTAAAGAATTGCGACATTCCATCAGCATCAACATCCAAGATGTAAGAGAAAATTCTCTCTTTCTCAGCATCTTCAATTTCTAAACTAGGAGCTTCGTTATCACGATAATCTGTAGAAATTTCATTAAACTTTTCTAAGCTACTATGAATCGTGTTTTTAAAGTCATTAAATTGACGTTCACTTTCTAATTTAGCTTCCTCAGCTTGTTTATCTTCTTGTTCCTTATATTGTTTTTTAATGATATCAATTTTTTTCTTAAAAAGCTCATCATTCGACTTAGCAATCTCTAATTCTGATTGAAGATCATCGTCTGTCATATCAGGATACTTCTCTTTAAGATTAGCTAAATACAATTCATCTTCACTATAATCATCAATAGAATAATGTTTTTCTACAGGACCATTTTCTGAAATATACTCTTCTATCCCTTTCTTTTTATAATACTCTGCAACATCTTGCAGTGAAGCATTATTCCTACGTAAATAGTTAATAGTATTAATTTCATCTTCTGTTAACCCAGGAGCTGTAATTTCTTTTAAGATATTTAATTGCTCTTCTCGACTTAGTGAAGAAAATTCTACTTGTTCGGTTGTACCATCTTCATTCTCAAATGTTACAGTTCGACCATCCTCAAGTCCATAGGACTTTAGAAATGAAGTAAGGACATCTTCTGACTCCTGATTATCTGGCTCTGTGGAAGGTTCAGAATTATCAGGTTCAGTTGGTTCCTGGTTAGAATTATCTGGCTCTGTTATTGAGCTAGGTTCTTGTATATTTTGATCATCCTGATAAGATGAATCGTTATTTACTGGATCATTATCCAGTAAATAATCAAAGTGATTTAATTCAACTGCCATACACTTATTTTTCCTTATTAATTGATTAATATCTACTTACAGTAGACCTGCGCAAATATAATATATAAATTCTTTATTTCCAAATATTTTAAATAAAATTGTATATTATTTTAAATAATACAAGCACTTGGTATTCTTACTACCCCATTAGCGTCAATATGAATTATCGTATTGCCTTTACCTATCGTCATAGAGCCATCTGAACTTAATTCAATTGTTCCAAATCTAGCATTGCCTGTAGAATCAAAATAATAGGTATCCGTACCTACATATACAAAATTAGTTGAATCATTTACAGTATATTGTAATCATGGAGTGCTATAAATGCCAGTAACCATTCTTCGAGGACCAAAAAGAAAGCCAGTTTGATCTAATTTTAAATTAGGAGTGGCTTCAGATTCTCCTGGTATTATAAAATTAAAGTTTTCAATGTTAGTATCAACTAGAGTACAATTAGTTAATGTTGAATTACTAATCTCCGAATTGGTAATATCAATGCTTGTTAATGTTGAATCTTTAATTTCTGCATTTGCAATTTTACTATTTACTAAATAAACATTACCCTCTGATGAAAATCCATATCCAGATAATTTTCCATAAACAGAATTAGTGATTCCTGTTATATCTCCAATTACATTCAACGACAGAGAAGGTTGATCCTCTACATTATCTGGAATTAATACAATTCCAGCTTCTATAGGAGCGGATGTTGTTATCTGCTCAGCTGCTTCAATACAAGAGGTATAATCTGTAGTACCTTCTTCATATAAGAAGTCGCAATCAATACCTGTTAATATAAGTCTTGCTGTTAAGTTAGAACAGCCAACTACCATACAATTAACTGTACCATTAGAACTTTGTGAAGTAAGTTTTAATCCAGCCTTTATAAAAGAATTTAATTCACATTCATAAGTAGTTCCCCTATAAGAAGGATCACTCATTGTGCCTATATTAAATCATCCATCATAAATATAAGTATCACAAAAATATTTAGTATTGTATGGTACTGTTGCAAAAATACTTCTGTCTTTAGGAGTAAAATCATATCTTTGATATGGAGATACACCATCAGTTTCAATAAAGTCATCCTCAGTTAAATCAGATCCCTTTGAAGAACTTGTTAATAAATTTGCATAGTATTCAATCCCCACAGATTGATCATTAACTATCGTATTCAAAAATCCATTTTCATAAGCATTAATAATTAATTCAATAATAGAAAATCCTCCAACATCAGAATTTTCATTATGATTAATTATCTCACCTTCTGAAGTCTCTGTTTCTGAATTAAATTTATCATATATTTTAGCACTAATTACATTGCCTCCATAAGAAATATATGTAGGTAAATTTAATAATTGAATATTACTAGAGGCTGTAGGATCTGAATTTGAATTGGTTTTATTTACAATTAATTCATCTGTTACAATTTTTTCTGCAACTATAGAATTTATTGAAAGTTTACTATTATTTAGATCAAGAGTACTAGTTAAACTAGGACTAGTAATCTTAGAAATTGTAACATTATTAAATATTCAATTACCACTTATTGAAACTTGAGAATTAACTAAAGGAAAATCACTTGAAGAGTAACCATTTAAATATTGAGCATTTAAATTACTAACTAATACATTAGAATTTATATAAAATGGAGGTTGGGATGATTCGGTAGTAATTGTAATAGGACTATTGAACTCTAGTGAGTCAGTTATATTAATAGGAATTAATAGATAATTGTTACCTTCTGTCTTATAAAATGAACCAGAAGCAGTGATAATTAGATAATTATCTCCAGGATAATCTAATGATGATATATTATCATCATCTAGAAAAATGATTTGAGAAGAAGTTGTTAGAGTCTCATTTTCTTCTTCATTATTTGCAGAATCATTATTAAAGCTTAAAGGATAATATCTACTCCCAACATTAACATATACTCTTCCTGAAGTTTGTAATACTAAAGTATCTTTTTTACTACCTACTTTGGTACTATTAGATAAAGTTCCCATGAAGAACTATTTTATATTTAATTTGTTGATTTATTATCAATGATTTCATTTAGTTGTTCTACAAAATCTAATAAATTATCAGTAATTTGTCCAGCTTTATCTAGACGATCAATAATAGATTTTAGAAACGCACACTCAGAAGCTGAAAATTCAATTTCAACTGGTTTTGCTTTTGGTGACCAAGAAACCTTACCTTCTCCTGTAGTTAATTTAATAGCTTCAACTTCATCACTTGAAAAATCAATCTTTTTTCTTACATTTCTTTTTGAAATCATTTCTGTTACTGTACCCTGTTCAGGTAAACTCATTAAAAGCGTTAAACGCGTTGCTACATTTAGTTTCATATTAGTTCATATTTAAATTAAAAAATCTTTTGATGCAAAGATAATCATAAACTTATATAAAAACAAAAAATGCCGCATTTTATTGCGGCATTATCTAAATATTATAATCTATTTGCAATAAGTAAATACTTACTTCTACAATCATCACATAAAAATCTTTTAGCTATTTTAAACATCTTTTGTCCAACTTCTCCCGTTAAGTATTGATATTCTTCTCCTTCTGCATCTAAATTACAGGCATCTTTGATATGAGCTGCTAAATGTCCTTTTTCATGATCAAAAGTATTTTGAAACTCATCTGCAGAGGTGGTAAGTCCAATTACTACAATTGAACAACGATGTTCAAAACTAGAATATGTTAATCCTACATTGTAGCCACCTGTTTTTAATACTTTTTCTGCTTTCTTTAATTCTGATGCACTACAATTTATTAATTTTAGTTCCTCTAAAATTTCATCCACATAATAGGTCGTAACAGCATAATATACTAATACATACCAATCTCAATCCTCAAGGTAAAAGTTTTGTACAATCATATTAAATCATGTCTTCTCACATTATTGGAGTTCCTGAACCAATACAATCTGCATAAAATCGGGTCATAGGTAATCCATCATATCCATCACAATCATCAATATAATCTTTTACATATTGTAAAAGTTGACGTTCGTCTGTAATAGATGAGTTTCAATAATCCGATTTAGCCATATGAAATACAAACATTACATCATAACCGACACAGTTTTCTACAGTAATATGATGACGTTCAAATAGCTGTTGTATTTCTTCTTTAGGTGTTATGGGCACTTTATGGTCTGGTGTTCCTAAAGTTACAGATCGCATATTTTTAATAGCTCAGATACATAATTTTTTGTTAAAATGCCAACCATTTAGGGCTAAATATTCTTCCATACCTGTTGGCATTTTATCCTTGATATCTAACCTATTACGTTTCATTTATCGACCTCCACCACGTTGACCCATTCTATAAGAAGAACGATATCCTGATCTATAATTAGATCTAGACTCCATTTCTTCCATAGCTTTTTCGTAACCGTCCTCAAACCCACATTCGTAGGCTTCTTTTTCTATTTTTTCAATTTCTTCTGGGTTATGCCGCATACCCATTCTATCAGGACCTTTGTCCTGACCTTCTCTGATTTCCCAAACTCTCATGTTTATTCCTTTTTTAATTGTAACATCAGTTTCTTATTTAGATCCATTAATTCAGTAATATTTTTGGACATCTCTCCTACTTGAGTTTTTAAAGTGTTAATCTCTATCTGTTGTTGCTGTTTTTCAGCAAATTCAGGATTTAATTCTGATAAAATACGATCACAATTAGCAATCATATCTTTGTGAAAATCTAAACTATTGAGAATTGTCATACTCTTTTGTTTTAGACTAGTAATTTCAGCATTCATAGCTTCTCGACTATCAGAGAGTACTACAGAACTATTACCAAAGTCTGCAATATCTAAAGTCGCAGGAAGTTTTTGATAAGTTATATCTTGATTGTTTATCTTTACTACTAGGTCTACTACCATCTCTTGGGGCTGTCCAAACATAGGTTGAACAGGGTATTTTGGAACAGGCATCGATACACTAACTACCGAGCCTGTTTCCAAAACTGCCTTATCCTTATGTAAAATGTATACTATATTATTGGGTCTAAGTGATTGAAACATATTATAATGTCATTACTTGTAAAACATCGGTTAATCTGTCATAATAAAATAGATAGACTCCTGTTCCAGGTAATCCAGCTACTGTAAGATTTGCTCCATTAAAAGTAGTTACACTATTTGTACCTCCAATTTCTGAAGTAAATCTAATAGGAAGCGTTGTTGTAGTACCAGATGGGATTTCTTGATTAATTTTTACAAGCAATAACCCTCTAAATGGAGTATTACGCCCTGCGCCATTTTTAAAACTAAATGTTACAGCATCTGTAGTTACAGACACTCCAGTAGACTCAATTGTAGGAATACCGCGTGTATTAACAAACTGAAAAGGATATATTGCCATAATTATAAAATTTTATTAACCCCAATAGTTACCATTTCCATAAAAGCCGTAGCCTAGAGCGTTTATACCATACTGTGCAGCAACACAGGTAGGAACTCCAACAACTGGCGAATATGGTACTGATACTGATTCAGGAAGTTTACATTTAATACTATCTACTTCTCTTTGTAAAGCTGTTAAAGCAGCATTAACTGGAGCAATTGTCTGTGCTTGGTATGCCTGAATTGCATTAGTCTGGTGTTCTTGACTCAGTTGGTTAATCAAAGCTGACTTGTCCTCACGAAGTGCATCAATTTTACTTTGCATTTCACGCATTTCCAATTGACAGAACTTATCATTAATCAGAGTTGTTTGCTGGTCAATTTTACTACCTAATACATTTGTCTGATTTAATGTAGCTAATTGATTATCATAACCCTGTTTAGTAATTGCCTCACGAACATCGCAGCAGCACGAAGCTAACTGAGAAGCTAATTGACAATTACCAGCTTGAATAGCATTAATGATCTGCTGACCACTCATACCAACCTGGTTACCTACTGACTGAATCTGACTTTGAACAGCATTTATTGCAGTCTGAATAGCATTTACATCACAGTTAAGTGTAGTAGCTAACTGACCAATAGCATTTCCATTACCATTAATTGCTTGAAGTAACATATCTCTACCGTAATCGTTATTAATTTCATTAGCTAAACCACGGTTTCCACCGAAACCATTTCCGCCTCAACCCATGAGGAAGAATAAGAAAATAACCCAAATAAATCAACCACCTTCTCCAAAGCCACCTTCGTTATTACGCATGGCTAACAATACACTAGGATCGATTCCTCTCTGTTGCATTAGAGGACCAAGTAATGATAATAATCCGTTGTTACCAGTAGTGTCTCCAAACACATAAGTTTTTTCTTCTGCCATATTTAAAAATACTAAATAATTAAACATTAATTTTTGTTGATCAACAGTACAAAATTAACTCTCACGTGCCCAGAAACATAACGTTACTAATAAAAACAAAAAATCCTCTTAAAGCCTTGACTCTAAGAGGATTCTAAGTATTACTATTTAGTACTTTGTTACTATTTCTTTTGTAACTTTTCTTTAATTTCATCCAAATCACGTTTCAACCAAAACAATTCTTTAAAACCTGGTTGTTTCAATCCTTTAGGAATCTTGCCTTCACGTACATAATTATCAAATGTAGCTCTACTGATTCCCAAGTAATTACAGGCTTGATACTTACTAAATTTCTCATTTTTATTTGTAACTCGATTTAAAGTATCAATTATTTCATGACATTCTTCAGCAGTCATGTTAGAATTACCTTGATCAATATCGTCAATAATCTTCAACAATAAGTTCTTAATTATATCTAACATCATTAACTAACTGTATTATATAATGCACAATTAATATAAATTTTAGTTGAAATCTTTTGAATACAATATATTTTTTGTTGAGAAGCTGTTCCTATAACTTGATCAATTTCATCAATAGCACAGCTTCCTGTTGGAAGTGTGACAATACAGTCTCCTTTTGTAACTACTATAGCATTTGAGTCTTCATCTGTTACAGCATTAGTAATAGTAATATTACTTGCGGTTGTATTTACATAAATACCAGGTTTACCTGGAGTATCAACTGTTTTTAAATTTTTAGAATAAATATTATCTAAATTTAATGAAATAGCACTTACTCCATTATAGTTGGTATTATTTTTATTTGCAGTAATTGTTAATGAAAATTCATTAGGAGAGTAAGTTGGAATATTGATTTGAGGAATTGTCTGACCTCATTGTCAGTTATTATTATCTAATATGACTTGAGATTGACCATCAGGCTTCTCTCTCTTTACTGAAAGAGATTTAATAGTATTAGTTATAGAACTAATTGTATTCGCTTGTTCTGTTTGTAGCTCAGCTATATCTGCTCCTTGACTTGAACTAAGATTTGTAATCTGCTGTTCAAGTTCCGTTTTCATTTGTGTACTACTAGTATTATAATCTGTGATTTTTAAATAAGGAGTTAAATCAATATCTGTTAAACCTAACAGCTCTCATTTTAATTCTCCATCTACCAAAACGTAAATTCACTCTTCGTACACATTTCTAGTTTCAACACCTGTTGATTCTTTAGGAACTAAATAAATAATATTTGTTTTTCCACTAGATGGTAACTCAGATACTACTTCAAAATGAAGATCTACTAGACTATTTAGTTTACTCTCAAGCTCAGAATCTTTAGCCGATAATGTATTATAATTATTATTAATGTTAGTCTGTAATTTAGTCTCTAAAGATTCTAGATCCGAATCTACATCTGAAATGTGTTGATTAATTTTTGAATCAAGTTCATTTTGAGTTTCAGTAATTTTAGTGTTTAAAGAAGTATTTACTTCATTGATAGCATTTCAGGTACCTCCTGAAATTACTAGATTCTCACTATTCTGAGTAGGTGCCGTATCGGCATTTCTAATTTTATCAAGTACTACTGGCAGATCAACTAAAGCTTGAGTATAATCCTCTTTTGTACCTTCATATCCATTTTCTTGTGCAATTGTATAGGCATCTTTCCCTGGAGCTCCTACAGTTCCAGGGAAGATAACCCATTTTTTTTGTTCTGAATCGTAATGTTTTACACTCATTTTATTATTGTTTAATAAGCTTATACTTTCTGTATTTATTAACTGATTCTTATTGGGGGGGGGTTCAAGTATATGTCGCATTTGTAGCTTGTACACTTCCACTAGAATCATTATTAACTTGGAATATTCCTCCATATGGGTAAGTTGGTCCGCCCATAAGTCCAGATATTGATGTATCTCCTATATTCATACCATAACCTGATACATCTCCCCCACGACCATCTACATCATAATATGTCATAGTTAACGATATATTATCTCGTACAGCTGCGTCAGCAAAAACAGTAAATGATCCATTTTGGGCATCATACGAACAAGTTAATGTAATTGTAGGATTTGATGGGATTCCATTCTGTCTAACTATAGTAGAAGCATATGTAATATGCTGCGAGCCATTTTTAATATACATATATGCTGTAGCACTTCTAGATGATGAACTAGTATTTGCTCCTACAGACACAACACCAGTTGAAGTATTGATACTAAAATTAGAATCTACCATACTAAACTCAGTATGATATCCTGGTGGAAGTCCGTGATTATCTTCAACTCTTGACCCATCATTATATACAATATCATATGTAACATCACTAACATAACTTACAGACCCTCCAGTATATGGAATATCATTATAACTATATATGTTAATCGCTACGTTTTCATAACTACTAACTGTTCTTGCTGCTTGAGTTACTGCAGAATTAGCATACCAATAATCGCCAGTACTAAATTCGGCTTTAACTGTTGCCGTTGCTGATCTAGTTGTACTTCCCGTATTAGCAGTAGCTGTTAAAGCTCCTGTAGTTGGATTAATAGTAAATCCTGTTCCAGTTACTGAATATGTTAGTGTGGCTCCTGTAGTAATTGTTTTTGATTCGTCACTTGTATAATATTCATAAAAGTCGTAGTCTAAGTTAGGAGATCTTGTTTCTCCAGAAACAGCAAAAGGTGTATCATTATTATAGGTTAATACCATATAAATTAAACTATAACTTTTAATACTATTAGCCTGTTGATAAACTGTTGCAGAAGCTGTACCTCATTGTCCATTACATTTATAAGAATAAGTTAAAGTTCCAACTACAGTTCGATCAGAAATAGTAGTGCCTTTACTTGGAGCTGTTATAGGATCAGAATAATTAGATTCATCTATAGTAGGATTAGTTACAGAATCAGGAGATCCTGAAGTTCAAGTAATAGGCTGAGTAATAGTCCCAACTACAGCTCCTTGAGATACAGTTCCTCCTTTCGCAGGGATATCTGCCACACCTAATACTTTACCAGTTGGAGTTCCATAGGTTTTGGTATTAGCACCGCCTATAATACTAATTGTAGAAGAAGCTTGTGTACCTCTGTATATACCAGTGACATTAGTAGTATAAACAGGAGTTTCTGTAGTGCCTCTGTTTGGCACACTAACTGTTAATCCAGAAACAGTAAATCCAGTTGAATTACTTAAAGTAATACTGCAATTAGAAGTAGGATTAAATTCAGAGCCTGTTGAGCCAGAATCAAAAGTCTCAGTAACAAAAAACTTAACAGTATCGGATTCTCCAGAAGGAGATAACAATCTTGAGGCCCCATTATTACTTGTTCACTTGATCACTACAACTCTTGAAGATACATTATTCGGATTTTGATATACATCTACACTACTAGTAGCTTCTAAATTATGACTACGTACTTTTGCAGTAGCAGTAGTAATCTTAGTAGTTGTAGTCTTCTCAGTAGTACCTAAGCTAGCAGCAGTTACTGCTCCTGTTGTAGTGTTAACATTAGTACCACTATAACTTCAAGTTCCTCCAGAGGAGATAGTTTCATAGTCTGTAGATGTATAGGTTACTTTTTGAGTAAAGCTACTTGTTGGATTGACTGTTCCACCAGATGCAGGTATAGTAGCATAACTAATACTTACAACAGGTATAGCATATTCAGCTGTATTAGCTTGTTGTCACACGTCTATAGCTTTTGTAGATGATTTGTCATGTGAAGTAACTTTTGCATTTACTTCAGCAACAACTGTTCTTTCTTTCTCAGTAGTACCTAAGCTAGCAGCAGTTACTGCTCCTGTTGTAGTGTTAGTAGCATTTTCAAATGACCAATTACCATTAGTAACAATCGTCCCAACTCCTGAATCGACACCATTTCATCCATATGTTTGAGTAAAAGAATAAGTAGGAGTTACAGAACCACCACTCGCTGGAATATCAGAATAAGTAATTGTAATTACTGGATTCGCATATGTATAATAACCAGCGGCTTGTGTTAAATTACAAGTTTGAATTTTAGATCCAGATGTAATAGTTATCTGCTTAACAATCGAAGACAAACTAGTATTATTAGGGGCAGCTATAGTTATTTGAGTAGGTCCTTTACCACTTGTACTAGAAGCTGACCATCCACTAGGTAACCCACTAAGTGCTCATCTTTGAAATCTCTTACAATCAATTGATAAGATCTTACTCTCTCCTTGAGCAACAAAAGTCAAGGAGGGAGTAATTTCTAAGAATGCCATTGATTGATTTTGGCTTATAAAAAAATTATTCATTTATATTTTAAAATTAAAAACCAAAAATTTTACTATACTTTAAACATTTTTTAAAAACCAATATTCCTAATAATAGAGTTACTGATAATATAGATACTTGATTAGTAGAATATAAGTTATTTCCTCTAGTTGAGGGTAAAGTTTGTATAGAAGTATATGTTATTTTAACAGGTTCTGGATGTTTTGTAAACGTTATTGTATCATAACCAGAATTTTGAGTAACAGTACTTGATCCAGAAGCAGTTCATAGTAGTATTTTCATAATTAAAATTTTATTAGTTATGCAGTAGCATTTGAGGTTACTGTAACTGTGGCTGTAAATGATCTCTCAGATCCACTATTTCTACTAGCCGTTATTGTACCATACGAATTAGCTGCACCACCATAAGTAGCAGAATACTCACTTGATGATAACGTTCTGGATTTAGAAGAACCTGAAGTAAATTTACTAATAGCCGTAACACTTAAGTTTGGATAGGCAGAACCACCAGTATAGTCTATTCTTGAAGGCGTATAACTTAGAGATACACTCCCACTAGTACTAGTAATTGCATTTGCTGCCTGATAAACATACATTCACGCTGAAGCTGATTTACCGTTTGCTGATCAAGTTACTTGCTGACTCGCAACTGTAGTTTGATTAGATATAACAGTGCCTTTTGAGGATGCCGTTCCAGTTTTAGAACTTACATTAGGAGCTACTGCATTTGTTCCACTAGTAGCAGCAGTAACTGTTGTTTGTGAAGTTGAACCAGATGTATACTTATAAGTTCTTATAACAGCAGTTTTACTTCATGTTTGAGACCCATTTCCAGCTGTAGCAGTTGCTGACCCGCCTGATGCGGGAATAGTTTTATTAGAAACAGCACCTGCAGTAACATTCCCATATGTAGTTACTCCACCACTATCAGAAGAACTTACTTGTTTATTAGCTTCTTGAGTAAGAGTTATAGAATTTGATTTCAAACCTGCATAAGTTGATTGTATAGTTGCACTTCTAGCTTCTCCTACAGTAGTACCTCTGCTGGATACTATTATACTTAATCCTGAAGCAGTTGCTCAGCTTTGATTTGAAGTTACGTTGCCATAAGTATCTCCAACTGCTAATTCTGATCCTGATGTATATCCTCTATATACTGTAGACTTATAAGATAAATTTGCACCTGCTGCACTTACAGAAGACACACCTGACAATACAAGTCTTTTATCATATCATGTATTAGCTTGTTGATAAACTGTAGTTTGTCCTGTTCCAGATTTGCTATTTAAGGTTACTGTTGCCTTTAGCGCACTACCAACAGCAGTTCTAGCCTTTTCTGTAGTACCTAAAGAAGCTATATTACTAGCACCTCCACTTCATGCTACTGTACCTCCACTAGTTAGAGCACTTAATGTCGAAGTAGATCCAGATGTGTAATTCTGTGTTCTAGACTGTGAATAGGTTACTGTTCCACTAGTTACAGAACCACCACTTGCTGGTACGTCTGCACAAGTTACAGATACCGAAGGAGTTCCATAAGTAATACTGGTTGCAGCATTAGCAGCTTGATAGACATCAACAGTTTTGCTTCCACTTTTACTGTTCATCGTAACAGTTGCAGTTAAAGTTCCTACTTTAGTACGTACTTTAACAGTAGTACCTAAAGAATTTGCTTTAACAGCAGCTGAGTAAGTTACAGTTCCACCAGTTGTAAGTGCTGAAAGAGCAGAAGTAGATCCAGATGTGTAATTCTGTGTTCTAGACTGTGAATAGGTTACTGTTCCAGAACTTATCGTTCCGCCAGCCGCTGCAATATCAGATACTGTTAAAGTAACTGATGGAGAACCATAACTAACAGAAGTAACTGCGTTAGCTTGCTGACTTACGGTTTGAGTACCATTAAGTGTTCCACTTATTGCAGTACTGCCCATTGAGGCAGGATGAGTAAATGTAAGAGTTAATGTTGAGGTGATTACACCAGAAGTTCTAGCATCTCCTGTTGTTGTAGTTCTATTAGCTCCAGTTACTGCTCCAGTACTTGTATTTAACGTAAACCCAGTTGTAGCAGGCATAGAGAAATTCCGTGAATAGGTTAGAGTGCCTCCATACTTATTTCCTGCAAAGCTCGATTCGGTAACCACTGAGCCACTAGAAAATGTAAGAATTCCTTTTCCATTACCACTAACATTTAATGTTCCACCAGAGGCTGGAATTGGCTGATTTGGATAATAGAAATGAACAGTAGATGTTGAAGTGTTATTAACTGCCGCTTCTAATTTAGTTACTTTATTTTCATTCTGAGTACAGGTAGCAGTTAATACTGTAGTTGCGGTTTTAACTCCTTGACCATTATATGCTGATGTCGGAGTTCATGTACCTGTTCCAGTTCTTACTATAGTTCCAGATGATCTAGCATTTCCAACTACAGTACCATATGATGGAGCCATTACTATGCCAGTAGTTTTACCATTACTATCAGTATGTAACGTAAATCCATTCTGAGCAGTAGTTTCCCATGAATATACAACTGAGAATGAATAGGTACCATAAGTTGATGAGGGAGCAGTTGTTGATGTAGAACCGCTAGTAAAAGTATAAGTTACAGTCTGAGTACTAACAGTAGGTAGACCATCACCTCCTTTAGCAGCAATAGTATTATATGATAGAGCTCCACCAGTAATAGCTAAATTAGTTACAAAATTACCTTGTTGAGCTATAGTTGTACCAATAGTACCAGTTTTTCCATTAAGAGTATATGTATAAGTTAATGTGCCTACTACTGTAGAATTTTTAATCGTTGTACCTAAATTAGATGCAGTCACCGAGTTAAAAGTTCCGCCTGTTGGCGTACTAACAGTGTATACGTCTGTAGCTCCTGACGTAAATGTTCTAGTTTGAGATACAGTTCCGCCAACTGTACCTGAGTTAATTGTTCCACCAGAAGCTGGAATTGCAGCAGCAGTTAAAGTTCCGCCTGTTGGCGTACTAACAGAAGTAACTGCGTTAGCTTGCCTACCAAAATTTAAATCGTCTCGTGTTATTCCATTATAGGTAACATAAACTATATTTGTATATGTGTTATCTGTAATAGTAGTACCTGCACTTGAAATCGTCATTGTGTGATTAGTACTATCTCAAGTTCCAGTTCCATTAGATGTATAAGAGTATGTACAGTCATCTGTTACATCTACTGCAACAGTTTCCTCATCATTAAACTTATAATTTGCCATAACTTTAACTGTACAAACACCACCATTTGCTTTCACTCAAGCTCCACTATTAGCACCTGTACCACTTGTTGGCATATTTGAAGAATTACTAATTAGAGATAAACTTGAGAGTACTGCCGTTTCAGTTTCTGTTGTTGTACCAAAATCAATTCAACCAGATGAACTAGAATCACTTCATAATATATTTGCTCTATCATAAACTTCTCGAGTTCTGGTTGTTCCATCATATACCCATTCACCTGTACTAGTGTCTATATATGTTGCTACCTGATATTTATAACCTTCTCAGTCTTTTAAACTATTAGAAGTGTCAGAGTCTGTAGTTATATTAAATCCTTTAAACCAAAGAGAAGCTTTACTACCATTAGTACTACCATTATTATCAAATCTTATTCTAACAGAACTTACCCATGTACTAGGAGAAGTGAAAATATATCTAAAGAACTGTCATCTAACATTAACAGGAAAAGTAACTGTATTTAAACCTTCTCCTTGATAGTTATTTGGAAGTACAAAAACATCTGCATTTTTTAAATTACTAGAACATTTAGCTCAAAAAGATACTTGATAATTAGTACCAGCAGGCATGTTAAAGTAGCTCGAATAGCGATAATTTTCTGTAGATGCCGAGTTTTCTAATACTTGTATGCCAGATTTCATATCACCACCTAAAGGTCATCCTATCTTAGTTAATGTAGATGGTAATCTACAGTTAGGTTGAAAATGATAAGTATCTCTTGGTCGATTATGTAGATCTAATAAAGAAGAAGTTTCATATACATCAGGTAATTTAGTATTTAGTTCATGAGAATCATAACTTGGGATTCAGGCCATATAATAAGTATCATTCTCTGTACATTCTGTAACTCTTATGTTTCTAATATAGAATGTAGAATTAGTATTAGAATTTACATAAAAAGTCATATTACCAGATGCACTTGGTTTAGCCACATATCAACAATTCTTTCAAGCTTGAGGCGTTACAGTTAAGTCAGATCCATAATCTGTAGGAGATAACTCTGAAAATGGACTCCTAATTTCAGTAATTGTTGAATCAGTCCAAATTTGAAAAGATACATTATAAATTGATCCTGCTTTTACTAATCTGTTATCATAATAACCTATTGAATTAGAAACATTATAATATATTCCTCAAACACCAGAACCTGAATGTGTAACCTTTAATTCAGGATAAGAAGTATTTCCAGATAACTGATATTTAACAACAACATTACTATTTGATCATAAATAGTTGGAATAACTAACCCCTCCAGAATTAGGTAATAGATTACCTCCTATGTCTTCTACAACAAATACTCTAATATTAGTAAAAGACATAGCATTACCTTTAGTATCTCCTACTATTCCGTTATATATCAATAAATCTGGATAGCTAAGACTTGGAATATCTAATGTTACAGGTCCAGGATCGCTAGTAATATTTCATACAGCTCCAGCATTACCAGTATCATAATTATATTCTCTTATTGTAAATCCTTTTTGGTCTCCAGTGATATACTGAAAATTGTCTATAGTAACTTTATAATGTTTACCTACTACTAAGTCTTGTGCTAATGCTCTATTATCAAACTCATGAGTAGCATAATTCGTATTCATTGTTAAAGAAGGCGTATACACTATCAGTCCTGCTCCACTACCATTAAGTCCATATGCTGATTTTAAATCCATAACTATAATTATTTATCGAAGTCAGATATATTAAACTGAAGTTCAGTTGTTTGAAAGACTACCTTTATTATATCTTTTGTTATATATATATATTCACAAACATTAGTCAAATCTCTATTTACTTGAGTATCATCATAAAAAATATAATTTCCAGTTATAATAACTGTTTTTCTGTCACCGTTTGAATCTATTCAGGTAGGACCGTTATTAACTAAGTTTGTTCTGTATTTATCAACATATGTTGTTGAAGCTACTAACTCTTTTAAGTCAGCAGTCTCTGTTGATCAACCTCCAGATTTAGTAATATCATAATATATATAACTGATAGACCTCGTTCTATTTATATTATCATACTTTCAGTCTCCATATTCAATTTTACCATATTCTGTTTCTGAAGTGTGTTCAACTTTTGTTTCATCAGGATAAGTATATTTAATAGTTACCTCTCTAGTACGACTAATATTACCACCTTCATACTTTCAGTCTCCATATTCAATTTCAGTCTCAGCTAATTCTTCTTGAGAATCAATATCTAATCCTCCATCATCAAAGAAAGCCATAATTGATCTTGACCGAGTAGTATCATTATATTCTCAATTACTGTAACTAGTTGTTAGTAATGAATTACCAGTAGCTCCACCACTATCAATTGTGAGCCAAGGATCTAAAGCACCATCGTTATATAAATAACGTAATTGCGTATCACTAGAATGATTAGAAAGAGTTGCTATAGGATATCTATAGCCTATTCATGCGGCTAAATCTTTATGTGCTGTTACTGGACCTGGAACTATAAGTATTGCTTGAATATATGCAGTTACAGCATTAGAACCTGTATTATCATTATAATATATAATAGGTTTATAATATTGACATCTATCCGCTGGAGTGAATGTTGTATACCCTCATTTTCACTGACCACCTGGTCAATATTGATCACTTTCTAAATAATTTATAAGATTCGCATTTCAGCTAATTTGATCTAAACTTCCTCATGCGTGTATTGGTTTATTATCTGCTTTAGTTGGATTAACTTCAGTCTCAGTATACATTAAACACATAGTAGTATATATCTTACCTGGAGTAACAGGTATTCAGCCACTATATATTATTCCTTTACCTAATGTAGTTTCAATACTAGGAAAACCCATATAGGTTTGTTTTGTATCTGTTGTTCGACTGATAGAACCTCCATTATCAACTCAACCACTTGGTAAACTAGTACCAACATATCCAAAAGAACTAGCTAATACATTATTCCCATTAAAGAATCTTAGATGTCTTATATGTTGTTGAGCTTGTAAAAAATCAATAAGTTCTGTTGGAGAAGCAACTTGACATAGTCCATTAATATCATCTCCTGATAGGCCAGTTCATTCTCTTGTATTACTGCTATATCCTGGAGCTACATCTAAATATTGTTGATTAACACTAATTTTAATATTTTTAATTCAACAATCTACTAGACCGTTTACATAAAATAAAATAGCTGATCCACTAGTACCTGTAGCGTATAACCGAACCCACCTATTTATTCTATTCTTACTCTCTGATAATTCTAAATCTTGTTCAACTACGCTGCCATTAATATAACTATTAAATGGAGAAATAAACACAGTATCTGTCTCTACATAAGCATCTCATGATACTGTAACAGGAACATTTTGATATGTGAATAAACTAAAACCACAATTAGCTCCCATTTTTTTAATATGAAATGTTGGAAACTCAAATTTCGTTGTATCATACTCAACAGCCCCATCAACTGATAGATCAAATTGATTTAAATCAGTACTACTAATGGGTACAGTTCCAACTATATTATTATAGCCTATAGCAGAACATCCATTTAATATATCTGTTAAACTAAATCCTCTACCAGCATCTACGTCGACATCTCCTTCTATAACTTTATATCAATAACAAGTAGAATTTTGTTCCTCTGGAGCCGAAGATAATGCAGGAAAGTTATAACATCCTACACCATTTATAGCACTAACGTTACTTGATGTAGTAAATGTAGACCTTACAACAGTTGGCTCAGTACTATAACAATATGTAGGATGTTGTCACTCTCACTCTCCTGTAGTCTTAGATCCATACACATAATGTACAAAATATCTATTCGCATCTCTTAAAGCTTGAGAACATTTTGCACACAAGTATACGGTATAAGTAGTATTTGGTTTTAAATTACTAATACCAGTGGTAAAATATGCATAACTAGAAGCTGTTGTTGGCAACATATTATTAACTATCACATTCAAATTTGCCATGTTATTAGTTTTTTGATAGTTATTTAATGTGAACCAAGGTTTCTAATTTCTCTACCTTTTTTAATAAACCTTGAATCTGTAAATGTAATAATGCAATATTATTTACCCCTTTTATATCATCCTCATTTGTATATACTAATTCTGGCATTAGTTCTTCTAATTCCTGAGCAATAGGACTATAGCCCCTAACTCCACTAACTTTATAATTAAATGATTTGTTTAAACTAATAGCCTGCAAAGCTCTAGTAATAGTTTCTTCAGGAATACTTGTAATATTAGTTTTTAATCTAATATCAGAAGTACTAAAGTTCACAGCAGTATAAGTTTTAGTAGGATCAAGAGAAGTTGCCATTGTGGCAGAATCTGCATTTCCTGTTAGGTGGCCAATAAAGTTATCAGCAGTGATATTAATATTAGATGCATTAGAAGTAATCTTCATTGCCTTTCTTCCTTGTATACCTAATAAGACAGTTTCGTTTGCTTCTTGTTGTAACCTCCAAATACTGTTTCCATCTCCACTACCTAATCTAAAACATAAAATAGATGGATCATTACTATCTGATATAATACCTGTAGTATTAAAAGTAGTAGAACTCTTTTGCCCAAACATTGGAACTCCAGAGAACACTTTATATCCAGATATTATTTGAGTAGATGTTAAATCTACATAATTACTTAACGTACTTGGTTCTACATAATTTACTCCAGACACGAAGTTTTGAGAATGATAAATGACGGCATCCACAGAGCTTTCAGTACTATCAGGTCTAAAGATTAACGATTTTACATTACCAGATAATATATTTGTAAATAGTAAACTAGTATAATTAGCACTACCAGTATTTTGAAACTGTATTTGTGGGAAGGCAGTAGCAGCTACACCTAAATAACCAGTGCCTTTAATAGAAGAACTCGATGTTAATTCACCTGATAACCTACCACCAGTTAGTGGTAGATAGCTACCTAACGATGTAGTTAAACTAGAAGGAGTAACATAATCTGTACCTGCGACAAAATTTAGTGAATGGAGAATAACGCCTGATTGACCTCCAGAAGTTGGGACATATATTAATTTTTTATTTTCTGGATTACTTGCTAAAACTTGAAGTACCGACATATTGCTATTTTCATCTGTAAAGAAAATAGAACCTCCTTCTGTAATATGTAATACAGGCGTTTCAACACCTTCTGCTACAGTTACTGTGCCAGTCACATCACCACCAGTTAGTGGTAGATAGCTATGAGTATGACTTGTAATATTACCAGTTAAAACCGCCTCAACAGATTCTTTAGTAAGTTGAAATATACTACCCAGATATTCCCATACTGTACCATTTCAAACAAATTCTGAACTATCTGGATAAGTATTATTTGAACTAACTACAGTCCATACATCTCCAATTTTGTTATCAGTTTGTGGTAACTCATCATAAGTTTGTTTAGTACCTTTATATTTTAGAATGCCTGACAACAAGTTGTCAACTTCTTCTTTAGTATAAATTTGAGATAAATGATATTTAAGTTTACCAAATGCCCCAACAATACTATCAGTAGCAACTATTTCCTGAACTGATTCAGCTGTAGTCAATCCTGTTAATAACTTGTTATTAACAACTTGGTCTGTTAAATTTGCGGTAGTATAGATCACATTACCATTAGCTGTAACAGATTCTCCAATTATGTTAGTTGAATGAGTAGGCAGTCCGATCTTTGTAGTTGTATCATCAATACTTAATCAAGCATCAGATTTATCTCCAGTATCAGTAGTATAATAAATATTATTAGTTTGAATACCTGGTACTTTAATATCTCCAGTTATCTCTCCTCCTGTCAGAAGTAAATAATTACTTAAATCAGTTGTTAATTTACTAGGAGTTACATAGTCTTCATCAGCAACAAATGAATTCTCATCATATATTTTATACTTTGAATAGCCTGTTTCTCTACGTAATGCTACTTGAGATCTAATAATAGTAGGTCTAGCTACATCAGCAATATTTAACGTTCCAGAATAAGAAACAACATTATAAGACTTACTTGCAGTAGTATCTAGCACAGTTATACTAGCTGCATCACTATTACTAGTATATGATAAATTAACATTTCCTGTTAAAGTGCCACCGCTTAGTGGTAGATAATTTGCTATTTGAGTTGTAAAATATAATGGGGTGATATAGTCTGTATCCGCTTTAAAATTATAAGCATGATACATTTTGTATTGCGAACCGTCATTTAGTTTTACATACACTTCTCCAATTTCTTCTCCTGACGACAAAAGAAAACTATAGTTATTACTAGTTCCTCTACTAGTAGGAGATATAAATGACAAATTGTTTTTTTCTGGCTCTAACTTAACTAAATCGAGTGCTTGATTTCTAATATTTTGCCCCCCAAGGTCTATAGAACCTACCATCATCCCGCCAACCAAAGGTAAATAATTAAGAAGCTGAGAACCTAAGTTGCTAGGAGACACATAGTCAGTATCCGCAATAAAATTACCTCTATCTAAAATTTCGTAACTTGTAGAACCGCTATTTCTAGAAAGAGTTTCTTTAGTATATAATATTGTTGAACTATTAGTATTTCCAATATTAATAGTTATAATATCATCAGATAAAACTCCAATAAGATTACCACCTGTGGAGTCTTTTAATGAAAATGATGGAGATAGATAGATATCTCCAGAACTTAATGTTAATGATCCGCTTAAGGTACCACCAGTTAGTGGTAGATAAGCAGTATTAAGTTTATTAATTAATTCTTCTTCCGTCCCAGTATATCCTGCAGTATTTGCTAAAGCAAATAAACTAATTTCAGAAACTGAAGAATCTATATTGTCAATTAAGGATTTTAATTGTTTTCCTTGATTAGCACTTAAAGCATGGATAGTAGAATCACTAGTTAATAAATCATCTACAATTACACTATACGACTTACTATTAAATAGTAACTCACCTGTATCTGAAGCAAAGTACAATTTATCAACATAACTATCAGCTTGATAGGCTTCTCTTTTGCCTTCATAGAATCCTACAAAACCTACTCCAAGTGCTTTAATTTCTTTAATTGTTCCCATATTATGCTGTTACTTTTACAACGGTTAATGCTTGTTTAATATTCTCTACTTCAGTACGTAAACTTTCTACTTCGGATAAGTATGCTACCTTTTCATCACCACTTGATAAATTAATAACTGGACGTATAGAGGTCTGAAATTGTAAAGGTATACTATTACTACCAACAGTTAGATTATTACTAGCATCTATATGAATCATACTAATTACAGAATCATTTGCTAGTGTTCCAAATAATGAACTATTGTGAGCTAATTTTATGTTGTTACTATTGTAATAGTCAACTTTATTTGATAACATTTCATTTGTCTGGTCTTTAGTATAGTAATCCTCAATGTTAATACTAACACTATTAGTTCCCAAAACCTCTCAATGAAATTCTCCAGAAGACGGACCTTCAATTACTGTGTATTCTGTATATCCATTATTTTCTGATGGATTTTCTTCAGGAATAAGATATAAAGTTCCTATAAGTTTTCTGATTTCAGAATCACTTAAGCTTTTTAAATCTGGAAGCTGATTTTCATTCTGAAGAAATACTAATTTAACACTTGTAGAATTAATACCAATAGTGGCAAAAGCCTTCTCAAAATCTAATTTTGATAAAGCGTCAACTCCAGCATCTTCAGTAGTAAGTAAATAAGATTCATATAAGAAATCTTTCGCAGAATAGTGATCCATAGCATCGTCACATGGATCATATCAAATTTGAGTAGTATCAACTGGAGTATAACACCCAATAAATACATTTTGATCTCCTGGATCACCTTTTTCACCTTGTGGAATGCCAAACTTTAAATTGGCATCACTAATACTCGGATTTAAATCTGTTACAAAAGGCTGAGCGTCAGGTGATAGTTTATCAACTTGTTCAACCACTGTAACAGTAGCAGGCTTACCCTTAGGCACTTTTAAATCTAAAGCCCATTCTCTAGGAGCATTTGTCTTATCAATGCTTATCTGAGGTAATTGATCATATTCAACAGTTTCAATAGTGCCAGCAACAAAACGAGGTAATACAGAACCAACTGAAATAATTCTTCGGCCAGATGTCATAGTAATCTCTAAAGCTCCTTCTTTATCAGTAATATTAACTTCAGCAATACTATCGCCTCTTAAATCACTTAAATAGCATAATGTTGTCCACTCACTAATTGGAATTCCATCATATCCTCAAAGAATCCGATCATCATATTGATTGTCAGGATCTCCTCAAGAAACTTGTAGTTTAGGGCTTTTACCAGGAACTCCTTGAGGTCCAATAGCTTTTCCGACTAGTTCCCAAGATTCTCCTTTATTATAAGACACTTCCCAGAAAGTATCCTGTACACGCATAACAGGAGTTATACCGTCTTCACCTCTTTTACCTTGATCTCCTTTATCTCCTTTAAGCCCCTGAGCTCCTACAACATTTCCTAGTGTAGTTCATTGACGGCCATCATAAGATACTTGCAAAAAATTATTTTGCATACGTAGTAAAGGGGTAACACCATTTTTACCTGGAAGACCCTGATTACCTTGATCTCCTTTATCTCCTTTTACTGTTCCAATTGTACTTCAGTGCTGTCCTTCATCATAAGATACTTGCAATACTCCATTAGCACCAGATTTTAATATAGGAGTATTACCTTGAAGTCCTCGTTCACCTCGCTGTCCTTGAGCGCCTGTTGCTCCTGTTAAGCCCTGAGCTAAAACCTTTTGGCCATCTGAAGCTAGTAGTCATTGGTCATTTAAAGTCCAGTAATATAAACCATTAGTATCTTTTTTTGCACTAATAACTGGAGTATTACCATCTTTGCCATCTTTTCCTGGGGTTCCTTGTGGACCTCTGATATTCATAGTACCAGGATTACTAGGATTAGATACTAAAGATCAAGTCAGATTACCTGTAGATGCTTCATAAGAAGGTTCTCATACCGATCCTTCTGGGCCTTCGATACCTGCTAAAACAAATGTTCAATATTCATTTGGCTGAATTCCTGTAATTTCACCTTCTGGATTTTTAATTAAAACAGGTTCTGTTGTTGCACTAGATAAATGACTCTTTGAGCATGAGAGTAAGGCTCCTTTATAGGCAACAAAATCAACAATATATTCGTCATTAAAATAATTAGTTTCATCTTTTCATTCACCAGACATTTTAAAAGAAGTTCCTTTGTAATATTGTCTAGAATTAAAAATCCCACATTTGTTTGACGAATTTGTGTTACCTAGAGGAAGTATATTTTTTTTAGATCCCATTATAATATTCTATTAATTTGATTATGTCTTTACTAGGTAAATTACCATGTTCAATTAAATTAATAACATGGATAAGATTAGTCATTTTATCTAAATTTTTATTATTAAATGAGTACCCAATACTAACATTTAATAATTCTGTTGTAAACAGTTTATACAAATGGTCATATAAATTATCCACAGCCACATCCATTATAATTAGTATTTAATTCATCTGCACATATATTTTCACATGTAGATAAATTATCTATAATTCTCTGAGCCTCTGCATAATTCTGGTTACAAATTAGATAATTTAGCGTATATATTGCACATAGTAAGAAATCACATCTCTCCTTTAGCATTTGGTCAATACTACATTTTTCAAATGAACATAATCTTGCATTGTTTAATAACATACGCTTTTGCAAAGATATTAAACATTTTTGCAGTTTACAAATACTAAATAGCTTTTGTTCAGCAAAAAACGTTTGTGATCCCTTATTATCAGTAGTAATATAATCTAATATATCTATATTTCCAGTTTCATTATTTATATATGACGAATATGTTGAAACTGTTGATACACTAATTGCCTCATTTACATTGTATTCAGCTTTTCCATTAATTGGACCCAAATATATCTTATCATTGTAATAAAATACTTCATTACTGATATTATAATAACCTGATTTATTACTAATTTCTAACTGTTCTAGCTTTGGTATTAAAAACTTATTATAAGAATATATCCCGTCTCTATCTAATTGGTAGATAGTACTATCACGTAAATAATAGTCTCGATTGCTAGTAAATTCAGATATTTTAATTGAATTCAATAATGGTTTAGTATCTTCATTATATATTAGAAGTTCAAGTGTAACATAATTTAATAAACTATTACCCAGGTCACTATAATTAGTGTTATCAATAATAGTTAAGTTACAATTATTATCTTGAATAAGTTCTATAATTAAGTTTTTATCCATTATACTACTTGTTTAATTTTATCATTATACGGATTGCTATCAAATACTTCAGCAATTTGTGCTTGTACTTGTTGCTGTTTAGCATCAATTAACTTATCGTTATATTCTTTCTGATTTTGTACTTTTTCTTTCTCAATTATCAATTTTTGTTGTTCTAATAATAATTTAGACTGATTATTATGTTGTAATTGATTTTGTACTTCAGTAAGTTGATTTTGTAAGTCTTGATTTTGTTTTTGTAGCTCTTGTGTAGTTTGTTGATATTGTTGAAGTTGTTGTTGCATCTGACTGATAGTATTGTTTTCATTTTTCTTAATACTCATTGCTTTATCAACATAACGTTTTAATTCAGTCATACTATTAGCAACAGCAATATTAACTGCCATCTCTGGATCAGACATACCAGCTTTGATAAGTTCAATATTTAAAGCTTTAACTGTTTCCATATCTTTAAATGATTTTGAACTGTCTTCAATATGAATATCAAAATCAGTAACTGTGTAATGTTCTGGTAAAGCTGAAAATATTTTGGCATACTTATTACCTAAAATAATAGTTCCTTGTAGCCCATTTGGAAACACAAGTTTAGCTAAATTTAACATATCATAATTTGCTTCCTTGTACATAATGTCCATTGCCTCAAAGTATTGCTTAGTCAACAATCCCGACATTTTAACTCCTAACTGAACATTTGACACAGCATCTCTTTGTTCATATTGAGCTAGCCTTTCTGGTAATACTCCAGTAATTGATGATGCTTGCATCTCTACAGCCTGTATAGCCAATTGAATTGCTTGAATACTTTGAGCTTTTACAGTATCATCATATCCATTGAACATAGTATTAGTAATTTCAGCTCCTTCTTGAGAAGAATCTAAAATACCTAAACCTTGTTTTTTATAAGCTTGTCACTTTTGTAAACGATCTGCAAGTTCTTCTCCTAATACAGCAGGAATTAAAGGTAAATCAACCCAATCACCAACAGTCCCACTAGAAGCAATTAAATTATCCCGATAAAAGATTAATAAGTCGTACTTATCCTGTAGATCCATAGTATTAATAATCAGTGAATAAGGATCTCCATTTTTATCTAAGAAAAACATTCCATTTACTGAAAGTCTACACCTACTTGGATAATCAACACTTCTAACAATATATTTAGATACTCCCCTAGTAATATAAATTTCATCACCAATTTTAATACCTTCGTGTCGATCAAGTTTTCCTGTTTTATAGTCAACTTCGATTCATTCAACCTCATAAACAGGAATTAAATTTGTCTTAATCGGTTCGATAGAATTGTAATCTCCAGGCCAACCTGGATGTGCTTCTAACCCACCTAATATGCCAGTATGTAAATTTGTTCTCACATTACCAACAGATTCTTTAGGGCCTGTATATCTAATAATATATGTTGGAGAATTAGAATCCGTAGAAGCTTTAATGTCTTTTAATTTTTTAACTGCTTCAGCGGTTAATTCTGACCTAAATTCATTTAGTATATTTTCTTTAGTCATTCATCTACGAATAACAGCTCTTCTAGAATCAGCTAAATATGGTGAATTTGGATTTCTTTCAACAAAAGTATCTAATGGATTTAGAATTTCTAGATTAATACTAGAGTTATTCTCAGTAGGCTTTACACGATAATAGCACGTACCACTAACTAATAAATCTGTTAGCAATTCGTGCATTTTCCTTTTTAAATCTATATTTCTAGATTGTCTAATATACTCTAATATATTTTGTGCAGCAATTTCATATTCGGAAACAAAAGACTGATCAATAGCTTCTTGAACTCTTTTAATTTCATTTTCTATAAATGGATCTGTAACAACTTCTTTATTGTTTAATATAGCTGCTATAATATTATTTCTAAGATATGATTCTAAATACTGATATACAGCTTCATTAATTTTTAATTGCTTTTCTCTTAAAATATTTGATACTGTTGCTGTATCCTTACATGACACTTTTAAATCCTGATTCAGTCCTAGATATTCTCCAATAAGAACATCAATATGTTTCTTAATTAGAGGAGTAAAATTTATTGACGTTGGTGTTCCAATGCCATAGTTTAACTCTAAATGTTTAAACTGATCAGCGTCTCTATGTGCATGATAATAATTATATGCTTTTCTTATAGCAATCTTATCATAAACTAAAGCTCCTATAGTTTCGTTTATTTTACTGACTTCTTTCTCTATTACCATAATCAAATATTATATATTGATTTCCAATACCAGGAGTAGTTTGAATACCTTTAAAATATTTAGTTTTTTGTAGTTGCCTACTTTGAAACTCTTTTTCTAAATATTTTAAAAACCCATCTTCAGTACCCTGATATGCAATACTTAGAGGTGCTCTTCATTGATTTAAATCTAATAATAGATTATATTCATCACCATCTATTTCTAAGGTTAAATCTGAGACGTACTCAACACACATGGTTTTTCTGATCAGTTCCTCTATTTTATCAATTATATCCATTACTTTTTGGAATTACACCATACTGTTTATAACCTTTTTCATCTATATATCAACCTATATCCTTTCATTGATTTTTTGTTTCATTTTGTATTTTAGGAGTCAGACCCATTAGTTCTTCATCAGCAAGTTCTGTCATTCCCATACTTGCAACAATATCAAATTTCCGCTTATTCTCATAAGAATATTTTAATAATTGTTCAAGCATTGGGTCTATATCCATAGAATAACAATAGTCATTTACGAAGTTATTGATTAATTCCAGGCTATGTTTGATAACATATTCTGTTGCAGGAACACCAATCATTTGAGAATTACCTCGTTTAATATCTCCTAATGTTGATTTAGGTCTCCGCATAAAAAGATTATCTTTTTTCTTTTCCTTGAAATAAGTTAAAATACTAATTTTAGTATGTTCTAGTAAAGCCTTACAATTATATAATACTAATAATTTCATAGCAGTATCATAAGCTTCTCTAATGTCTCTAGGTCGATCTTTATATATAGCGACATATTTAGGTTCTTGTAAGCCAAAAGCTCTTTTCTTAATTAAGATACAAAAATCCGATACATCTCTGTCTGTTGCAGAATCACCTGTACCTTGATCAATAGAGTCAATGCCAGCTATATATAAATTTTTATAAATACTTCCAGAAGAGTCTTTCTGCGGCTCTTCGTAAATTCATACATTTCCTAGATTATTTTCTTTGATTTTAACTTTATTTAATGAGTTATCATCCTCAGATCTATCTCAAAGTAAAAAACATTTTTTAGGCTGTAATCCTTCTTTTAAAATACGTATTTGTGTAAGACGATCTGCAATAGCAACCGAATCAAATATGTTTTCACCCTGTTTAAATAAAGCTTCATTAGGCGTAAAACAGTGCTCAGCACAATAATCAAGTAGATCCTGACCTTGCATCTTAGATCGTTGTTTTTCATAAAACTTTTTAAATTCTACAGAATTTGTGACACCTCTATGATCTAGATATTTTTTCTGTAGACTAAATTTATGTGCAGGAATGAAAAATCCTGTATATTGTGGTTTACCGTCTTCGGTATCAATATTTTTATAAGGTAAGACCCCATAAGCTTCTGGATCAGAGAACATTCTTGATAATCCTTCTAGTGCAGGTCCAGAGTCACCACCTGTCCCACCAGCGACTCGAATCGCGAACTTCTTACCTCCTAATTCTACAAGCGCATTTCCCTTAATTCAACTTGATATTAAGTATTTATTAGACCCAGCTTCTTCAAAAATTAACCTATCAACACGATCACCTCTGATTTTATCAGAAGTATCAGCAACAATCCCCTCAATCTCCGCCATTCTCAGTTTTGTTACCTCTAAGGCTTTTTATCCTTAGATTCTATATCTTCCTTTTTGATATAGCTCAGCATATATTTTCATCTAAATTAGATGTCGAGTACTCTTGGTCATATTATATTTATTCAATGACTATGCGTTACACTATTGATTAACCTTTCGTAATTTAATCAATTAGCTCGGTATTAGCATCTCAGCCTTCACCGATTTTACTCGATTTTGCATTTGAAGATTGCTCTTCAAAGCGGCAAAAAGATTTATAAATTTCATATTTTCTATCTAAATAGATTTTAGAATTTTGATACAACAGTCTAGCAACTATTCGCGCACCAGTACAACGATAAGATAATTTATGTACAGTGGTAGAATGTTCTCTGTAACTACAATTACGAATAAATCCTCCAGGTACATTTAAGTATGTTTTTAGTTCATTTAAAAACATTTTAGTACCTGTAATTTCTAAATCACAAACATAAACTCCTTTTTTATTCTTATAAAACCTTAAACATCCATCTCCATCCACATAACCCCGAATAAAATGCCTTATAAGATTTTCATTTTCAAACACATTTTTATTAGGAAATGTTAAAATAAGAGATTTACGTGAAACACATCCCTTATTTTTTAATTGTAAAGCTAAATTATAATTAGAAACTCGAACTCTACATAAATTTTCATTAATCTTAATACTAGTATTTGATTTTAATTTTAAAAATTTTCTATATTTTACTAAATGAGAAAAATCAGATTTAATAAGTCCTAATTCTACACTGTTGTTAACGGTTACACACCCATCAGCATATAAGAATCCTAATCAATATGATTTTTCTTCAGTATCTATGTAGTCAAATACAGTATTATCAAAACTTTTTGCATTAGTTCTGTTAATAATAGTACCACCTAATAACTTTATATACTTTGATAATGTCTCACGTTTAATGTGATATTTTTTACTTAGTACAGTAAGTGATAATGGCTCAATATTATGTTGTGAATTTAAATATTCTGTAGCTGCTTGCTGTATCAATTTTTGTTTATTTTCTCTTTCCATAAAATTACTCATAAACTATTATAAATCTTTGTTATTTACCGAATTCAACTCCGTCTTTTGTGACTCGAGATGCACGTTTTTGTTTGATATTATCAATTTTCTGTCTTAAACGTTTCATACCACCATTAGTATTTCTATTAAGCCAGTTTAATTGTCACCAACATTTATCAAGTAGAGGATCTAATTTGAGATCAGAGAATGCAGTATATAAACAACGAAAGTTTCTAGTTGTGATATATGGACGAACTCCAAGTACAGCCATCATCTCACTAAAACCCAGACCTCTGGCTTTCAACAAGATAGCGTCTTTTTTAAGAACTTCGCATAATTCTATATAGTGGAAAAACTCATACTGTTTAGCATGAAACGATGGAAATGCTTCAAGACGACCAGAACCTGCAGCCATATCTTCAGGTACTGTTCTCATTCTATAAAAGTTCAGGAAGAAATAATGATCTCCTGTTACTCTATATTTACCAACTGTATATCCTTCAACACAACGCTTAAGCTGTTCTCTTCAAAAATCAGCATATAATTTTGACCCTTTAGGATATTCAGTATAAGATCCAGTTTGATCATATAATCTACCAACTTCAGTAAATACATCAGGATCAAAATCTAATCCTTCATCCATTGTAATTGGTCTATATCCTGTTAATTCGTAAGATAAGTCTGGATCAAAATAATTAATCTCCTCATCAACTAAAACATCTCATAGGCCATCTCTTTTCACATGAGTTGTTTTAGCTTTTTCGTAATATTCACTTTCTTCTGTTTCTGATTCCTCTTGTAAGCGTTCTATCTCAAATAACTGTTTTCTAAGTTCTTCCTCATATCTGTCTGTAAATGACGCAGGATTAACTTTTTCTTTTCTAGACTCTTTTAGCTCTTTATACATCTCTTTAGCTGTTTGTCTAGGCTTTTTTATTGAGGTAACGACTTCTTTTTCTTTCTGTTGTTCAGCTAACTTTTGTTCATATAATTTAGCTGTATTTCTAAGTCTAATCTTAACACTCTCTGCCATACATTATTCATCATCAAATCCTTCTTCTACATCACCTCTATTCTTAGAGGTAGTAGTAAGTAAATCTTTTTTATATGAGAGTTCTAATTCTTTTAACTTATCAGCCATTGTACCAATCGATGCAATATCAGCTAAAACATCCTTAGGTTTAAATATTGGTTTCAAATTATTATCTCTTTCCTCAAAATCGATATTATCTAAAGATACTCTCATTTTTTCTAAGGTTCTATACGCAGTTTTAATAAGACTAAGAATTCTTGAAGAATCTTTTATTTCTTGATACTTTCTACAAGCTGCTCTAAAATCTGGATCATTTCACTCATCATCTGTTAATCCACTATCTTCTAATGCTGCTAAATGTCTCTCTTGCTCAAGATATTGCTGATAAGGACTTTTTCAATCTATCATCAGCCATATATACTTAAATTCTTTCCAAGCTCTTAATCTTTTTAAACCCTTTGGATCCTCTTTACACTTGTTACGTTCAGGATCTCAAAGGGTTTTAAACTCTTTAATTAACAAGATTCCGTATTCGTTTATGCGTAATGAACCAGTTGCGTTGTCATAAAGAAATAGATCTTGCATTATTTTTTCTTGTTAAGTAAACCTCCCAGACGATATATACCTAAATCTTTTCACCTTTGTTGGTAGAATTTATAATCAGGATGATTTTTTCCAACTACTATTTCCAGATCTGGAAGCGGATTAGAAACTTTAAAGGTAGTGTCTCCTGATGGACGTATATCTCGTTCAGTATACACACCTCCACTATGAACTCGGTCCATTTGTCTTCCCGAAGGAGACTTAACTCTCTGAAGAGTTCTAGTTCTGCCGTCACCTAAGGATGGCAAAGCGGTGTGTGGGGCACGCCAATTAAAAGAATAATTCCAAGGTGTTAGAAGCCATTTTGACCAGGTTTTTATGCCGTCTTGACCTTTTATAATCTTAGCATTCTTTTTATTACATCCACAATCAGAAGTTTTACCTCCTTTTTTGTAACAGTTTACTAAATAAGCTAATTTACCGCCTTTTTTAAAAAGCTCTGATTTAGGAGCCTCCGTTTCTACTTTAAATTCTTCCATTAATCGACTTATTTCATTCATTCCTTCTTTAGTCTTAGAAATTTGATTTAATGTAGAAACAATTTCTTTTGGAGATTTACCTTCTAATTCCTTTATTTTAGTTGGCAATCATTCAATAAAAGCTTTAAGCTCTTTTTCTTCCATATTATATTGAATTATTTGACTTATTTTTACTACTTGAAAAACTTAGGATCACAAGATCTAAAGTCCTTTTTAAGTTCTGTTAAATTACCATCAAAATGAATTAAATCTTTAGTTGAAAAAACAGCTTCTTGTAGGTCCATATCAGTATTAAACCATCTACATTTAATTCCTTTAAACACATTATTTAATTCATCATTATGTTTAAAAGTTTTTGTAACTTTTTCAACTACATACATAATAGGAGCATTTAATTGTACATGTTTTAATGTTACAATATCTCCTGGTTTAAAAAATGTTTTTTCAATTTCTTCAATCATATTATTTATCTTTTTCTAATACTCGACATATAACATTTTGCTCACTTAGAGCATAATAGCCTCTAGTGTCAAACGGCACTGGGACGGCAGTGTTTCTATAATATATATCTTCGCCAACCTTAACATATTTACATTCAGGTCCAACTGATATAACATGACCACATGCAATAAATTCTTCTGCATCTTCCTGTTCGCCACTTTCATGTGATTTATATGTTCGATTAACATCAAATCCTCCAATTAATAGACCAGATGCTGAAGTTTTTAATTTTCTATAGGGATTTTTATTATATGGTTTTAAAATAATAGTATATCCTGTCGCTGCTAAATATTTATTATCACAATTTTTTGCGCCCTCATTAAGTTCTACTAATCTGGCAGCTAAAGCTAGGCGTTCTTGTTCTTCTTGTTGTTTTAAGGTTTCCAATTCTTCTTTTGTAGGTTCAGTATTGTTTTTGAGACCAATGCCCATATAATGGGTTCCTACAGCTTCCATGTGTGTGTTTCCTAAAATATTACTCATAATTCATAAACATTAAATTAAACATTATCATCTATTATCATAACATTGCTCTTCTTCAACTCTTGCTTTAGCATCTAAAATACATCCACAGAGATCACAAATATCTTGTTTTAGCACTTTTATCTTATATGGGCACTTTTTACAAATATTTAATCTATATGTAGCAAGATCTGAGTGTTTATTAAATATCTTTAAATATCACCCAATAATAATATTTTTAATTTTTTTTATCATATTCTCATTTATAACCATGTGATGTCTTTCTCTTTCCCATACACACCCTTTGTATAGCTTGTCATGGTGCATTTATTTCTATACTTGCCTCTTTCACAGAATTAAAGGTTTTAATATAATCACCATTTAAAGTATACTGTCTCACTTTCCTTTTTCCTCAAAATTTATCTTTTTTGAGAGATGCTGGATTTAATGGATCATTATATTTTCTTCAAATATATCCTCCACCAGATTTTCGTTTATGTGAACAACAGCTAGAAATTGAATCTATGTTAGTTTTTGTAATTTTCGAAGCTTCTTTTATAGAAGAATAAATACTAATTATATTACCATTTTTATCATATTGGATAATAGGCACTGAATGAATATTAATATCATTAATAGTAGGCGCTGGATCATCTTTAAATCTCCAAATAAATCCTCCTGCAGACCCTTGTCTAGTAATACAACATTTAGAAATTGCACTACTACATTCTAGTCCTATAGCATGTGCTGCTTCTATTTGACTGTTATACTCTTGAACAAAATCTCCATAATAATTATATTGAACTACTGATTTTGACAATTCACCTGTTGTTATCTGCCCAGCACCTCCTGAGATTAAATTCATACACAATGGATCAGTTTGATACTTATTTCCTATTAAAATCTCTTCTCTTCTATTATTAATTTCTTCAGAAGGATTAATCTCTAATATTTCTTTAATATAAGTTATGCCATTCTTCTTTCCATATTTTTTAAAATAAGCTTTACAAAAGTTACCAGATCCAGTATATTTATCTTTATCTAAATTTCCAATGTGTTTGTGTTTACCAATATAATATCTACCACTAGGAAATCCACATAAAAAGTGTATTTTATAAATATAGTATATTATCATTTGCCAATTATACATTTAGCCGCTAGTACATTTACCTTACGGTCAATCCTGCATCCGCAGCCTCTTGTAAATCCCAATTTTGGTTTGTCTGAAACTTCTTTATCTTTATTAATATATAAATTAGGATTACAAATTGCACCAATTGGTCCCTCCTTATATAAGGGACAGGTTTTACAGATTTTTAATCTTTGTTCTGATAAAGATTCATTTCTTCCTAAAACTTCATTAACATGACCATTAATTATATCTCCTACCTTCATACTCATTAAAATTTAATAGGTTTATCTCTATCTAATTCTGTTTTGATTTTTATCGATCTCTTATAATGTTTTAACATTCTCTCTACATCATCTTTAAGATATTCACATTTATATTCAGTAACTTTATTATTATGATCAGTGTGAACTATCCTTAATGATTTAATTTTAAATTTTGGATTTATTTGTTTAAGTAAATAAGCGTATAACGACAACTGTAAAGAATAATGATAAAAATTACAATCCATTAAATTATTTAATGGAAATTTCATAGTTTGATATTTACGAGTCGTTTTATCAAAATAAGATTTTTGTTTTATTTCTCTATTAGTCTTGTAGTCAACAATATAGACGTCATTACCATCAATAATCAACAGATCTATTTGACCTGCAATACGTAATAATCCATCCTTTGACTTTACACTAATTAAGTATTCAGGATACACTCCTCTTGGCAGATCAAGTTTATAGTAACCTTTTTTACAAGTAAATTTTCCTCCCAGTCCAAATTTTTTTAAATCCTGTTCTTCTGATTTATAAAATTGATTTTCGTATTCAGCATGTATTTTAGTCCCTCTTTCACAAGATTTATTTTTTTCATCTTCATATCCCTGAAGGATTTCAGCTCGTTTGTTTTCAAAGACAATTGGATCTAGTCCCAACTTCTCTATAAGACTCGGATCTCATCTTTTTGTTGTTAATAAAACAGGCTTTAATGATGAAAAAATTTCAGGCTTTAGCAATGCTTCAGCAGCTTTATATGCTGATCAAAATGCTGAGTCAAATGGGTTAGTATAATTATGTATCAACGTAGTAACTGATACATAAGGAATATTATCTTGCTTATCTATGTAGATATGTTTATCATCAGAATAAATAACATTATCATCCTCTTTATCTACCTTATAACCATTAACATATTTTACTTTTGCATTATCTAATTTAGGCATATTAATTTCGTTGTATTAAATATTTTATTTCACCGCTATCTGTATATAAACGTTGTACAATAGTTTCGACATCTATATCTGTAGGTGTAGAAGCTCAAGTAACACCAAAAATTCCAATATCTTTTCCTGTATTATCTCTAATAAGAATACAAGCTAAATAGGAAACATGATTTTTAGCTAATTGTTCATATAATACTTTATCATACTTCTGTAATTCATTTAAACTTCCTACAAATAAGTTATGATCTTTAAGATAATAAGGAAGATTTAATCATGTCAAATTAAAATCATTATATTGGGTTTGAACTGGTTCTAAATTAGAACGTGTTAACTCAAATCTCATTGTTCCATGTTGCCAATCCATAATCCCATTATGATACTGAATTATTCAAACACGATCTGCTCTATATTTGTAGAGATAAGTTGGGAGATTATTCTTAATTTGGCGATCTAATTCTGCTCTTTCATGTAATTCAATATCGTGTTTTTCTATTACAAACTTGTTATACCTTTCAAATATATATTCAGGATCAAAACAAAGTCGTAAAGAAAAACTTAATATTATTAATAACATTGTAGCTTTAATAATATTAAACACTCCATATTGTTTTATATAATTTAAGAGAGTTCCCAATCAAGAGAGGCCAGAATCAATATTAGGTTGTTTTTTCATTATTATAAGTAATCATATTGTTAATCAATTTAATACTAATCGCAAATATACAACATATATAGCTATTATCCAAATAATTTAAATGTTTATTTGCAAATGAGTTATAGATTGGTTATCTTTGCATAATAACAATTATAAATATATTTATTATGAAATACAATAACGATATTTTAAACAAAATAATTTCTACAACATCAGAAAAAGTAGACAACAAAACTCATCTAGATAATATTATGAATGGTTATCTAGAAATGATGAAGAAAGGCAGTAAAATTCATATCAAGAAAGCTAATCGTGGAAAATTTACTGCTTATTGTAAAGGAAAAGTGACCTCAGAATGTATTACAAAAGGTAAAAATTCTCCTGATCCTAAAGTTAGAAAGATGGCTACATTTGCTGCCAACAGTCGTAAGTGACATAAATAATGAAAAGCAATTTCTTTATTAAGATGTTTACTGCACATTCAGGTTTATCAAGTAAACGAGTGTGTGGATTTATTGGATGGATAGTATGTCTTTTTATTTGTATATGATGCACGATATATACTATTCAAGCACCTATAATTGCTGATACTTTATTTATCTGTAGTGCTGCTTTATTAGGAGTAGATGCTGTTATGAGACCTTTTTATAAACACAAAAACCAAAATGACAAAGAAGATAGTAAAGATTCTTAGATGAATTTGAGAATTTCCACAATGTCTACTAGGTATAGTTCTTATAAACTTATATAAAGCTCAGTATATTAGTACTTATAAGAAAATAGATTTCTATATTACAGATAGAATGAAAGGTGGCATATCATGTGGTATTTATGTAATACTACATAAAGAATTATATGCTAATAAAAATAATATTCTGCATGAATGAGGTCATACTAAGCAATCTTTATATTTTGGATGACTATATCTCCCAATTATTGGATTACATAGTGGTATACACGCATTATTACATAGTAAAGTTTGTAGAAAACTACAGAAATATATACATTATTGAACAGAAAAATGAGCAAATAAATTAGGAGGAATTAAATAATGTTAGCTAATAAATATTTTGATGTTAAAGAATTAGTTCCAAAAGAAGTATATGAGGAACTTGGAGATCAAGGATCATTAAATTTACTAAATCCTATTGCATTAAAAGCTTTAGAAGAAGTTAGAGAAATATTAGGTGTCCCATTAATTTGTAATAACTGAGCAGCAGGTGGTACTAGAAATTATAGTGGTTATAGACAAGAAAACTGTCCTATTGGAGCTAAAGCTAGTCAACACAAAAAAGGTAATGCATTTGATTTAATTTGTAAAAGTAAGTCAGCAAGACTTATGAGATATGAACTTGAACAGAATAAATCTAGATTAACGTATCCAATTAGAATAGAAAAATGAGATCAAAAAGGCAATGAAACAACGTGACTACATATTGATACAAAGAGTTTTACAGGAAATGGTAAAATTTATTTCTTTAGGGCATAAATATATCTGTAGAATATTAGGATGATTATTCTTATTCCTATTTATTTTTACTGTAAATTTATATTATTTAATTCCAATTAGTTGCTTAGTAATATCATTAGTATTTACTATCTTAGATGAACTAACACGTTTTAATGATAAAAATGAAAAAGGCAGTCAATAAGACTGCCTTTTGTTTTTACTTATAATATAAATTCTTAAATTGATTCCACAATTCTCATTGCCTTTGTGAAGCTTCTTTCTCTCATGGTCTATTTAGATAAGACTGTAAAGGTATTTGTTTTTCACCTTTTCAAATAAAATATAATTTTCCATTTTCATCTTTCATTATTAAATCACCTCTTTCATTCTGATCAAAATGAACCATTTCATGACAAATAATGGATTCTAAAGAAACTCCTGGATTATCTCTTATAATTAAACTATAAGTGTGAGGGACTATGTTTTTATATAAAATAGCTTGTAATTCTATATCTTTAGTTGAATATTTATTTAATATACTATTATTAGAATATACTGTTATATTAGCTGTATCATATCCCATTATTTTATTCCCAATCACTTTTACTAAGTCGGTAATATCATAATCTTTTGGAGATTCAATAAGACTAGTAACCTGGAATGTTTCAGGAAATATGAATGTATTTCGTTCTTTTTTCTTACTCACTAGTAGTATTATTAATATAATAAACAATATACCAATGATTATTAAAGGTATATATCAAGGTTTCATATTATTCTCCATTTATATATCTATATGACCAATCAGCTAATAATTCTCTTCTATAGGTATCTGAACTTTGGGGCCTTTCAAAATAATGTCTAAATAGCATAGCAGCTTTAGAGGCAGAATTAGTTTTGCTTATCTCAGACCAAAATTCATCTTGACGCCCACCACCTCCTCATTCATCCTTAAAAATATCAACGCCCTCAATATCATGAGGATTTGAATTAGTCTGATTAGTTCATATAGGAATCAAATATTGTAATTGATTTTCTATAGTATTAGTTAGATTATTTTTCTGTAAGTAGAGTTGATAGTTATTTCATAATCTAGGACTAAGCTGCACTAAACCGTTGTATGTGCCATTACTAGATTTACTATTAGGGTCAAATTTAGATTCTTGCCACATATTTCCAATAATACCATGTACTACATAATCCTTTAATCCAGCTTTACTTAGAATATTTACAATATTTTGATATTGAGGATGGTGAACCATATTTTTGACTTGTTCCTTTAAATCCTTAAATTGTGAATCTTTAGGAATAAAATTTAATTTATGGTCTTTTTCTAAATCAGTCTGAAAAAACATAGGACCTTTTCTTTTAGAAAGATTATCACGAATTAAATCATTTGTCTGTTCATATAATTGATTCGTAGATGGGATAAGTGTTATTTGTTGTCCTACTTGAATTTTATTAGGGTCTTGAATAGATGGATTTAACTTTAAAATTTGCGGTAACTGTAAATTATTTTTCTTTGCAATATTTAATAAAGTATCTCCCTGTTTTATAGTATAAAATTTACCACTGTTCTGAAATTTAGGAATAATACCTCCTAATTTGGCACTTTTAACGTTATCGTTTTTCTTTACAGGAGCCTTTGCTACATCATTTAATAAGAATAATAAGAAATCATCATTGTATCTATTAAATAAATCAGGATCTCCCTCTGATTTATAATGACGAAACATAGTAGCATCTTCTAAATGCCAATCTTTAGTAGATCCAGGATAAATCGAAAAATCAATTTTATCAACTACTTTAGCTACTTTCTTACCTGTATTGTTATTTTTAAAAGTATATCCATATTGTATTTTTTGAGTCTGTTTATCTCTAAACTCCTCAATTTCCTTCTCAGTAAAGACATGTGTGGGATCAATATTATGCTGTCTTCTAAATTGCATTAACCTAGAATAAATCTCAGCAGGATTATCTAAATAATCATCCTGAGAAACATGCATAGTATGGATAGGTCTACGTTTCTCGTATTCTTTAATAGTGTCGATTATAAAATAAGGATTCGTAGAATGAGCTAATTCATGGGCTGCTATTTCACTTACAGGTACTTTACTATTAGCTTTTACAACTAAATAGTGATCCTCTGGATTATAAAAACCTTCTTTATTTTCCATAAGCTTATCAGAAATATCGTACCTAAGTAACTTACCCAAAGGACCATTAACAACTTGTTTATACTCTTCTTGTTCCTCAGGACCAGAGTTATATAAATATGTATCAACAGAAGTTAATCTGTCATTTAATCAATGGTATCCTAATGTTTTACTCTGTAATCATTTCGGAAGTGATGACCGCTCTCATAGATTTTTATTAATAATATGTCTTCTTTTATTATACCAGTTAGTCATTCATTCTTGAGTCGACTCAATGTCTTCTCGATCTGTTCAGCGATCCTTAATTCTTCCACCTTCTTGTAACTTTTTTAGAATACCTCCTAGTTTAGAGTTTTGTATCATCTTGTGTAATACAGACTGATACTTAGGATCAGTAGCATAGCCACCCTGTGCAACTCTAGATGCAAAATCATTCACAGATCCAGAAAATGCTCTATATCTCTTATTATTTAATAAGTTAATCTTATAATTAGCATAATCTTCTAAAGAAGAAAAATCCTTAAATTCCTGATTTAATCTTATATCCTTACCATTAATAACTTCTCGTGTGCTGGCAACAGTACCTTTACCTTTGATCCCTCCAAAATTGAATAATCCAGAAGGCTTTTTACCTCAAGCTGATTCCAACCCATCTTGTGCTACTAAAGCCTTAGCAAATGTGGGATTTAATCCTTTTTGCCTTAGTAATCTTTCATATATAGGAGTCATTATTGATTTAAACTCTTCCTTAGAAGTAAATTTTTTAATCGGTTTCTTAACTAAAGACTGATATTCTTCTATGGGAGTTTCTTGTATACTTAAATCAATAGAAGACTCAACTGAATTTTCTTCTGGCGTATCAGTAGCTTCTTTAGTAACTAAATATTTAGGAGTATATTCAGATACAGGAACAGGTCTGGATAAAGAATAGTCTGTATTAAAACTGTCCTCTCGTATATAAGGTCTATATGTTATATCCATAATAATGTAGTTTATTAATTATCTTGCAAATATAATAATTAATAAACAGTATTGCAAATAATTATATTATCTCAACAGTGTGAATTTTATTCAATTTTTCAAGTTCAACAATTCTTGTGTTAAGATTAGTAATATGAGATTCTTGCAAGTCTATTTTATTTTGCAAATAAGTAACCTGATCTTTTAAAGCCTTAAACTCTTGTAAAACTTTTGATAAATCGATGGAAGGGGTTAGCTCATTTTTAATAGGATGTGTAGTTGTATCATAATAATAACTTGGAGTACTATAAGGATTCGAAGAACCTGAAAATAAATCTCCAATGTAACTGGTAGTAGTCATATATTAAAAATTAAATTTATGTAAATCTTGATTCTGTCTAAGAAGTTTTTCATTTTCTCTTTTTAATGCTAAAATTTCCTTCTTTAACATCTTAATATCTTCTGTATGTCTTTCTAGTTGCTCTGTATGCTCATCAACCTTTTTATTGATGAATAATACAGCTTGACAAACTAAAGCTAAATCAACAAGTTTCGCAGTCTTTCTAAGTCCTGTAATCTTATCAAAAGCACTAGTTCTATTAGTAATTAATATACCTTTATCTTCTAAAGACCGAAATACTTTTGATAATGCTCTTACATTAATATTCATCTTCTTAGATAATTCTTCATTACTATATGTAGTAACAGCATAGTTACCATCATCTTTATTAGTATATTGTTGCATAGCTAGCAATACTCCTTTTTCTTCTTGAGTCATTAATTCTGAATCCATAAATTCATATGTGAATCTTTCAAAATATTTTCCTGTTTTTAGAATCTCATATATGTTATTTCTACCTTGTTTCTTCTCTAATATTCTAATCTCCCCAGCAGCTTGCAACTTTTTAATACTGTTACTAACAGTATTAATTGAAATGCCAGCTTTTTCTGCTAAAGTACGTAATGAAATAAATGTCTGATAAGTCTTACCATCCATGTACTTTCGCATATACCCATAAATTAAATAATCTGTGGGATTTAATTTTATTTCCTTTGTGCCTCCTAAGTTATGTGGCACTTGAATGTGTTGTGTGTTTTTATTTTCCATAGTAAATTTTTATTTACAAATATAATATATATTAGTAAATATTCACAAAATATTATCCAATATTTTTAATAAAAATTGTTCATTATTCTTGTGTCATTTTTTAATACAGTTTTAGATAGTTACTGTCATTTTTTGATACACCACCTTTAAAAGTACTGTCATATTTTGATACACTTAATGTCATATTTTGATATCTATCTATATAACTATATGTCACACTTCGTGTGACAGATCTATATTTAATCTCCTACGGAAGTTTTTCGGTTTAGGTTGGTAGATTATATGATACATTTGTGCCCCTCAGAGATACACTTACTATCCCGTGGAGATACATATCTATAGTACTATATATCCTCACTAAGTTTAGGTTGTCGGTAATATAAAATTTAATCTTCCAAATATAACCCTCCCCATGTAGTGAAGATATGAAAAAGCAATATGTAATGAACGAATATGTAATATACGCATATGTAATGAACGAATGAAAAGACTCTACATTTTCATCCCCCGCCCCTTTCAAATGGAAAACGATTTTATTTTTAAGCGAAAAATTCCTAAAAAATAAAATTGGATTTTGAAAACCAAATCTATCCATTCACTATTTACACCATTAACTTATTACGTTATGAAAACAACTCTTGAGTATCTTCAGTCTATAGCTTCAGAATCTTCTGACATTATTTGTGTCGCTAAGCTTCGTGGCCGAAAAGCAGATCCTAAAGAAGCCTCTCAGATTGTTCGGGAGCGCATTAAACATCGTATTTCAGTTGTTGAAGACGTCTTAAACGAACTACACAATTGCTGTAAGGCTCTGGACCATACTGAAATTTCCTGCGCAATTGTTAATACTGTCGCAGATAGGATTGTCAATGATGCTTTTACAAAGCTTATCTGGAATATAAAAGAAAGAGAAGGAGAGTAATCTCTTTCTCTTTTATTTTTAACCAAACCAACTAATTGGTTGGTAGATTATAATTTTAAAACTTATTACGTCATGGTACACGTTGCAACTAATTTTGGAGTTATTGAAGCTGAGTCTTATCTTATGGATGACAGTTTCGCAGGTGATGACGTGCTGTCAATGCTCCCCACTCGTAAACCTATTCGTCAGAAAAACCGCTCTCGTAAAGAGTACAGTAAATCTGCAGCTCGTGTGGCGATGAAGGACATGCGTGAAGATGGTTGGGTAAGGCGTAAATAACAATCACCACAATCTCTGGAGATAATTTCTCCAGAAATTTTTTATATTAACAAAAGCCACAAAAGAGTGGTTACAACCATAAAAAATATTGCGTTATGAAAAGATTTAAAGATGAAGCAAGAGAAACCATGCCCGAAGGTGCAACTCCTCTGGATCCCAAAGATCTTGAGCAAAAGGGACTGTTTTCACAGAATATTTTGCTGAAAGGAGACGTTATCGAGTTACCAGATGAACTCTCGTCCGACTATTTTTGTGAGGGCAAGCCGTTCAAAACCCGTGTCAAGAACAAGGAAACTGGTGAAATCGAGGACGGCGTTATACGACCCACGCTTATTTTCGTTCATCGCAATGGAGCACCGATCTGGATGCCACTTGGGAACTTTTTGCGTGGCAATCGTGTGCACAATGCGTCTGAATATCGCGAGGCTGCTGAAAAGCACCCTATCAACACGGAACTGCTCCGTGCTCAGCATCAAGGCGAAGCGGCTAAGATTTTGTGCACTGGGAAAACTCTCGAAGTTGTTGACTTTTTTGAAGGTAAGTTCGCTCGTTTCGAGAAGAACGTCGTTGTGGAAGGCAAGTTCGACATCAAACGTATTCCGCTGTTTACTGAAAAGTAATCATTCAACTCAACCCTGTTCACACGGGGTTGAGTTTATTTTTTTCTAATCCAACCAAAGCGACCAACATGTACCAAAGCTACCAACAAATATGTAGTGACATTTGAATTAAATTTTATAATATGAAACATAAAGTAGTATATAATAACTGTTTTGGAGGATTTTCTTTATCTAAAAAAGCAGGTGAATGGCTTCTTGAACACAACATCGAAGAACCATATAAATCAGATACTGAACACAGTATCCAAAAGATAAACGATCCTGAATCTATCGTCACAAGTATATATACTGAAATACCAAGACATCATCCTCTCTTAGTTCAATGCGTAGAAGAACTTGGAGAAGCTGCAAATGGTGAATGTGCAGAACTAGCTATCGAAGAGATTTATGGTGATGTGTATAAAATCGACGAATATGATGGCAATGAAACAGTAGAAACACAGGATACTATCGACTGGATAGTAATTAAATAATAAACCTTTTAAACCTATTTATATAATATGAAAAAATTTGCAAAAGAAGAATTGGCACCGATTCCTGAACGTAACGGCCTCAAAGCTAAAGAGGTAAGTCTGAAAGCACTCGAAGAGAAAGGTCTCGGTATCGTATCGTACGGTGTACAGAAGGGAGAAGTCATCGAATTCCCTGACACCGAAGAAGACGCAACTGTATGGGCACGGCCTGTTCGTGAAAACGGCCCCGAAGAAATGCTCGTCGCTGTAAAACGTAACGACAAACCCAGCTGGTTCAGCATCGGCGGACTTCGTCGTATGGACTATCAGGGTAAACCTGTAGGTCCTGTATGCGAAGACCTACGTTCCTGTAGCAACGACTACGAACGTGTAAAACGTATGCTTGGTAAAAAGATCACGGCAAACGAAACCACTGAAATCCAGGTGTATCACTTCGATAACGGTGTTCGTACTACCGATCTCGAACCCCGTACGGTACCTGTTCTCGTATATGCCTAAAAAACGAAACGGAGAAATAACAGTCAAAGGCTTCTGAGACAAGCCTTTGACTTCTCTTAACACAAATGCTGGGATCTTTAGTATAACAAATTGACGTGGATGATATCACAATCCAGAAAGCTACTTCACATTATGTAGTAACTCTCAAGGACAATGGTTCATCCAACGCTGTATACACGTTAAAAAACAATAACATGGAAACAATTTACTCAATAATCGTATTTCTTATAGGCATATTCTTAGCGGTATACATCTTCTCAGTATTCTTCCAAATTATGCCTGTAGTAGCGATTATCTTAATTATCGTAGCTGTAGGTCTCATAATCTACAACGCTACAACCAATTAACACATACAAAGCCATAAACTCCTTCCAAGTTGTTGAGGACACTCAGGCTCCCACATCATAACGTGGTTCGAGTGTAAAACACACCTGTCAAAATGTCAGTCGAACATGCCAAATTGGCAGATAAAACTGACAAAATGTCAGTATCACTGTCGGGATGATAGGGATTTTTTCGGTCATAACGTAAGTTTTTATGGGTAGTGTGGAGGTGAAGAATTAGTTGAATTGATCGATGTAACTTGTTGATTATCAACTCCCTTCTCATCCTCCACACTTTTTTTATTCTCTCGAAAATTCACAAAATGTGGGATATACATTATTTATATATTCCTCATTTTCAACATATTGCCAAATATGACATAATATCAGTTTTCTGACAGTGTATCATTATACACATCTTATTTTAAAAAATCAAAGCCATGTAGCCTTCAAGTTCACATGTTTTAGACAATATAGATATCATTAAATGAATAATCTTTATTGTTTTTTCAAGATTTAAAATTAAAAATAACATATTATGATTATTCGATTTTCCAAGAATACTTCTGATCAAATTACCACACTTGAAGAAGTGCATACATGTATACCTATTTTCGATAAGTTTCAAGTTTTAAAAGGATTTAGTCTTGTTTTAGAAAAGAAAGACGGAAGTCTTGGAGAGTTAGTTCTTCGAAAAGATATAGACTTTGATCCAGATCAATTTGAAATTGCCAAGGATGATAATGTTCCTTGTCTCTTCCAAATGAAACTTGCTTTGGAAGAAGCTGGTTTAAATCTAGGTGATTTTAACTCTGAAGAAGATTTTCTTGAAGCTGTTTACAAGACAGGATTAATAAAAGAATCTGATTTTGAACTTGTTGAAATAAATTAGCATATGATACATTTTTGTGTTTATGAGGATACATTTCCTAATTTATATAAGTGGTTGATAGAGACATTTCAGCCTAATATGGATAATTTTTCTGATAGAGAGGGTGAATCATATTTTTATATAGATTTTCAGGAAAATCAAATTGTTTTTAATCGTGATTCTTACAAACTTCCAGCAAACATTAGAAGACAAGTTCTTGTAACTAACGTTGTATTGGAATTACAAGTAACTACTGGACTATTTACTATTGTAACACCTGAAAGAAAAATATATTCTAAAAAATTAGAAACATATAAATAAATAGTTATATTTAGCAACAAAATCCTAAGAGTTCTGCAGAGCTACTTAGGTTCTATATAGTCTAGTCAACTATATTGTGATTTACTGAAGGTGACTCCAAACTTGGTTATAGGTAACATCAAGCTTATAACTAGTGAACTCTAAGTTATCCAGTGTACAATGGGATTATATGAGTTTATTTAATTGCAAAACTCTCGATTACGTATAAGAGATGGTTACCCATAGCTAGGGTAGACAGTGTTGTAGTATAATGGATTACGCGTAACTCCGTAAAAAAGAGGAGAAGAGATGTAAGTTTCGAGACTTACCAACACACAATTAAGTTTAACAATATCTAAAATTGTAATTATGTATATTTCAAAGAAAACTATGCGGCAAAAAGATTTTGCTGCTTTGAAAGCGAAGAAACCTGGTTTTAAAAAGTTCAAACTGGGCAAATCCATGCTCTATCGTACCAAACGTGGTTGGTTTTTGTCATCTCCTAATGAGGAGACAAAAAAGTACGATGTTGGAGAGATTTCTATCACACATGCTCAATTGTTGTTAGACTCTTATAACATTAACTACCAAACAGGTTGGTAATCATATATTGTTCAGTTTACTAACTAAGTATTAACCTTAATCTAGTAGATAATGAGGATTAGAGATATGCCGTAGTATAGACTTATTATGATGAATATTTAATTATTGAATGATAGGTGGTTACTTACCGCAGTGTAACATATTAGGCTATTAGAGATTGGTTTCTCTAATAGCCGCTAATTAATTTTATTTTAATTATACTCTTCTAAGTAAAAGTTATTTTACCAAAAAACTTAAAGACTCACTCCAAAATAACTTCAAGGATCAATCAAAAAATGTTTGTTATTCATATATAAAAAAGCTCGTCCAAATTAAAATAACCTCTACTTAGAAGAGTTTTTAAAATTACAATTATGGCAAATTTATTTTCTGACGATACTAAATATCGGAAAACATGGTTAATCAACCGTGAACAAGCTTGTAAACTCCAAATTTTAGAGTCAAACCGAGACGTTGATCTCAAACGAGTAAAGTCGATTTATCAAGCTATTACAGAGGGTAAATGGATGCCTGCAATATATATTGATAAAAATTATTTTATCATTGATGGTCAACATCGTTATTATGCCTATTTGATGGCATGGGATAATGGTATTGACTGTGAAATGCCTGTTGAGGAAGTAGTTTCTGATGAATCTACTATCGATCTGGTTATTGCGTTCAATTCTAAACGTAAGAATTGGGTTGCTAAGAACTATATGAAATCTTACTGTACTCGCGGTAACAAAAATTATCTAAGAGTAGAGAAATTGATGCAGAAATTTCCTGCTCTCGATCTTAAAGCAGCTGTACAGATTCTTAAAGGTTCTCATTCAACAAGCACCTTCAACAATGGAGCATTGAAGGTTTCTCCTGCAGATTATGCAACAGCATTATCTCGTTGTAGAGCACTTCAATCAATGGCTTCACATTTATCGAACATTGTTTTCAGAAGGGATATTATTCTCGCTTTTTATAAAGTAGTAGATGATATTCCTGACTTTCAACAGTTTCTTCAAAATATTCAGGATTTCAAACGTCCTTTAACAGAACGTAATTCTGATTGGATTGAAGCTTATAAAGCATTATTTTAAAACTATCACAAAATGTTTTTATAGTGTAGAGATTATTTTATATTTTTGTAAGATAGTCTCTATACATTTGCTCCTGTGGCGAAACTCGGTAGTACGCATGGGACTTAAAATCCCAGGATCCTTGCGGATCGTGTCAGTTCGAGTCTGACCAGGAGTACCAACACTTAAAACTTTCTATTATGGAATTTTATGTAATCTCAATAATTAAAGATAAAATACAACATTTTTTATCTGGTGATAGTTATTCTGATTATTGGGATAAAAATTTGTTTGATAACAAGGTATATAGATTTTCTTCAATAGAGGAAGCAAAGAATCGTCTTCAGAAAGATGATTTTACTAAAGAACAGCCTATGAGTAGTGGTTCAGTTTATCCTCCATCATTACTACTTGCTGGTCAGAGTACATCTAGTAATGAGGTACAAATCCAAATTTTAAGAGTCTCGATTAACATGGTATGTGAACAAGCTTATACAACTAAGGTTGAGATACGAAATCCTCAAGCTCTGGTACCCAAAAGAATAACAGTGTTTGATTAACTAATAGTTGATGAGTAATTTTAAAATCCTGATAATGTAGATGCTCCTCTAACATTAGTTAGTTGCTACAAAAACAGGTTAGGTTATAGAGAGCACTATAACAAGGGATAAACTCCAATGAATACAGAAAGGAGATCCCGATGACAGGATGCATAGCAACCTCGATTTGAAAAATATTTTTAATATTCATTTTTTTTTCATAATAATTATAAAATTAAATTAACTGGGTAGGAGTAGCTGCGTATGAGCAAATCGGGTCTACAGTTACATCGGCGTGTAAAGCGACACATTGGAATAACTTGGGGATAAGGGTATTGAGATATACAACAGACTAGGGATGAGAAAACCTATTTCTGAATAAAAACAGTGAAAATCTGTAACCAAGTTTAAAGTAAGTTAATTTAATTTCAAATAATTTTATATCTATAGCAGCGATGCAGGAAGTTATACAATCTGTTACAGGAGCGCTGTAATATGTAAGGGTCAAATGTATAAGATTATTTTCAATAATATAGGTTGAAATATTATCATTAATCTCGAGAAATATTTTGTAAAACGATTAGAGTAAGTTATAAACCTATATTTTTAACACAATAAATAGTTATCGAGGCAATAGGTATTAGACAACAAATGAGACAGGAGTCTAATTAGGAGGTATTTTAAAGAATAATACTATCGAGTTTCAACGTATTATTTTGAGAAATGTGTAGATAATTATTTACATTATATATTACAGTGATGGAATTGGTAGACATGTGAAGTTTATAGAAAGTATGTTGATTATATAGAAAATATATAAGAAGGGTAACTGTTAACCTAGGATACACATGTGATAAAGGCGAAGTAAATCTGCAGAAGCTCCCTGTTACTTCCAGACTTAATATTTTCTATGAACTTCAAGATTATTGGCACTAATCGTTGCAAGTTCGAGTCTTGCCTGTAATATATATTTATTTATATTTAACCTTTCAAGCTTCAGTAAACTTGGATAATTTGCTCAAATCGAGAGACATATATACACGTATGTACATCGTAACCCAATGACCAAGTAAGAGGGTTAGTATTTGCTGCGATGGTGGAATAGGTAGACACGAGGGACTTTAACAAATAAATTCATTTTTTATTTGGTATAGATAAAGCTTTTTAATATCTTTGTATACAATAAATATATAAAGAATATGTCAAAAGTAAAATGAACCAAAGAACTACTTGAAAAAATAGTACCTGAATGTTATTCATATGCAGAGGTGCTAAGAAGAGTGGGATTAAAGCCTATGGGTAGTAATCCAAAGACTTTAATTAAAAAATTAAATGAATTTAACATAGATTATTCACATTTTACAGGACAAGGATGAAATAAATACGGACATCCAAGTTTTGGAAACTCAGGAAAAGCACTTACAAGTGTGTTGAATAAAAATAGTTCTTTGCCTTCTTCAAAGGTTAAAGAAAGATTACTAAATAATCACTTGAAAGAGAATAAGTGTGAAGTATGCGGTATTACTGAATGACAAGGTTCTCCAATTATATGTGAATTACATCACATTAATGGAGACACAACTGATAACAGGATTGAAAATTTACAAATATTATGTCCTAATTGTCATAGTCAAACAGATAATTTTAGACGCAGAAATGTGAAAAAGGTAGTGAGCACTCAGAAGGAAACTTCTGATGTGAATGTAGGCTAATTCGGCGAAGGTATCAGCCTTATAAATGATAATAACGCCGAGCTAAGTAAGTAGAAGGAATTTTCGTTTTTGTTCGTAATTCTTAATATATCGTCCAACGGGAGTGTATGTATACTAGCACCGACGCGATAACTTCTACTTTAAATGTGTAGAGACTATACACCTACCTCCTAAACTGAAAAGCATGGAGAAGACATAGTCCACGTAATTAGCTGATTCTCAGGCTATTACGAGAAAATCCCTTGGGCAGTGATGTCCGTGCGAGTTCGATTCTCGCTCGCAGTACAAAAACTTAATTTTGTTGTAATATGATGATTATAGATAAAATTAAAAAGATGTTAGGATACAATATATTAACTTTAGGGCAAAATAAAGAAACAGATATCGACGATTATGATATTGCACTAATTAAGTTATGTAAGATGTTTCGTATTAATATCAAACATCAACAGTTTTTTGCAGATCATATTGTTGATTCTGTTAAGATTCCATATCATCCACACGATTATTTTGAAAAGCTATTAATAAACGATTTATACAAAAGACCATCGATTAAAAGAAATCATCATTTAATTTTCTTTCAATATCTAGTAAGACTGTTGTGTCAAAAAGAGGAAGTTTCAAGCAAAAGAATCAATACTTTTGAATATATTGGCACTTATATGCTTATTAAATATAATAGAGAATATATCCAAGAGTTGATTAAAAAATGGAGTTCTCTAGAATGTGATCCTTGTTTTCATGTTTGGCAAGATTGTGTAAAATACTATCAAGCATTTCGTATTAATTATATGTTTGATAGTTATGACATTAATCTAAGGAAAGCGAAGAAAATCTTTTCACTAAATTCAAAGTCAGTAGAATTTGAATGGCATGTTTGGGATAATAGTGCTAGTTGGTTATGTACCTGGTTTGCAGAAATCACTAAACAGCATAAAGTCTATAGATCATCACATTCGACAGTAAAAGATAGATTAACTCAATGTTTTAATACTCTTGAAATCACCTATACAAAGAACAAAAGTATCATTAAAAACGCTTACAGAAGAGCGTGTTTAAAATCTCACCCTGACAAAGGTGGTAGTCAAGAAAAATTCATTGAAGTTACTCAAAGTTATGAATACATAATGACGCATGTGTAGTACACAAGAATTACTTAAACCCAAAGGCTATAAAGGATCTAATGATCTTTCTGAAATTATTAACTGATTACACTCATACGGAATATTTATAGAAGTAGGAGTGAGATGAAATGAAGACGGAACTTTAATGCAAGGATATTTTGGAAAACTCTGATTGCCTCCATATGAAAATATGTGAATTAGTCCATCTTATATTACGTTTTCACAAGCAGTTGATACTGTTATCAGTAAAGCTCTAGCCTTTTTGCCCGATAGTAAATAGTGGTAAGTCCCTGTAACTCAACTGAATAGAGTAGCACTCTTCTAAAGTGCAAGTTGCTGGTTTGAGCCCAGCCAGGGATACAAATTATATTAATAATTATGGATAAATTAGATAAATACTTAAGAAAAGTTTCGCATTCTGTTACACAATCTAGTATTTCTGAATCAAGGTATTATACAATTGGCAATACAATAATTAGAGTCTCAAGTCATATTGGACGTCATTCTGATGGAGACTTTACAATTATTATAGATCGCAATAATAATTACTTGCTTTATAATGCAAAAAGTCAAAGTGTACATCTAGTTTCTTATAGTGAAGCTAAATTATTCATTAAGAGTATAGTTCTTTGTTTTAAGACATTCTCAATTGGAAATCCAAGACTTCATCAACAATTATGCTTTGATAATACCAATTTGAAATTAGAGAATGCAAGATTATCTAAATATGTTCGATCCTTAGAAGAAAAGTTAGCAGAGATGCCTCTTCTTGAGAGTACAAAACTAAGTGAAGTTGATCCAAATAAAAGGCAATATTTTATTCATAGGTTAACTAAAAAACAAAGACAACGAGTTAAAGACGTTTTTAGGCTTTCATCACTTCAGGCACTAACAGATGAACAACTAAATTCTATATTTACTTTTCCTGAATTTCAAACTTGGTATATTCCATAATAAATTATGAGATATTTAGAATTGTTTATTGGATTTTTTCTTTCTATATGGCAACCTATATATGTTTGGAGAACTAAACTGCATTATATGCAAAACAAACAGTTTTCTCCTGTTCAAATAAAAGCTTCATATAGGCAGTTTAAGAAGGCATTTAAGAAAACCAAATTTAATTATAGAATACAGTATAAACAAGAACAAGGATTCTATCAAATTGTAAAAGACAGTCCAAATCCTGTTTCAGAATGTTTTGCAAATGTAATTAAATTTGATAATGTTGGTTACAATCTTACATTATTTGGATTTTATCTTTCACAAAAATACATTAAAAAGAAGTTTTCTCGTCAAACAGATATTCCTATAATTTCAAGATAAACAACCTTTTGCTATTATAGCTTAACTGGTAGAGCAAGTGTAACATAGGGCCCTATGTTACTATGAGCGTTGGTTCGAATCCAACTAATAGTAAAAGGTTCGAATAGTGCTAGGTCAATAAGATTGACTTCGTTTAGAAGAAGGAGCAACACCTTCCTAGCACTCTAATCATTAACTAAAACTATTAAGTCATATGAATGCGATTAAAATTTCAGATCATGTTAGTATTGTAGAAATTTCTACTCCAGATGGTTCATTGTATAAAGTAACTGTTGATGGCTTAGTAGTTTTAGCAACTCTAAGTATTTCAATCGCAAAGTATCAAGCTGATATTTGCACTAAAGTATACAAACTTGGAGAACAAAATGGATTAGAACTCACTAAATAATGCAATGGTAGAATTTTTTTCAATTATATGTTTTGTTTTATGTCTTGCACTATTTGGTATTGCAATAAAGTGTGAAGATTCAATTAGTACCTATTTATCTGGTATAGTAGTTTGTACGATCTTTTTTGGTTATGTTTTTATTCCGTCAGAAAGGACCAAACAAAATATTGTTAAAGATTATCTTAAAGGTAATATAGAAGTGCAATATCAAGAGACTATCACAGATTCTAGGAAGCTTATTTCAAGAGACACAATTATAGTTTTTAAACATAAAGATTAATATGTTAAAAGTAGATATAACATATAAAGTAGAATCCGAAGCATGGAAACATATAGTGCTAAAAGCAAGTGATATTTTAGGATATAAGTCTGATTCTATTTCAATCGGAACCTTATCTGATTTTAATACATTTGATGAGTTTTCAGCAACTCTCAGAAATACGCTACTTCGTGGATTAGGATTAGGTAATACTACGTCGTTAGTAGTTGGCAAGGTAGAATTCATATAATTCTATAGAAACTGATAAGATAATAAACTGCCATTTATTGTCGAAACAGTATAACTCTGGCAGGAGTGACGGTAAAGTATAAGTCTGCACCGTGGAGGATTACCTCTTTTTACTTAAAAAGATTAGTATCGTATAATGGTTATTATGCCGCGCAACCCAGCGGGAGATGTAAGTTCGAGCCTTACTACTAATCCAAATACTTTAATATTATGGAAGAGATTAAAGAAAGATTTTTTAATAATGATGGAATATTGATATTCCTTTTTTGTTTTTGTGCATTAGCTGTAATGTTTATAATTGCTTTTGGATTTTATAATTCGTTAGATAACAAAGTATCTAATGATATTAACAATCTCCAAATTCAATTAAAACAAACTACTCATCAAATTGATTCTTTAAATACTGAAATTAAAAAAGTACTAATTAATAAGAAAGATACAGTTCTTATTCAGGTATATCCACAAAAAATTGAAATTTATTCAAAATGATCCTAATTATCTATTTAGTTGTAGTTATAATATCCTATTATGGAACAAGATATATAACTAAGAGTATATATAAATCTTGGGATTGGAGTGATATTATCCTCATACTAGTATTAAGTTTTATTGCTCCTATAATAAGTACTATAATCTGGCTTATTGTAAATTTTGAGGATTTAAACATAAAAATAAAGCCACCAAAATGGCTATAAAATTTAAATATATGTGGATACTTTTAGGTGTATTAGGAGGATTAATTTTAATCACAATTACTTTATGGATAACTGTTTATCTTATAGGTAAATGGGCTCAAGATTTAGCAGAAATATTAAGAAATTTTCCAAACTTTCATAAACTTTAAAATAAACTGATGAAAAAGATTTTATTGTTGATGGCTATTGCTATCATTGGATTTACAAGTTGTACAACCATTGACTCGGGTAGTATTGGTGTTAAGTTTTATAAATGGTCTTCCGATGAAACCGAAAAAGGTGGTGTAAAAGGAACCTGTAAAGGATTTGTCTTTTATAATCCTTTCTCACAAGACATCTACGAATATCCCACATTTGTTCAACGTTGCAGTTATGAGCCATTTCAGGTAAATGCAAAAGATGCAGCCATTTTTGAGATGACTCCAACCTTAGCATATCGTTTGAATCCTGATATGATTGAACAAATTTTCGTAAAGTATCGTAAGCCTATTAATGAAATTGAAGATGGGTATATCCGTACCTGCATTTATGAAGCTTACCGAACTTGTGGAAATGTATATACTTCAGACTATCTGATGTCAAACCGTGGAGAATTTGAATCTGAAGTACGTCAACGTCTTGAAAAATCATTAATGGAAGAAGGATTTATTGTTGAAGAGTTTACTACTCAGATTACTCCTCCTGCATCTTTGGTAGCAGCTATTAATGCAAAAAATGAAGCAGTACAATCCAGTCTTAAAGCTGAAAACTTAGTTAAGGCTGCAGAAGCTAATGCTAAGATTGTAGTTGCTAAAGCTGAAGGTGAAGCTAAGGCATTAAAGATTAAAGGTGATGGTGAAGCATATTATAATAGAGTAGTTTCTGCATCACTGAATGAGCTTCTAGTAAGACAAAATGCGATTGAAAGATGGGATGGCGTAATGCCTAAATTTAGTGGTAATGGGGCTGTTCCGTTTATTGAAGTAAAATAATATTAGTATGTGTGTATTTTTTACTTATATTTTACCTATTATCTTAACCATCATTTTGTATATTGTATATGCAAAAATTGTTAAGGATAAAGGAGACATTCCTAGAATTCTGCGCTGGGTATTATTTTTAGTAGTACTAGTTCCAATACTAGGATTTATTGCATGTCTAGTCTATTGGGGAGTTTTTATATACTTAGTTTTAGATGAAGGTATAGAAATCAAGGAAGATTCACGTTTGGTAAAATATCTATTTAAATCATAAATATGGCAAAAGTAAATTTTGGAGCAATTAAAATGCCTTTTCGAGAACAAACTTATGACGAAGAAGGGAATCCTAAAAAGGATAAAAACGGAAATCCTGTAATTGCAGTAGTCCACAGAAACGTTCGTCACAATAAAGCATATTTTCCCAAAAAGAAATAAATCATATAGCAGAGAAGCCTAACTGCTTTATCAAAGGTGTAGTCTCTATAGCAGAAGTCTATAGTTTAAAGCCCATAAGAAAACTATGAAGCTAACAAAAGACGATAAACATTTTTAATCTTTCCTATAGACTTTTGATCGAGTCTATAGGAGCTAAAAGGCCCAAGTAATCCTCGTCATTATTTGCTGCCTTATAAGTTGTGTAGATTATTTTCTACACAACTTTTTATTTTAAACTATTGAAACAGAGACACTAAACCTACTTGAAGATGGCAAAATTGTATAACAAGTTCAAATCTAGAATAAAGAAATATTTGAACGTACCAAAAAATATTTATCTTTGTATAAGGTTTCCATTCTTATATCCCAGAAATCGATTTTCAGGAGAACATGAAGTTTATATTCCTTGGATTTATAAGTTACGTGATATATTTCATGATAAAGCTACGGATAAATTTTCACTTGTGTACAAATTTCATAAAGATCCTGAAGAATTTAAAGATGGCATTTTCAGTTTTAAGATAGAAGACTCCTATACTATCAACTTACTAAATAATAAGATCTTACAAATTGTAAGTGCCAAAACTTCTACTGAATTCAATCTACAAGATCATGTTGGTAAAGATTTTAAAATCTTGGGTATTGAGTCTTGTCGGTCTCTTTTTGGTAAGCATGTTATTTATTATCATGTAAGTAAAAATGAAATTACATCTACTAACTATGGCTTCCAATGGAAAATGTTACAAATAGTAAAGAGCAAGTTTTATCTTAAACTTGTTGCTATTATTGATTGGATAAATCAATACATAATTAATTCAATATGTTTTATTCCTACATATACCGAGCTTGATGCAATGCCTAAAGGCTGGAGAAAGTGTTTTGGCATTCAAATGTGTAAAGAAATTAAGGCATCTTTAAAGAGATCTAACTATCTGTATAAGTATAGAATTATGCAGATTAAAGAAAAGTATGGATCTTTGAGGTGGTATGATGCGGCTGCTCCTGAGGAAGTACATAGAATCATTCAAAAATATGAATATATAAGTGAAAGAACTTGTATATTATGTGGTAGACCTGCAACTAAAATATCAAATGGTTGGCTATCTCCATATTGTGACGATTGTTATAATAAATATTTTAACAACGAACAATATGAAGGGTTTAAGAATTGGTATGGATGGTCTCTTAATAAAGATTCTTCAACAGATAAACAATAATATAGTTAAAACGATATGAGTCAAATAGAATTTGAAATTCCAGAAGGATATGTACTAGATAAGGAAGCAAGTACTGATTCTAAGTTAGTATATAAAAAACCATATAATTTGCCTAGAAGCTGGAACGAATTTGTCAAAAATAAGGGTATTGTCAACAGTTATTATATAAATTCCATCAGCCAAATCGCAGAAAGAGCTCCTATTTCAGCATTGGATGCAGAAGCAAATAGAAACATATTTTTCAAAAAGGATCAAGCTCAAGCTGTTTTAGCACTTATACAGCTTCTTAACTTAAGAGATGAATATAAAAACCATGACAAACTATTAATAAAATCTGGTTATAGTAGCATTGTTTATAGCGAAAAAACAGATAAACTGATAGTTCTAGAAACCACTAGACCAACTTTATTTAGTTTTTTGAATGAAGATCTAGCGATAAAATTTCTAGACAATTTTAGAGATTTACTGATACACGCTCTAGAGTTCGTTCCTTATTATAATTAACAATAGTAATATTGTTAATATACTGCCTTATCGCCACTGTCTTATACACAGTCATTAAAAGCGTAGTTGGTGTACGCAGGTTCGAGTCCTGCAGGCAGTACGTTTAAGAAGTAAACATGTTAGCGAACAAAGGATTATAGTAGCGATTGCAAACCTGAATCCTCGAGTAGGCTTAATTAGCCGAACAGCCACAGTTGTAATGACTAAGGAGCGCAGTTAGGTAATTAATTTAAAAGTAATATGAACAAAGACTTATATAACTGGCTTGAAAGAGAGTGGAGATTTAATAATCATGTAAAGTATCAAAAATACTTTAGAGAATGGATATCAAATCTTACACCTGATCAAATTGCTGGATTCACTAAACAATATGAACAAGGACTAAATGAAAGTATGGTTCAACATTAAAAGACTTTTTACAAAATTGCATAGAAAGTCTATATTTGTTAAAATTTCTTCTAAGGAATTAGAGAAACGAAGAATAAAAGTGTATAAAAGATTAATTGATTAAAATGGATACTATTAAACTAATTTATGCAATATGTGTCTTTTTAGTTGGACTAGGACTTGCAATTTCCAATATTGTTTTACATTATAAGGAAGAAAAAGAATATAGTGGTTGTGTTATATTTGGGTCAACTATTATTATTGTTTTCTTTTGTTTAGCTTGTGAAAAAATTCTCTTTGGATAATGAAAACACATGAAATTAAAAACCATATAAGACAACAACTATATGACCTCCAAAGGACTTATAATCGTTATTCTAATAGTATTGATGTAGATCATCCTTTGGCTCTTTCACAGGCATATAATATATACAATTGGGCACTAAATATTATAACTCAAATTGAAGATACTTTTCCTGACTCTATTACATGTCAGCTTGATGTTATAGATACTAAAGTAAATATTGGAGTTGCTCATTATAGACTATGTAATATTATATCAAATAATACCACCAATGGAAGTAAATAACTTTCCACTTCTTAAGAAGCTTTTGAAATTTGAGAATAAAGATGATTTCTATTTTTTACAAATTCTTCAACGGTCTAAAGATAATCCTGACTTAGGAGCCAATAATAGATTAATAAAGGCATACTCTGTTGGCAGTATTGAATATCTAAATAAGAAGGAAAAAGAAATCAAACTTCTTTGTAAGATCTTTAATGCAAGAGCTTATATACATCTTACAAAACGTAGCTATAAAGACGTAGCATTAGAAATGTTACAGAACTTAGTACAACGTATTCGTTGCGATCAAATGGAAGAAGTCTATAGATGTTTTACAACAGCATGTGGAATTTCCTACCAAAAGGAAGATAAATCTTGGATTGTAGATATAGATGGTAACGTAGATCATCGTACAATCAACACAATTTTGAGATTTATTGAAACTGAATGTGAACCTATTGGTCCAAAGTTTATTGCTTTAGTTCCAACAGTTAATGGTCATCATCTTATTACTACTCCATTTAACTTACAAAAATTTTCAGAACAATATCCTGAAATAGATGTTCATAAAAATAATCCAACTCTTTTATATTATAAAAACTAATGTGTGAAGAACTCGATAAACTTCTTAAAAACTTTGTAACTAAACCACACATTACTGGTGAAGTCAAAAGTTTAAATAATAGACTAGTATACAGATATATTTGGTATTTTACGCCTATTGGAGACCATAGTACTAAAACAGCTGAATGTAGAGAAGAAGGATTTAAAACTCTTTCAGAATGTCTCCAGAATCTTGAACAATTTGTGTCAACTGGTAAAAAATAAGATACGGTGTTGCCTGGTTGACCTTACGTAACCAGAGGTAGACCTTTCCAGAAAGGCCGTCTTTCTTAGTTTATTCGTTAATATAACTAAGCTCCAGACCATAGCTAGAATGTCTGAAAAAACTTATAAAGTTTTGTCCTCACTGTTAGACGTTAAATAACAGTATTTGTTTGATCTGTAAGAATAATTAGATGAATTAATGGTCAGTCTTTAAGGAATCTAAGAAGAATAACAGGGATGTTGTTCTCAAACACGTTGTTAAGGAGTTTCAACGTTAAATAGACTCCCATCGGGGGATACAGGTATTGACTAGTATATCGAAAGTTATTAATCAAGCTGAGTTTGAATAATACTCATTAAACAGATTCAAAAAATAAACGCAAACAAAACTATTTCGAGAGCTATTAACAAGGTTAAGAACTCTCTCGCTCCTATGATGACTCTGACTCGTTCTGAAATTGCATATGCAGCGTAGGCTTGTATCGCCTTATAATAGATACAAACTGGGTTTCTTTGTTTAGACATAAAAACAAAGTGGTGGATGTTGACCAAACTGGCCAGCCTTACTGTTCCATTGACGTTGGGAACTAAAAACTAATGCTATCGAGGTGTGGACAACCAGAAATGTATCCTAAGCTTGTAAGTATATTAATAATAATAGAATACTAACACATGAGTTCGAATCTCATATCCTCCACTAAATCAATAAGTTACATATATGAAAGAAGCTAAGTATAAAGTTGGAGATAAAGTTATAGTTAAAACCGAATATGATATTGATCCTAATACGGGAAAACGCTATAATGGTAGTGATTATTTATATGCTTTTCTAGAGCATATGTTAGAAAATAGTGCAAATATTATTTGGAACATTAAAACTGTTTTTCCTCCAAATCCTGAGAGAAAAAAGATGTATCCAAGCAAAAAGATATATGGAGATTGTGCAAAATATATTCTCCAAGGATCGGATTATTCATATCACTCAGGAATGTTTGAAAATGGAAGATAAAGGTTGTAAATATATAAGGAAATGTACTGAGCCTGATGATCACATGTGTGATATATTTTATTTAAATCCTAATAAACTTCAAATAGGGACGATTATTAAAGATATCAAACATGGTCAAGTTACTCAAGTAACAGGATATGGGTGTGCAAGGGACCTTAACTTTTTATATTATGCTACATATCGACGGCGTGGTCATGATGGAGTTAGGAGTTTATATAATGCTGATGGTATTGCACTAGAAGATCTTAATTCTCATACATTTTTTTATGTTGATAATGAAATAGAATCTTGTTTAAACTTAATAGAAATTGGATATGACGCAGAAATCTCACAATAAAACTATAGAAGAGAAACGAGCTGAATACGAAAGCAATAGACCTATTTTTATTAACTGGACAAACTAATGAATTTAAGATGCAATTCCTGTGATGGAATATACGGAAGTTTGGATATTCGTCTTACTAAAAGGTGTTATAATAAATGTCCATTTTGTATTGAGCGAAAATCTGGTGTAAATACAAGAAGTAAAGATCCTGATACTGAAAAAATGTTAGATAATATTTTTAATATAAATCAGGATTTAAGAAGTACTCTAATTCCTAATCAGGATATAGAAAGCGTTTTAATCTTAGGTGGAGAACCATTACTTCATTTTAAGGATTTAATACATCTTATTTACGAGATTAAGTTGCTTAGTAAGTTAAAAGTTTATGTAACTACTTCTTTACCTGCAGATCTTATTACATATCCTCAGTTTGAAGAATTAGTAACTAGAGCTGATGGAGTTAATATCTCTTATCATTCAGGATGGAAAGAAACTAACGCTGCAGTATATTATGGATCAAAATATAATACTTATTTAGAAACTAAAAAGAAAGAATATCTAGTTAGGATTAATAAACGTTATTCACATAAAATTCGAATTAATCTTAATCTTAGTAAATATGGTGTAAACTCACTAAATGATTTAAGGTATGCTCTCAATACTTTTGCAGAATTAGGCTGTAATTGGGTAAAGATCAATGAACTTCAGGACAGTCCTGAATACTATGTATCTTTTGAGGATCTTACTGAAGAGGATCTACCATCACCATATGCTCATGGATGTGAATCTGTTCTTTATTATCAAGGACTTACTTATTCTCTTGATTCTAATCTAAGTCCTGTAAAACCTACTCTATATCATCGCGAAAACCTTCCAGATTGGTTAAAAGGAATTAAATTACCAGATCTCATCACTCTTAAAAGAAGTTGTTTTCTTACTGAGCCAAGTCGAGAAGCAACTTTATCTGATTTAACTAAATTAATTCTCAGAAAAGTGTTACCTTTGCCTAAAAAAAAGTTTAGAGTTATGTATGAAGATGGATCAGTTTATAAAGGTTGGTTAAAAAATGAAAAAGAATAAACTTATCACAAGGATAGCAAGATTTATAGCTGGAATTAGGGGATGTCGTCCTACAGGTGGATGTCATAGTTAATAATTAGTCGCTTTAATATTAATAAAGAACAATCATGACAAAAGAAGAACTTGAAACAGCAACTACTATTCATAGTAAAATGTTGCAGTATAAAAAAATATCAAGATTTCTTAAAGATGCTATAGAAGATAATAAGATTACATCTATAAGATTTCTTGTTTCATCTGGATTGCCGATTGAGTTTGCTCATAATGGACTAGATTTCCACTTACTTCTTGTAAAAATACAGGAAGAATTAGAACGTCTTTATAAAGAAAATAAAGAGGAATTTGAGAAATTATAATAAAGATAAAAGTACCAGATAGAAGAGAGAATAAGTATAGATCTGTGAAAGCAGTTAACATAAAAGGAAATAAATAATGGCTAGAAGAGCTAGAATCCCAAATCCTCTTGCTGAAATAGCTCGTTCAGGAGCAAACAGATATGTAAAATCTGCAGGTGAGAGGAAAGAGGAAATAAGAGAGAAAAATGAACGCAGATCTGCAAAGACAGTTAACTCAAAAATCAAAAAGTAATGGCAAAACGTATGAAACTGCCAAACCCTTTACTTGGTCTAGTTCGACCTGGTGGTGAACGCTATATTAAATCTGACATAGAGAAACGCAGAGAAACTAGAGAAAGGACTGAAAGGCGAACTCCAACTTTAGCATCTACAAAAACAACAACTAAAAAATAAGTGAGAGAACTTAAAATATTAAGTATAGCAGTAGTTAAATATATTCCAATTATTCTGAGTATCTGTATTTTAGGAGCGATAATCATACATTATTGGCTGCCAAGTATAGGATTGATTAATATAATTTGGATGATATATTATGTTTGTCAATTGTGCGCCTTCTTGATATTACCACTAACTTTCAAATTTTGTATATATCATCGACTTATAATTTATTATTTATTTTTAACTTTTGCTATATTAGCTTTAGATTCTATGGTTGTTCTGCCAATTAGTGTATTTACATTTAATACTATTTTACTAACAATTTCAGGTATTACTCTAATAGCAGTAATCATAACTTATCTCAAGTATGGAGATAGAAAGATAAGTCAGAAAGACAAATTAACAGATTAATCTGACTTTTTATTATTAAAATGCAATAATATGAAAGCATTTTTAACTGGTTTATTCATGTTTATACTATTGTTAAGTATTGGTAGCATTGGATACTTGTTCTTTTATGGAGAGATTCTGTTTGGAATTGTATCTACGATCTTAACATTAGTTTCAGGTATTTGTTTCTTTACAAAGGTACCTTATCCAAATGTGAAAAATATAACTGAGTAATCTAAAAGAGGAGTATTTTACTCCTCTTTTTATTTATTATGAAAAAGATAAATGAAGGTACCATTACAGATGGATATTACGATTATATTAGAGTAGAAGGATTATTAGATCCTCGTTTCTTCAATAATTGTTATAGATGTGCACTTTATCCTACCTCTGTAGAATGCAGAAAACTAGCTTTTATATTAGGTCCTTGTAAAGAAGATCAGTATTTTAAAAAAATTATTTTGATAGATAAAGATGACATCCAAGAAATCCAAATTATCTGAACCATCTCCACCAATTTACATTGAAGATAAGATATATCAGTTAGTGTTTACTGGAACAAATTCCTGTGATGGGTGCGTCTTTTATGAAAATAATGGAGAAAAATGTATAGCATTATCCGAGAAGCACTTAATTTTATGTAAACCTCGCCATATATTTGTAGAAGTAAAGAACAAAGATGGTGTTATTTTAATTAATATTATATAATGAAAGAGTTTGAAATGATTAAATCTTGGAATAAAGACTGTATTGGTTGTTATTTTTTCCACAAACCTGGTAGCTGTCTGCCTAAGTTTAAAAAATATAACCTACCTGCATGTATTCAAAGTGGAGAATATTATATTTTTAAACTTAAATCAGAGACTCCTTCACAAAAAATTATTAATATTATAATTGAATGATAAATGATGTATTTACTATAAACGGTAAAAAATATTATCGTATTGAAAAATCGATAAGTAATTCTTGTAGAGGTTGTGTATTTTTTCCTTATTTATGTAGTACTTCAACAATTAAACTTTGTAAACACCAAGATCTCTTTAAGACATATATCTTCAAAAGAATTGATGATCTAGATATAATACCTATAACGATAATTTAATTCTATAGTTCAATGGATAGAATATCAAACTACGAATTTGAAGATTAAGGTTCGAATCCTTATAGAATTACATAATACTTAATAGTATGAAAATTGAAATTAATTTTGGTTTTGTATTCTTAGTATTCCTTGTTTTAAAGCTTACAGAGCACATTACTTGGTCATGGTGGTGGATTACTTCACCAATATGGATTGGATTTATTCTATGGCTTATTATGGGGATTTTTGGCCTATACTTAACTAACAGTAAATCTTATCAACAGAGAAAAATGTTTAATCGTCTTAATAAAAAATAATGAATATTTTGAATCATTTAGTTGACTATGGTGAGTCAGTAACCTTATTTAACCCTGATATTGTTTTTATTACTTGTGTAAAAGAGCAAAAAGCAAGATATACTGCATATCATAATAAAAAAGGTTGGTATATTATTGATGATACAGGAATATTTAAGCCTGAAAAAATCTATATGGATGATAATGGATTTTTTATTGACCGTTTTACGCCATATTATATAGATGATGAAACAAATGATGTTTATGAATATCCATGCGTTAATATATGTTATAAAATAGATGAAAACAAGTTTGATAACATATATATTTATGTTAACGATATGGATGAGGCAAACAGTCTCTATAATAAGATATGTGCTAAATATAAAAAAGGTATGGATAAAATCACATTTGGCTAATGAAAAAACTAGTAGTTTGCGATAGTGTTCGGTCTGAAACTTTTGATATAGGAAACTATATAGCTGCCTGTATTCAAGAATTAGGTAAAGAGTTTCCTACAGAAGATTTATCATTAATTACAAATCTCCCTAAAGAATATTTCGAACAGGAAGATGTAATCTTTTATATTGAGGAATAAACTAATTCACTATAAATTAAATAATTACCCA